AAGTACGGACTCATAAAAACCCTATGATCCGGATGACAGCGGCGAGCCCTATGAATAATCTCCTTCCAGGCTTCCACTGGGAAGCGACCCACCAGCGAGTTTAAATGGCTAACCAAATCTCTCAACCTTTCATACTGCCGAACCCTCACTGTAGGAAGTTCTCCCCTTTCCGTTTCCCAAATTTCAAATATCATAGTAGAAGATATTATCTTCTGAACGGGGTGCGCCGCCTGTAGTTCCTTCTTCTGTGGGTTCCCTTCTTCTGTAATACATTCTTCTGTCTGTACTACATTGCCTGCTACAATGTCTGCTACATTCTCTGCTACATCGTCATTTATTGACCCTTGATAACTATCATATTTGCATATAGTTACAATGGTGCCCTCTGCTACATTGCCTGCTACACGGCCTGCTACATTGGCTGCTACATACTTTTTGTTTTTGAAATTAATTGTCGCAGTGGCTATCATCCCTTCATTTTCAAGCCTTTCCAGCCAATAATGCACCATTCTGGGGGATTGCTCATATTCTTTGGCAACTGTCCTTTCCAGGATGATGTACTGACCGCGTTTTAACGGAATCTTATCGGTTTTCCAGGATACTTCGTGATCCTTCCAGGCCGCATCCAGACAGAGTTCTATGAAAAACAATTTCACCCACGCCGGTTTGCCCTTGAACCAAGGATGCTTGCGCAAAGAACGGTACAATCGGATGAAGTTTGTTCTTTGCTGCGGAGGGGTAACGATTGCCTTATTCTTCTCTTTTGGCGATTCGCTTTTTGTCTCATATGTCGCCGAGGGAACTGAATAATCTTTCCCCCTGAGACAGCCGAGCAGGTAAGAAACCCCTTTATGCTTTTCAATGGTTGCATCAAAGGCGATGACTACTTTTTCTGCGTCATATCCGGAAGAAGCCCATATGTCGGCCGATAGCTCCTTAATCCCTGGATCTTCCTTTTTGTTGTAATATATAGCTCTAGCTTTCAGGATCTTTTTCAGACCATCGCCCACTTCATAGGAGCCCCGCGGCCGCAGAGATCCCGTCAAGCTATCCCAGCTATCAGCCATACCCTACCTTGTTGCGCGGGCCCAAAAGGCCCACGGATGGCCTCCGTTGCGAGTGCCGATTGGAACTAGGCACATTTCTTTGGGGGTGAGCTTGTATTCATCCTTGCGTCTGTGGCAATTGGCGCAAAGGGTCCATAAATTGGACAGGGCGTCATCTCCAGACTGGCTTCTCTTGATGATGTGATCAGCGGTGAGATTGATCGTAGACGGGCATAGCCGGCAGCGCCATCCATCTCGGTCAAACACCATTTTTTTAAGATTCTCCCAACCTTCCCGATCGAGTTTGATTCTTTTAAGCTTGGGCAGCATTGTCATGGCTTTTTAAGTTCCTCCATAGCAGCTCGAAACTTTCCAATAAGACGGTCTATCACAGACGGATCTTTGTTGATTGCAGGTTTCAGATTTAAAATGAACCGGTGAATCATCATAAGATTGAAGGCGACATCGTTTACCCGACTGGCCCCATCCTCGTCGTTTCCCGAGAGCCAGTCTGGGCACATGAAGTTCACGAATAAGTGGCTGTTTGATTTATCCGTGCCGGCGTATAGGGCGGCTATTTCGAATGCCCTCTGGACCATCTGGATTGAATCAGGCCATATTTTAAGAACCAGCATCCAATCCTCTTCAGTGTGTGCGGCGGGAAGAGCCTTTCCTAAAAACGCCTGTACCCGGCGCCGGAATTCATCCCGCTTTTCGGTCTTAGCCCAAACAAACCAATTCGGGTCGATGACCCCATTGCAATATCGGTGCAGTCTGACAAGATCCTGGCACTTTGAAATGCCGATCTCCTCGAGGAGTTCAATTGGGTAATCCTTCAGAGTTATCCCAACCCTGCGCATGATGAAATATTGAGATTGCGATTGCGGGAACGTGGCTTTAATGTAATCGGCTTCAGAGTCGTAACTACGCACAATCCAGTATTGATTGAGAGAGATTTCCCCAATGAATCTGGCCAGGCGTATTCCGGCCTTCTCCGCGCTTTTTGAGGCGTTATTCTGCCAATTAATTAGGTTGTCAACCTGCGTAAGAACACCGTTGGCCAAACCTGGATTAACCGGCGGTAGAACTTCAACCCGGTTTTCCATTCCGCTGGCCTTAGGATTCGATAATGATAGCGAGAAGATGGATTCTTTTTACGAATCTGTTTATAGCGCGCTTGCAGCTAAGTTTACGCGTATAAGACTGCTCAGATTCGGCAATAATCGTGCCGTTTTCATGCTTAGCTCTCCACTTCCAAAAAGGATTACGGCACAACCTGGTGTCTATAGTTGGGTAAACCTCAAAGTGTATCTTCGACGCTTTTACAAATTTCGTCTTGGCCATGAATTACCTCAAGATTTGGAATATCGATTCCTTGCCCCATTTCGTATCGATCGACAGCGCCGGGTTGAGTCAAAAAACCAAATATCGGATCGCCAATCCTGCCTTTGGCTTTCCATTCTATCAACATCAGTTTGGCTGCATGTGGATCTATCCCAAGAGTGCGACACACCCCGGGAAGAGGGGAAAGGTGAATACCGAAAAGAGTCTGTTCTGCTTCTGCACGTTCCTGTGCTGTTGACTCAGGAGACAGATAATCCTCTTCCGCCTGCCTGAGCGTCTTGATGTAAATACGGAATAATTTGATTTCTTCCACGCCTTGGGGCTTACGGAGAGGAACCAAACCAGAATTGAAAGCTAACTGCTTAGACAATGAACTTTGCATTTGTGTAGTCATATGACTTTCTCCCGGGATGACCGCACATTTTGAGTGGATGACGAATATCTATCGCATAAGCCTATGGTCCTGTCAATGGTTTGTCTGTCATTTTCTGGTTCAAGAATAGAATTTCGTTACGATCAATTGTTATTGGCCGTATATGCGTATATTCGTACATCATTGTGGCCAGCATGGCTGCTTCGCGCACTTCTGTGGGCGTGATCGGTATGGCGGATTGCTCCATTAATGCGCGGAATTGATCGACGATCGCCCTAAAAACATTGTCCCGCTCGTATCTCTCTTTAAGATCCAGCATTATGCCTCCACGGTCAATGCTCCGTTTTCAACTACGATGCGGCTGTCAGCCATGGCTTTCAATTCAGGTTGATGGCAAATGAAATAAACCTTCTTGAAATTTCCCATGGCTTGGGCGGCGCGCAGCATTTTGATGTACCGCGGCGCGTTTTCATCATCCAGGGCGCCGGATACTTCATCCCGGAATAGAGTCTCCCAGGCAATACTGTTTTTCTCCTTGTTGTAAAGAGCAATCCCCAGGGAAAGAGCCTCGCTAACTATCGTTTTTTCTCCTCCGGATAGGTCGCTAATGCTTCCTTCGCGCTGGTTCAACTGGTCGTAAACAAAAATATCAAACTCGTCTTTGTACCCCTTCCCATCAGCCTTGAGTTCTTGGGTGACAAAACGGATAGAAAATCGGGGACTGAAACACTTAAAAAGAAGATCGTTGGATAAGCGAGAAACTTCCGGACCCGCGCAATCGATCTCGAAGGATTGAATTTCCATTGGTCCAAACGATTTCGAAACCCGAGAATAACATGCTATTTGGTAATTGATTTCATCGAGTTTTGTCTGCACCTGGGACATCCTGCCCTGAGCAAGGGTTATGCTGGAAATTTCCTCTTCAGCTCGAGTTGCGCTGGACTGGATGTTTTCAATTTCAGCCTGAAGGTTTGGGATTGTTTCGCTTTTGAGAGTTTCGAATTCGGATACTTTGTCCTGATATCCAGCTTTCGCTATGTTTATGCTCTCAATTTGGCTGGCAAGAACCAAACTTCGATCGAACAATTCCTGAATGGTTCCCTCCAAACGCTGTATTTCGGTTGTCAGAGGCTCTATTTTCACACCAGCGCCTTCGGCCGAAATGACTTGTCTCTCAAGATCGGAAATATTCGTCTCGATAATTGGTATGTCAGATTCAAGCTGAACCAGGAACTGTTGGTCCTGGTTTAGCTCTATGATACTGGATTGGATGGCCTCCAGGTCGACAGATGCCAGATCGCGCTCCTGTTGTTTAGAATTAAAACTTTCCTGAAGGATCATTCGATTTGATTCGGCCGCCTCGGCCGCCGGCAGACTGGATACCAGGCCCGAGAGGAGTTTTATATTAGCCTCTCCTGAACGTATCTTTTCAGTCAGGCTAATCAATTGAGTGGTAAGCTTGGCAATAAGAGATGAATCCGGTTTGTGCAGGGCCAGCTCTTCCTGTCGCAATCCGAGAAGGACGATCTTGCAATTGTCGACATTAGCCGTTAATTCGTCGATCTTGGCCGATGATTCCACCGCTGTGGAAATAAGAGGGCACGTAGCGTATTCGCCCACCCCTCCGCATGGAACCTCCGTCAATTGCTTCGCCGCCTTCTTGGCGTTTTCAAGTAAGAGCGTAGCCGAAGACGAATTTCTCTCGGCCTCAACGATTTTACTTTTGTGCAGGCTAAGGGAGGCGTCGAGCTGGTGATTTTCCTGCCCGACACGAATGATATCCGCATTAACTTGCCGGTGGAGACTGGAAATCTCGGCGATATCAATTCGCGCATCAGTCAGAAGTTCGTTCTTTTGTCTCAAATCAGAAAGATGGGACGCCAACAATTCCTGGCTCTGTATCCTGGCTGTAAGAGAAACACACTCTTGCTGCAGTTTTTTATATTTCCCTAACAGTTCAATTTCCCTTTGCATAAGCCCTGGCAATTGAGAACACCGGTCCCGCTTTATGATGAAATTTTCCTTCATAAGAGCAAGGGTTTCACGGGCATTCTGGAGAGTTAATCTTAGCCCTCCCAGTTGATCATATAGGGTTTTATTGCTTTGCAGGGATAACTTGGTTGCCTCAAGGGCCGTCTTTTCAATTTTCAGTCGGCCATTCTTTTCTGTGAATTCAGCCTCCAGGACCGACAATTGATCGAACTGGATTCCTTCAGATGCGATCTGAGCGGCCAATTCTTCTGACCTGGATTGGAGAGAAATTCTCTTTTCGATCGACGCTGCAAGATTGACTTTGATCGATTCCAGATCAGGAAGAGATTTCTGCGCGATCTCTTTTAGTATGGCTATTTGGCCCTCAAAATCGGCCTTTGTTGAATCGAATCCTGCGGCATGTTTGGCCGCGGCGTCTGAGATGCGCTGGAGAAGACCGAGACCGATCATTTGGATGAAGAGATCCTTGCGCTTGCCTTTAACCAACTCGATAAAATTGCCCTTTTTGTCCTGGGCGCCGTAGGAACTGGCAAGAATTTGATCCATGGATCCCAGTATTTTTAATATTTCCGCATCGAACGACCCAGTTTTTCCGTCATTCAATGCCTGTTTATCGAGGGAGAGCACGGCCTCCATCTTCCTATTCTTGGAATCGATGTTGAGAATGGAACGATAGATCCTTTCGGCCATTTCGAACTCGAATTCAATGCCGGCGTTGCGGTCGGTGCAATAGGTATATAAGCCTTCAGGACGGGTCGGGAATTCCCGGTACGCGCCGGCGAACATGCTTTCCAAAAACATCGTCTTGCCTTGGCCGTTTTTGCCTGCGACTGCGATGAGCGTACCGGGTATGGAGGACAGATCTATCGAAACATCGCGATAGGGTCCGATGTTCTTTATTTTAAGATTTCTTGGTTGCATTCCGTTCCTCCGAGATTGCAGCGATTAATTTCCTGCGGGCCTCCATCAGCGGTTTAGACATGAGACGGAATGGAGAAGGGAAGGAATGAACTGGCATACTTGCCATTAAGCCAAGCGATGATGATATCCGCGCGTGAAGGCGCTCCAGTCTGGCTCCTGGAGTCCGATTCTTTCCATGGCCTTTCCCATAAAGAGACTTGCCGCCGTGATATTCACGCCAAACGCGGTTGCATGCCTGCTTCAACCCTTCTTCAAGTGAGAATTTATCGTCGATCGGATTGAGTTTGGTCGCGGCGCAATAAATTTCGTCTTTCTTGCTGCCAAGCAAAACGACAAGAACAAAAGAACTGGGTTTTCCTCTCACATCGACCGGGTTGTGATAGAAAATCTCCAGCTTTTCCAGTTGTGGATCTGGACGGCGTGTCTTTATCCGCTCATCCAAAACATATGAGACAAACTTCGAAAATGCCATTCGCTTCATCTTCATCAGCTTTCTCCTTTGTTATTGGTCAATAAGACATTCAGCTTCTAATTCCCCAGCTATCCGGAGCATGTCGGAACGCATTGGTTCCTCTGGGGTGGTATTTGTTGCCGTCCAAAATGCAATCAGTTTGTCCTGCGCACTTTTCGCGGCGGCGATCGCGGCCGAGCGAACCTGATCGATCGGCCGGCGCTGAGTTTCAATCTTTAATTCCAAGGGTTTGATAGGCCAGAAATATTCCCGAAGGAATTTGCGCCCATCCTCAGCATTGTATCCCTCTGCTACCAGGAGACGAATTCTAACCCGCACTTCCTGGCAACCAATGCCCGGAAGTGATTCCCCAAAATTCATCACCCCGTTCCATTCAGCATCGAACGTCACCCGTTTGGTTGCGTGGATGGGGAAAACCTCCACATTCATGGTGTCCGTGTCCAGGATGCTGAAGCTTTTGTCTGCTGCCGACTCCCCATAATTCAGAGCTGCGATAGCTCCGTTGTAGCGGAATTCCGGGCTTCCCTGGTCTTGATCGCCGAACACTTGCGCCAGGTGAATGTGGCCAAACGCTCCGCCGCAGAATCCGGCCTCAACCAGATCGTGATATCCAAAGGTGATCCCCTCGCCCAGAAGTGGCTGATGGTTTTCTGCCTTGGACCCGGAAATCATGAGATGAGAATATAGTAAATGTTTTCCTGGGCCTCGTTCTGCAATCTTGGCTCTTAAATAGGACAACGCCAATAGACTTACGGCCGCGTCCCCAGCCTTGATATCAGTATTCCCCATTGCCGCTATCCAAGCCGATTTCGTAAACCATGGCAAATAATGGATAAAGATCGGTTCTCTATCAGTGGGATAGGTGGCGCAGGAAGGATATTCATAGACCTTGATCCCGTTGCGCGCACGAAGATCCCCCAGAATGAGGAGATCTGTCCTTATGTCATGATTGCCTTTTAGGATAACGACAGGAGAAATGTCTGCCGCACGGATGACTATATTCTTTGCCAATTCACGAGAATCCGGGTTGCTGGATCCATCGTAAATGTCTCCCGTGATAACGATCAGATCAGGCTTGGCGATTTTGCATTTGCCGATAATCTCATCCGCCGATTGCATCACATCGTCATCGCATTCTGTTCCTAAATGGATATCTCCAAAAGATGCTATTCGCATTAGACAAGATCCTCCTCTTTGGGTTTAGGCGCCCTGACGTCTGGCTTTTCGGAAAGTATGCTTTCGATTTTATCCAGAGCGTCATTGCTCAGACCTGAAAGCGGATCTTTTTTAGGATCCCGAATGCCATCTTTTGTTTTGGTATAGTAAAGTCCCTCGATGCGTTCAATCTTCTTCCGGAGCTCTTCCGGTGTTGGACCAGACGCTTCCGTTTTTACGTTTTCAGCCTGGATGTCGATAACTGGGCCGGAGCCAGTCTGGTTTGTTGTACCCGGTACGGGAGGGAGTTCAAGTCCATCCGTGCCGACCGGCAACGCCTCTTGTTCTGGATTGGCCTGGGGCGCGAACAGGAATTTCTCCATGCCAAGCATTTGAGCCTGCACCATCCGCTTGACTTCTGGATCATTCATATCCGGAACAATCTTCATCACCATAAATGGTTTTTTGAGTTCTGCGGGCTTGTAGCTCTGTTTGAGCCCAAGGAGTGCGCGGATGACCCTATTCTTTGCCTTTGATTCGGCCAGGGCAACGATATTCTTACGGGCGCCGGCAAGCTGGCTGGGCTTGGCTTTCATTGCATTGGCTTCTGGGCTGCCGTCATTTAGATTTATGCTCTTACTCGCTGGCATGTGATGAAACGTGCCGTCTATAAGGCGCATTTTCCCTTCGGCGTAAAAACTTGCCATGAGCGGATCGGTGCCTTTATCTACCCTGTAGACGTGCACCCATTCAATGCCGGCAACCTGAGCGAGTTTATCCAGGGCTTTCTTGGTCAGCGCGAATTCACCTTTTTTCTCCCAGCTTTCGTAAACTTCTCCCGCATCTTCTGACGTGTCTAAAGTAATCGTCCGAAGCGAAGGACGGAATCCGGGTGCGAACAGATCCTCCTCGAACATCAATTGCGTAAACGGGGTTAAAACATGAGCCTTGTCCTTATTCGAGACAAGGGCATTGTTCAGATCAGACATATTGCGCAAAACAAGTGCTGTTGATTTCGTTTCTTCCATAGATGCCTCTCGGTTAATATTGAATTCCATAGGTATAGACTTTTAGTCTATCGGTGTCAATAGATTCTTACAGAAAAAGGGGAGGCTCGGAAGGATACTGCGGTCCCTCCGAGCCTTGTTTTTCGCTGTTCCCGCCAATTATAGGAGGAATTTATGGATGGAACGAATGTATCACAATAATTTCAGTTTGCAATTAACTTTCTCAATTTTCTGCCCACCATGGCAAATGCCATAAATCCTTAGGCTTCATTCCAAGAGCCTTGTTGATTTTGTTCTGTGCATAGGCTCGGGCCCCGGATCTCCCACAGGATAGATCCTCCATAAAATCCTCACTGATTCCTGCAACGATGGCCAGAGTTCTGAGGGTCCAGCGTTTTCGTTTTAGTGCAGCTTTAAGGGCAGGTTTGATGATGCGGTTCCCGTAGCTCATATGGCCTTCTTCTACCGAAAGCCATGTACCACGACGCCTATAAAAAGAAGAAAGCCGTTGACATTCCATGCAGTCCCCGGCTTTGTTTCTTAGTGAATGCGGATGTCCTCGTCGACACATGCCGCTATTTCTTCTTAAACCTTTTCACCAAAGCCCAAAGCACAATCCCAATGGCTGTGACCCCAGCCATTATTGCCGCGAATACACGATTATTTGTTGGAGCATTGGGTTTAGCAGGTACCGTTAACGAGACCGTATTGCTTTGTTCGCTATAATTCTTCAATGTAGCTGGCACTCCGACATTATATGCCCGCACATACGCCGTAAAGCTTCCAGCGTTAAGTCCCTGTACTGTGCAGGTTTTTTCTGGAGCAGGCCCACAATCAAATACGACCGGCGAACCCGTTGTGGGGGTGACAGTCATTTCAAACCCTGAAGGCATTGGGGTGCCATAATCCCATTGGAAGGTAACATCTGCCGCCATGAGGGGTAAGGCAAGAAGCAAGAGAGAAACCACCAAAAGCAATCGTTTTACCATGAAATCCTCCTTAAAATGCGTTGATTATTCCTATGATTCAGGGTGGTCTTTCTTCCACTCCTGAATCATTTGGAGATTGGAAACCAGGACGTCATCAGACTGTTTGCGAAACTCACCAACAGTCATGCCCGGGTCCGCATCGCGGAGCATGTTGATAATCTTCAGCACTCCTGGAATAGCGGAATTGGCAAGATTGATGAAGTCGAGGGTCGTTTGTATCTTTTTAATTGTCGGTTCTGCCATTGGATTACCCCGCTGAAACCTCAACCACAATCATGATGGATGATATTGTCGACCGCAGCAAAATGAAACCGCCCTCAATCTTCTGTTTCACGGCCGGATCTTTGATTCCCGCCACAAATTCTATCTTTTGTGGATCAAGGGCATCGCTTATCGGACTCAAAAGATTAAGTATTTTATTGCGGCTCGCAGGATCTAGTTTTTGTATGGCAGCAAGCACGTCATTTACCTGCTGGCCGGCGACATTCGCCCGTTCGCATACATCTAACGCCTTGCGCGCGTTTTCCACCGAAAGAAGATTGACTTGCTGGGCAGCTATAATATTCTTTTGGACCTCAGTGAGGGTGGTAGCGTAAATCCTCATGGATTTCGCCACCTTGCCAAGGTCGTTGTCGCTGCAGGCCGTCATGCATAAACTCATAGCCAAAATCACAAACAAAACAGAAATATTCCTTTTCATAATTTCTCCTTTACAGATTCTCGATTGGCAATCTTCATTTACAGACTCTATCACAAGTAAGACTTTTAGTCATCTTTATCCGGTGGGTTAGGAGGATTTTGAGTAGCTGGGTCAGATTCATTTGTAACCCCGCGTCCCATTAAACCCACATTTTTAATCATATTGGCGAATACGTTATTAGCAAGCCCTATAAAGAGGGCTCCGATACCTCCAGTTGTGAGAGCGCGGCTCCAGTCTCCCAGGGCCATAGCCCATGTTCCTATTGTCAAGCAGAGGGACATGATAAAAAGAAGCCTTCTCCTGTCGCTAAGCAATTTTTCTAAAGCCATACCAGCCTCTCTATGCCGCCTTGCATTCAGCCCAGACGGCCTTTATATCGCCATCGTTTTGACGATAAATCTCTCGGGCCTCAGTGATCTTGAGGCCATATCGATTCTCAACATGAGGAAGATCTGGGAACTTTTTCCAGAAATATCCAGACTCTAAACCGCAGGAAACGGCGATCTCAGCCATCTGCAGCCAGTCATTGCGCCCGTCCTTATTGAAGTCCGCATGCTTGGTTTCCCATGACCATTGCAGGCCTGGCTTTTCTGGCATGCCATCGAGAACGAGGTCTAGTGCCAACCCATAGCAGTGCCAAGACATACCGCCCGGCGCGTTGGTAACGATCTTCCCAGTAGTAGTGCGCCCCTGAGCATATAAAGCATCTTGTTCTTCCCATGTGCGCAATGTCATAAACGGGAAGAACGGTAGTTTGGCCTCCGCGAGTTTTCCGAGAAGAATTTCCACCTGACCCCTGAATGGAGGATACAGAACATCTAAACTTCTATTTGGCATAACATTGGCTCCATGCTATTATTGTCCTATGGTAAAACTTATTGATATAACCGGAAATCGTTACGGAAGATTGACTGTGATAAAGAGAGTAGGCAACCGATATGGAAATCCCTATTGGCTTTGTCGTTGCGACTGTGGGACAGAAAAAGCAATCAGCAAGGATAGTCTCAGGTCCGGAACGTCGACGAGTTGCGGGTGCCTCCATTCTGAAAAACTTGCCAGCCGCAATACTACTCATGGTCTTTCTAATTCGAGAGAATATCAAAGTTGGCATCATGCTAAGCGTCGTTGCTTTGATCCTTCCGATAAGAGTTTCTCCGATTATGGAGGCCGAGGTATTACCATGTGTGCCGAATGGAGAGAAAGTTTTGAGAAATTTTTCTCTGCCATGGGTCCATGCCCTATTGGGATGACGCTTGATCGCAAAGACGTAAATGGCAGCTATGAACCGGATAATTGCCGCTGGGCCAGCGACTCCGAACAGGCCAACAATGCAAGATCCAACATCCTTGTTGAGATGCATGGACGCGTTATGACCCTGGCTCAAGCTGCAAGGGAATTCTCGATTCCGTACCCTACGCTTTATTCCCGCGTCTATCATGGCCAAGATCCTCACGAAGCCCTCCTTCAACTGATATCGAAAAAGAAATAATAATCACGGCTTCACTCCTGTCGCGGCCGGCGGCGGCAGCGGAGTTGGTTCAGTTTTAACGAAACTACTGGAATGAAGCAGCACAAGAGTGAGTATTGTTGTTAGAATCGCGGTCCCAAATCCCAAGATAATAGGCTGAAGCATATGCTTCCATCGGGTCGCCTCTTTCTTCTCGGCGAGTTGCTCTGCGATCGTAGTATTTAGACCTACAACCTTTTGGTTCAGGCCCGAGATTTCCCCATTTAGATCGGCAATTTTCTGGGAATCGTTCTTTGTGGTGCTTAACAAATTAGTAATATCTTCCACTTTACCCCTGAGAACACATTCTCCTTCATGCCGAATCAAGTTCTTCTCGTTGTTTTCTGTCCTGTTGTAAAGTTCCTTGATCGATCCATTGATCTTATTCACACGCAAAATAACGTACTTATGACCTTCCTGCAGTGCAGCCAACCGTGAAATTATCTGTTCCTGGGGATTTCCGATATATTGTTCGGGAAATGTAAAGACTTCTTCTTCCATTACAAACCTCTCGTTATTCTATTTCTGGTGGATTAGAAAATTCTCTCGGCAACTCTACGGGGACTGGAATTGGTTCTGTCGTTCTCACTCCAATCATCTTTAAAGCTTTTTGACACGTATTCAGCATTTCAAAATATCTGTGCTCGATCCCTTTTCTTTTTTCCTCCTCTGATAATGTGGGACTGATCATAATCCCATTGATTTCCCGATTGATCGTCTCAACTTCCTCGGTCGCCGCCTTAAGAATACCATGCTGTTTTAATTCTTCTGGTGTCAACGGCGGCACATCGAAGCGATTATATTCTTTCAAAGCATTAAGCCGGCTGGTATAGCGACTCTGAATGTTTTTCCACATGTCTTCGACCATGGTAATGCTCTTCAGATTCGCATGTGGATATCTGACTGCAATTACGCGGAAAATCGGAACATCCACCAGCTTTTGCGACGGCATCTTTGTTTTTGATGGAGCAATAGCCTGGGCGATCGGATCGAGAACTGTTTTCGTCACAAAACGTCCGGTGCCCCCCGTAGTGGAGAATATCGCATGCTCAATTTTTAACGGGCTTATATGGATGCCGGTCTTTGCCAAAAGCTGAGCCATTTGAATGGAGAAGGCTCCCGTGTACCAATTGGCTCGATATTCCGGGGCGTACTTCTGTTGCTGGGTGCGGCTTTCAATATTCCGGCCTCTCCACATATCAATATTAAACGCCAGCTCGATCGGAGTTTTTACCACTGTCGGGATGACTCCTGGGAGAACATTCTCGGCAAGATTCTTCATTAAATCATCAAAAGCATGAGAATCGCCTTTGTCTAGATATTCCGCAAGGCGCTCCGTCACAGTTCCGTAGGCCATGCCCCAAATAAATGGTTTGGGGATTGGGATCCAGGGAGTCAGTTCGCTTAATCCGGTGATCCCCTTTGTCGGAATCATCCAGAAAAGGTCTCGTTGCCACCATGGCAATTCTTTGTATCGATCGTCATCCTTATTCAAATAGTAGAAAATTAAAGAAATCAGAGCGAGCGTACTGCCCTTCAATAATGCCTTCTTAGGGTTGCTTTTGTGGACGCGGACAAATTTGTCGACATCCTGGATCGATGCATTCAGGAATGGCGTTATCAGATTGTAGCCCTTTAGCCACAAACCGATGCGCTGGAAATCCAAAGTGGCTTCTCTCGAGGTCAGACCGGCTTGGCGAATCGTCTGCCCATGCTTGCGCGCCTTCGCATAAACCCCCATCCTGGTCATTGACTCGGAAACTTCACTCAAAATCCTCAGTGAATCCAGAGGATGATGCAGGACATAGGCCATGGGAGAATGCAGAAGGTCTTGCAGAGTTTTTCGAACCTCTTCGCGATCCATGGAAACCATAGCGGCATGAGGTCCTCCAGATCGCAGCCATTCCAAATACTGGGCATCCTTTTTTACAACGTGAGCCAATCCGGCGGCCGTATCCCAACCCGGAATGAATCCAATTTCGGTTTGCAACCATGCGGTCATGCTGTCACGTCCGATATTGCGGGAAGCGAATTCGGGATTGTACCCAGTAGCGCCGGCGCGGAGGATAGACGCCGGGACAGAGGCTATTCGAATAATTGGGTCGACCGTTTCCTGATTGAGTCCGGCTACCGTCGTATATAAATTGGGCTCAAGTTGATAAAGAAGAGGCTTGCCGTCAAAAAAGACTGTCGCAACATTCTCCTTTATTGACGGCGCCGCATCGGGCACAAAGACTGTGGCCAGCATATCCAGGTCGACCGTATCGATATCCACGCCAGCGCGCTCCAAGGTATCCTTAATCCTCTCCAGAGCAAAACTGTTGGGAATCATTTTGGCCGGAAGCGGTCCCTCGATCCACTTCCCGGCGCCTTCTTCTTTTGCCAGCTTCGCCAGGGACTGCCCAACTAAATTCCTCTCGGCGACATTTATCAGGGTATAGGTGTTTTTAACGATCGATTCCAGCGGATCAATAACCGGACGCCAGGAACCTTTCATTTTTCGAACCGGCATCCAGAGATTTACGGCATTTTTCCCGCCGCTGGGCGTACTTTTTGCCCCTTCCTCTCCAACTCCGGGTTCATATAGTCGATGGAAAGGAACAAAAAACTGGTTGAGAGTTTTAACTTTGGCGTAAGTCTCCTTGCTCATCATGCCGGCGTCCAGATAATAAATAAGGAGATCGTCCTGGTATTTATATAGCTTCATCAGTGAATCCTTGATCTCCTGGGCCTGAGGCGTCATGGCAGTCAAGGAATTAGGGTCAAACATCTCAATATCCGGTTTGCCGGGTACAACGGAGGGGATGAACATGGTTTGTAGAGCATCGGGATTGAATCCCTGTTCTTTCAGTGCATCCCGGGCGTCATTGACGCTGATTCCAAGTTCTATTCCCTGTATGCCGCCTTTTTCCAGGGCCCTCAGGGCGATAGCAGTGATTCTCAAATCATCCAATCGCTCTTTTACGGGTTCCAGTATCTGCCGCAGTCCCGGACCCAGAACTGTATCAAGCTTTATGCCAACGGAGCCACGATTAAGGAAATGATCTGCTTTGGCGACCCATCCCTGCAAGGCTTGGGCAAGCTGGAAAGGATCATCTTCTGTTGAGAGCGGTTTGCCTTTCATGATGGCTTTTACGGCCATCTGCAGAGGATGTAACCTGTCAACCATTCCTGTATAAAATCGGCTGAACCAATCCATCTGATTGTAAACTGGGCTTTCCGTGGAAATATTGGACAAGATCATGGCCGATCCCTTTTGATTCTGCCAGCGGGCGAAATCGTTTCTGGCAGTCTCCAAAACTTCGCGAAGAGCCGGCATTCTGCTCAATTCCGATTCAAAGAAGGCGTTAAATCTCGGCGCGGCATTCACCGCGGCGGCTGGATCGGTAACCCAAAGACGGATGTATTCCGCAAATCCCTCCGGGAGTTTAGATTGATTGCCGCGGGGTTTGGTGGCGATCGCTTCCAACTCTGACCGGAAAGTAGTAAACGGAGTCCAGTTCAAGGAATTTGGCCCGGTGGCGCCCCACAGCAATTTATTTATTGCGTGACCTACTTCGTGCGCAGCGGTGGCAATATCCTGAGCTGCCTTCAAACGTATGACTTCTTTATCCACTTTGAAGATTCCAAGAGCCTTACTGCGAAATCTCCCATACCGGATAGGCATTTTAAGTTTACGGGAGAGCTCCATGATGATGTCGTTTTTGCTGATAAGTTCATTGGGATTGACGATTGGAGGAGGCCCGTATGTAGCCCCGGCCGAAGTAGTCGGCGGAGCCGGCAAGATCGGGGGGACGCTCGTAGTCTGCGGCGGCGCAGCCATCTCCATGTAAAGTTCTTCCGGAGGAACGGCAATGCCTTCCTTTTGAAGAGAAAGATCCTGAAGCATTTGTTCAACAAAAGGAGCATAGTGGAGAGCTTCGGCCGTAGCTTGCTCTTCATTGTACCCGGTACCAGAAATGATGTAATCCCTTACCTCTCGGCCTGCAAGATCCACCTGTGGACGTTCTTTGAGCCAGGAAGCTGGATTAGGACTCTTGATCCAATTCAGTAAATGCTTTGCGATGATCGGATTCTGATGAACGATCACCTGGTCCTCGAGTGTTCCTTCTCCCGAGACAATGCGATCGATGGAATCCTGAGCCTGGCGCAACCAATAATCAGCGGCTTCTATGGCCTGAGGAATGGATTCGGGAGTCTCTGCGCGGCCGATCGTGAGTTCGGTTGGACCGCCGGCACGGCCGAGAACTGGGCTGAGATCAGCATCGGGAGTCGGTGCAGTGCCGGCGAACTCATCAACTTTTGCTATCGGTCTGTTTTTGGTGACCGCATCCCATACCGTCCTCATGCTATCGCCAGTCGGAATAAAATAGCGATATTTAAAGCCAACCCTCTCAACGATGACGCCGGCTTTCTCCAATTGGCCCTGATGAGTTGCAGTCGGACCTAAAATCTCAATTCTTTTTTCACCTTGAACCTGCGCTCGCTGGATTGTCCAACCGTTTGTGAGTTGGGCTTTGGCGGCGCCGTCCAATATTTGCTGCAATATTCTGTCAACATCCGAGCCGCTTGCTTCGGCGCCCAATTTGCCCAGGGTCTCATCAATATGCGTTGGCGGAATGTCAATCCCGATCAGTATTTCACCGTCGACGGTCTGAGCTCGCAATATTTTATTGTGCGTGGTCGGCAGTCGGTCCCAGATCGGCAGAACCGCTCCGGATATCATATGATGCCTTACTTTTTTGACTGCCGCCGCGGCGTTGTACTGAAATTCCCAATCTTTTTTTGCCTCTTCCTCGTCCATCCTCGTATAATTCCCACCCTCAACGCTTTCGACGCGCACATATTGCATCCCCGCCGGACCGCGCAGCCGGTATATTCTGTGAACTTGGCCCTGTTTATCGGTGTCGGTGACCGAGGATTCCTCTACCTGCCACACGTATCCGGTTTTATTGTTCTGGACGAAGCCTACCGCCGGATATCCGCGAGCCTTTTCCCATGTTGTTTTCTTGACTGGCATATCAGTCTCAACCAACACATACCGGGCTTCAGCGCCAGTCTCATGGCGATACACGGAACGGTCCTGCAATTTAACGATGTTGCTGCCCTTAATAGTTTCGACGCCCTGATCCAGAGTCCCGGCGGCTGTTTTTGCATTTACGATTTCTTTCAGGAACTCATCAAAAGCTTCGAAAGTCCTGTTTTGATTGGAAACTGTCATAGACAGTAGACGATTAAGGAATTGGGTGACTCCTGGCAATTGTTCTGGGGGCAAAAGATTCCTGGTTTGCTCGTTACGAAGCTGCAGTCCAGTTTGGGCCTCAAAATCATCAATAGTTATATCAGGAACATCCCCATTTCTAAGCGCAATAAAGAATTGGCGCAATGCATCGGTCGACTCCTGGCTTTCCAGATTATCCGCTGCAGTAAAGACTCCCCCACCAGAGGCCTGGCGTTGCCCTTTGGTTAACGCACCCAACTGAGCCAGGCGGCGCGCGATGGTGGAGATGAATCTCTTTTGCCCAGAAAGATCAGTGTGAACAAGGACGTATTCTGGGGCTTGTCTCTGATTGGATCGATGCGTTCTACCGAGACCTTGGATGGCATTGTCTGCTCTCCATCCCGCTTGGACCAGATAATGGACTCTTTTCCTCTGGTTCACCGCCCTGCGATCGGCGTGATAGCTTGCCCCGGTCCCCCCAGCTTCAGAAAACACAAGAATCTGTTTCTTGTCATTTTGGAAGGCGTTTATTTCCGCTTTGTTGGATAATTCCTTTGTGCGGCGTTGCTCGACGCGCTTTCGGCTTCCATCCGGCTGCGTCTCCCAGGTGAACCGCCGTTTACGCCCGGTTACTTCAGCCACCCTATCTGAACCAAAAGTATTCACGATCATGTCCAGCGGACTCTCAGGCATGAGCGCGCTCATACTATTCAGATCATCCAGTAAAGCCTCTTTAGCGGCGACCGCGGCCGCATCTTGAATCGGCTCTCCTTGAGGAACTCCATCTAGGTATCCCCCCGTATAGGCTGCCCTGGTTCTAACTTTCCCGTCGGCTCCTATATAATCCTCGTATGCTTGCGTTGGAAAATGATCGCTAACCAAATTAACGAGGGTGTCAAAAGGATCAATAGCGAAATCATCCAGATCTTCCTCTGGATCCCTGTTGGCAACGGCGCGCTCCTGATCAGCCTCACCCGTATTGGTCAACTGCAGCACAACGGAGTTTCCTGAGGCAAGATCATGCTCTATGCGCTCCAGCACGGCCGGCATCTGCATGGAGGTCAGCATCATATTAAAAAAGCGTTGATGCGCTGACCAGAAATTTGCCCGCGCCCGCCCGCGGGCCTGCCCGGGTGCTTTGGTCTCTTTAAGAACCGATTCGATCCTTCCGATAACTGATTGCCATGCTTCCGCCATTCGGTCGTACATCAATGTTTGATCGCCGGTGAGTTTGTGCTCTAAGCGTTCATATTCGACGCGCCCCTCATCTGTGCCGTCATCAAAACTGATGGAACGAGCCATGTAGCGCCCCATGGCTTTCAAGGAAAGAGCGGTTGCCTCCATAGCCGACACCCCAGAGCTGCCAATTTGTGCAGCAAACTCCTCCACGGTTGGGAAAGGAGTTCCTGGGCCCCACAGGCCCAATCTTTGCCCGAAAATCAAACTCTCAATCTCCGTTGCTGCAGTGGCTGAAGCATACACAATGCGGGCTTTGGGAAATGTATTCTGAAGCGCGCGAGCTGCTACGCTGCGCTCAGAAGAAAGGCTTCCCATCAGATGCGCTTCATCGAAAACGATCACGCCGTCAAACTCTTTATCTCCTTTATTCAGCCAGTCTGACAATTGTTGAAGCCGGCTTTTCCCATTTCTCGATGAGGATCTCAGGGTGTCATAGGTCGAATACAATATCCCTTCATCAATGTCGATCTCGGCGTCACCGCCGAACTTGCTGATGTTGTAAACCTGTTTATCATTTTGTCCCAGATCACGCCAATCGCGCACAGTCTCATCAAAAAGCTTTTTGTTTTTGGAAATCCAGATGGCCTTGCGCCTTCCCCGGCGCCAATTATCCAGGATTACTCCCGCAAGCTGGCGTCCCTTCCCCATTCCGGTGCCGTCACCCAGCAAGATTCCATACCGGCTTCCATCGGGCATCAGTCTGGAATGGTTGTCTCCGGCAGAGGCGATAAATTCCAATTGGATATCAGAGAGTGCTCCTGTGGCTATGAGGCTTTCAGGAATGTCTGGAACGTAATTGGTGTTGGGAAAATTGACTGCGGCCATCGTGCTGCTCTCAACGACGGAGGCCGGATGTTTCTGCGCTCCCTTTAGGGTGACATTGGTGGGAGTGTAAGGATCGAAAATTACATTTTCGTCCAGTTTTCTTTGGGGAGCTACTGCTCTGGGCTCGGTCCCAACAGACTCGGCCGCCCTTTCGCCAGGCTGAACAGAAGGTTCTCCGCTAATATTTCCCCTACCTGCTCCGGGCTCTTGTTTTGCAGGCTCTTTGCCGCCTGTTTCGCGTTCTCCTCCAACGATTCCCCCGGCTCCGGCTGCAGGAGTTGCACCAGCACCAGGCTGGGGTCCCAGTCCGACATTACGTCCGCCTGGCTCAGGAGAAATTCCCTGTTCTTGCGCACCAGCAACGGCAGGCTGTCCTGATGGTTCTCCAACATCGACTGGACCAGTTGTAACGGGTACAGTACGTATTGGTCCGGGTCCTCCGCCTGGAGCAGTTCCAGGCACTTGGACGTCAGTTGCCCCAGCGGCGACTGGTTCGCCTTGAATACTTGGCTTTGGCGCAGGCTTTCGTTCATTGCGCACTCCCTCTAAATTGTCAATTAACTGACTGAGATTTTCCACATTGCTCGTTATTGTCGACCCCTCGGGCGTGGATCCCGTTTTGTCAATCACCAGCACTCGGGTCGGGAATGTGGTGCCATAACCCTTGTAGACATCCCTGCCAACCTGGACATTGGCCCTGATATTATATTTTGATCTTGTTTTTTCGAGCCATTCCGACATGCCAAGGGTTTCTCCGCCCTGCAACGGCGCCCCAATAATCGCCACAAGCCTGCCGGCCGTCTGAAGAAGGGATAAAGCCGCGTCGATATGATTCCGATCGATTCCGATGACTTTCTTGCCGCCCATTCTCGTTCCGGCGTGGCTGAATGGCGGATTTATCACAACAACGGTCGGCTTTAATTTGTTCCGGAGGATGTTGCCGATCTGTTCCGCATCATATTGCGTAACATTCGGAATGATCTGCTCGAGCAACGCCGCCCGGCGAGGATCGATTTCATTCGCATGAACTTCTCCGCCCATTTTCTGCGCCTGCAGGGCGATATCGCCTGTGCCCGCGGAAGTCTCGGCGACGATATCACCTGGCTGGACATTGGCTATCCAGGAGATCGCATACGCATAGGCCGGAGGGGTGGAGAATTGCTGCAGCAATTCCTTATTGCCAGATCGGTTTGTTTGGGAAACGATATCAGCTTGCAGGTCCTGCAGCATTCCGATCGTCTTATGCGCAGTTTCAAGATCCGCATTGAGCCAACCAGAATCATCCATCCCCTGGATGTAGAGATTGATGCCCAGTTCCAGAGCGTCGTATGCTTCGCTGGGTCCATACTTGCCTTCAGCCCGGGTGCCGCCATACTCTTCATCGGCAAAGGTAAAGAAGACATTTTTATCGATGCCAGCGCCCAATTTCAGATGCTCCGCTATCCTTCTGGCGAGTCTAACATCGGAAGCTTCTGCCGGCGGAGTTGCGACCGGCTCAACGACAGGCGTTTCCGTCAAAGGCCCTGGTGCCTCCGGAGCCTGTCCGAATTCTTCTGGAACTACTTCTTTTTGTGCCGGCGTGGCCGCTTCTGGACCCTGGTTTTGAGCCAGATATGTCTGCGCATCGGCGGGCGTCATTCCGTCAATTTGCTTATTGGTCCACCCGAGATCCAATAATGACTGACGATCCAATTTTGTAATCATAAATGGAACTTGGGCAGGAGTAATTTCTGGTGGAGCAAGAGATTGCAGGATATCAGAAAGTTTTTCCTGATAGTTCGATCCCAACTCGATTGCGCGATCGATTCGATTCTGAACAATCTGGGTCGCTCTTTCTACAGGCATTTTCTTGAGCGATTCGATCTGTTCTTTGCTGAGAGCCAATTGCATTTTTCCGGCAATCTTTTGGACCCCAAAACCAAACGGACTAGTTCCATCATCTTCTGTTCCATTTGGTTTTACCGGAGTAGCTTCAGGGGTTACTGTGGTTTCCGCCACGGCCGGAGTCTGTACTTGCGGTATGCCGAAGGTTTTCCGGTATGCCTCAACCAGATTTTTTCCGGTGAGTTTCACTTCTTCTTTGGTGTGAGGCTTTTTGATATTGAAGAACGGATGCGGGCCACCGCTGTAACGAACAATCGGCAATGCCTCATCTTCATTGCCCCATCCCCCGCGCATGCCAAAGGCTTTCCCAATGATGGCTTTGAGATCTTCATCGGTTGTGCCGTTCTGGACAAGAGCCTCCAGGTTTTCCGGAGGCATCTTCTGCAACAAAGATTCGGCATCGATCGGTTTAGCCGCCTCCACTTGGATTCTTTGGGCTTCTTTTGCGGCCCATTCGGCCATACCTTCAGTTCCAATAAGTCCCTCGGCAAAATGCGCTTGCGCTCGCAAGTATGACGGAGCATACGGCCTGAGTTCTTCTGGAAGGGTCTCTTTCACCCAATCCTGGTATTGACCAACGGATTCCGCTTTTTCGGAAGGAGAGACGGTATTCAACCAGCCATGGAAAGCCTCTTGCTCTGGGGAGAGCGGTGGAGTTTCCATGCCGGCGGGTCCTTCTTTTTGAGCAGGCTGAACGGCCGGCGCGGCGCCCTCAAAAAGCTGTCCCATTTCCCCTTTGAGTTTATTCCATTTTTCTCTGGCCGCGGCAAAGGCTTCATCCGTTTTTTGATCCGCAACTCTTTTGGCTTCCTGGCGAATCTTTTCTTCCCCGGTCGACACCTGTTGCTGAATTTGCTCTTCAGTCATTGCAGGAGTTTCTGGGGTAACCGCCGGCGGGGCCGGCGGCGCGGCCTCTTCCGGAACAACGGGAGCCGCCGCGGCTGGAGGAGCAGGAGGGGCTTCATTTTCCTGGGATTCTTTTGCGCGATCGTAATCCGCCTTATTGTTGATGGAAATGACGGAGCCACTTTCTGGATCGAGGACCATTACGGCCTTCGTCCCTGTAAGTTTCTCCCATTCCTTAACTTTGTTATCTGCCTTTTTATCCAACTCATCGGCCTGTCTTTCCAGGCGCCGGATAAGTTGCTTTTCCTGGGCTCTCAGCAATCCGATGCGCAATCTAACTTCTTCTTCTGGGACCCTCTGATCTCGCATCTCCATTTGCAGATTGTCGACAGATTGCTTGTAAGCTTGCCGAATGCGATTCCTGAAATTGGAGACGCCCAGAGTTGCCATCAGGGCAGACATTGCGGCGCCCGACACACCGCCGGCCAATCCCTGCATGAAATCTTCCTTAATATTCATCTCTTTGGCGGGAGGTCTATTAAGGTTCTGTGGCAGGCCGTATGTTTTGTCTAAATCAGTTGGGATCCCGCGGCGGGTAGTGGCGCTCGACACCCAATCCTGCCCAATGTTCTGTGAAAACTCCTGCAGGAATTCCTCTGCGAATCCCTGAATCCCGCCCTCGAGCGCCTTCCTCATGCGATTTTTGATAAATCGAGAGGCGAATCCTCCGGTAACGTCATCAAACCTTTTCAGGGCTTTGTTTATCGGAATAGCTTCTGATGCACCAAGGCCGATTCCCGCGAGCGCGGTCGCAAATAATTCCAGCGGTGGAGCTCCAGACAAATAAGCTTCCTCATACATCGGTCCCATTTGAACGAGTGCGCCGCCACCAGCCGTTGAAAGGAGTGGATTGATTCCAAGCCGGCTCGAGAGGGCTCCTACTGTCATGAAGTATGCTGTCGATCCCAACCCCTGCGGAACCATGGAGGCCCAAAATTCATTCTGGAAAGCTGGATTGACAGGGAGTCCTGCATCAATTTTATCCTGAATCGCCTGAGCTGCTTGCCACAACCAACTATCTTCCAATCTGGGAGGTTCAGGAGCAATCCCTGTTGCGGCGATCGTGTCAATTTGCGGATTCATCGCATATTGAGCCAGGTGGCCCATTGCGGCGATAGATTTAAAATTCGCCGGCAATCCTTCAGCGAATCCCTTCATCGTAGACATCACGGCATTGCCGAAACGACTGGTTGGGATAGGAAGAGGAGCCTGACCATTCGTTATGCGATCGATATTGATCTGCATGACGCGTTCTTCAGCGGTTTTTTCTGGAGGCTCTATTACGCGATAGGGTTGCCCGCCAATCAGCTTTACGGTGTCGTGCTTGCCCTGAGAATTTGGGCGCCGGTCTATAAACGTACCGTCCGGCATTGCTTGGTAGTTTGCCAAGTCTGGGGCGATAACGTCTTCGGAAATTTCCGCGGTCTCGCCGGGCTTCAATCCCGTCTTGGTTTTCGGAGCGGCAGTTTCCAGCGGAAGTTTCTCGGTTTCCGTTCTGCGATCGATGACAGGAACGCCTCCCGGGATATTTACGGATGCGCCCCAAACGCTGCGTTTCAGTTTATAGCCGGTGGCCAGAAGCGGATCCAGTTTACTTTTGCGTTCTTTCGCCTGGGTGATCAATCCATTATATTCATTAACCTTGGTATTGAAATATTCCACGCTCTGGGGATTAGCCCGGTCGACGGTAGGAAGTAAAGAGTCAATTTCCTTGCCTCTTTCTTTCAAATTAAATGAAATTTCTCCCAATTCGTCATTCAGTTTTTCGGCTTGTTCGGCAATAATCTGGTCGTTGTACGCAGGAATATTTATCGGTTTGGAATAATATCTCCCGTTTTTCTTATAAATTTGATACCCGGCTTGCCGCTCACCCTCCTCGGTTTTAGACCATGTTTCATGAGCGCGGCCCTTCAAAATTAATCCTGTTTTAGGATCACGGCTAGGCCAATGGCCCGTTTCGTCCATATTCAATCCGGCTGATCGAGCGGCTTCATAGTCGTACCCGGATCCCTCGGGGTCGAATTTGGCTTTGGGCTTTCTGGCCTCTTTTTGCTTTTTGATTTCCTCATCAATGTCTGGAGGCTGACCAAAGTCTTGCGGCAATGCAGCAAGCGACCGCTCTTTTGCGGCCTCACCCTGGGAGAGGGCGAATTCATTCAAAACATTCTTTACCGCGCCGGCGGCTTTACTGAAAAAGGAGGGTTCCTCGGGTGGAGGAGCAGGTTTGTAATATTCCTGCCAATATGTAAGCGGTGCATCTATCGTCGCGTTGCGCGTCGGTTCATCCCATTTTTGCCAATCGGGAACAACCTTGCTCGTAATGTAGGCCCGAGTATCCCTGTCTAATTTGTAAAACTCGGGATTGAGATAAACGTCTTTCGCCTTTATCTTTTCCCACGGATCGTCTTGCGGAGCAATAGCAGGATTTGTTGCCATAGAAGAATCGCTCACTTGGGTAAATTGCCAGGCCTGATCGTTGCAGGAGCGGAAGGATTATTCTTTTGCGCTCCAACCATGCTTTGAATGAAAGCCTTTGCTTTTTCCTCTGGTGTTTTCGGAGGCGCGGCATTGGGATTGACAAGTTTTATCATTTCATCCCATGCCATAATGCCTTCCTGCCCACTACCGCCTTCGACATACTCTTTTTCAAATCGGGCTATCATGGCATTCTTTGTGGCCTGATTCATTTGCAGTTGATCCATTTCACTAACTTCTGCTTTAAATCTAGATATTGCACTTGCCTTAGCCGCTTTATACAGGCTGGCAGCCTGGGATGGAGTAAGCGTTCCTCCATTATTTTCCTTGTCTTTAAGGAATTGCGTTCTCTGTTGCCTGGATTTAGTAAGGGCGGCTTGGGCTTGAATGCCGGCTTCCTTCCCGGTATTAGTCAAGGTCAATCCCCTTAACCGAACTTGTCCTAATTCAGCCAAAGCCTGATCAGGCGTTACTGTTTCTCCTTTTGCCCTATGGTTTTCGATTATTGCCTGAATTAAAGGTTCGTCGTTGGCATTGGCATAAGGATCTTCGCTTATAGTTTCCCCGTTCCTCAAATCTGTCGTTCGTCTGACTAATTGGTTTGCCTCATTGCGCACTATTTCTGTTTTTGTCCGCAATGATTCTTGCCGAGGCTGTATGCCAAATTGGATATAATCCTCCATGCGCCTGTCGGCTTCGGGATCCGTTCCATATTCGGGTCTGGCGCGATATGCATCGAGCTGATCTTTGATCAGCGCCTGCCTCTGTTGTTGCTGCCAATTGTAAACATCCTGCTGGTTTTGTTTATTTATTTCCGCAGTCTGTTTTGCGGCTTCAATTTGTCTCTGCTGGTTTTTATCAGCTTGAATGTCGGCAAATTGGGCTCTTCTCACCAATCTTGGACTCATACCAGCATATTGGTCTGGAGGCGCCGGATTTGCGACAGGAGCAATGGGGGCGGGAGCGGCCGTACCGGGTACAGAGGCATACATCTGACGGGGAATGCCGCGGAATTCGGCCGGCATATCTTCTTCCCGCGGGATAGTTGGCTCCGGGCCCATAAAGCCCGGACGAGGCATTGCCGCGGCGACGGTTGGGGCTCCCTTTTCAGGAGGTTTTTGAAACCATTGCCTCGGCATTGATGGAGTTGTCCCATTTTTGCCTTTTTTGCCGAAACCGAAGATCTTCATGATGGAGCCGAGACCGCTGGTGCTGCGGTTGAACTCTTTATCGGCCATGCCGAGAAAGGTCTGGTATTGCTCCTGGGCGTGGTTATATTCCACGTCGGAAGCGTCCGGATCCTCTGCAATGCGCCGGTATCGATCGGCTATGTCCAGGATGCCGCGCACCTTCTCGACCTTCTTCTGCTCTTCTTGGGCGGTCTGACCCATGTAGCCTTTGAGGAATTCCCCAACGACAGACGATACTCCCTGAGCATCAGGCATGACGCCTCCTATCCCCTACGTCCGGGGCGAGATGCAGCCCGGCGAATTCGCTTCGCCTTACGAGCTGGAACGACGTACTCGCCTTTTCGCAAAAAATATTTCTTGGCCTTGTCGACTACTCCGACTTTTTTATCTGCAGCCATGGCACCCGCCGCATTGCCTGCAGGAAAGCTTGAATTTTTTCGGCGTGAAGTCGAACTTTGAAAGTTTCTTAAAAACAGGTTTGGAATATTTCTTTTTCATGAGTCTCCTACGCCAATCCGGCGGTTGATGGTGCTGCACTGGGTCCAGGCGTGCCACTGCCCTTCCCGCCTCCAACCATGGCCGTCAATCCTCCCAGACCGCCTGCCATGCCCGCTACCTGTTGGCCTTTGTCTCTGGCCATATCGGAATAACTGCGAGCCACGCTGGAATATCCTGATCCTGCAGCTCCGTACCCCTCCATTCCGGCGCCCGTGTTAAACTGGCTCATGGAGGTCAATTTGTTTACGGCATCCTGAACGCCGCCAGAATAAATTCCGGCCTTTGTTCCAGCCTCGCCCAATCTTATTTCTCGGACCATGCGATCGCGGGATCCTCCCGCCGGCATCTCCCGCGCTCTTTTAAGTGCGGTTTGATACTGCATGGTGGTCGCATTGATCTGGGGCGCAACCGATCGAGTCAGTTCATCGCCGCCTTTTGCCACATCCGTGTAATATTTCCCGGCGATTGCTCTCCATGGAGCTGATTCATCCAGCAATTGTCGAGATAAATTGCCTTGTCGTTGAGCAAACAATCCCTGTTGTTGCAGGGCAGATGATGCCTTTTTGCGCTCCCCGGATCCCATTATTTGCCCCCATAGAGAGTTTTATACTGTTCATTGTCCATGTAGGTGATCACGCATGGAGTCTTGGACCCCTTCAAATATGAATATTTTGGGATCCGACCTATTTCGATAAATCCAATCCGCTTTATGAAATTGACTGCATGTGAATTTGATTCCGGAGTCATGCCTATGACGATCTCCATCCCCAGTTCATCAAACCAGTAGGAGAAAACCATTTTGGCCATTCGGTCGACAATAACCGGATTCTGGTAATCCCTGAAAACACAGAATGATGCAATGGCCCTCAGGCTGTCTCCGTACTGCTCCACTCCGGAAAGCCACGCTATCGCAGCCTTGTCCTGAATGACATCGCCTTCTACAGTGTGGATAATTTGGAGCATGACGCCGCGCGCGCTGAAGAAGTTCATGAATTCCAGCAAATTCATCTGAGGATTGTCATGAAAAACCGTATCCCAAAGCCCTTCTTCTTTGATTCGATTGTGAAGAGATATGAGATCCTCCGGAGCGAACATCCCCTCCTGCACCACGTAGGGCATAAGCATGAATGGAGGCTGCAGCCACTGAAATTCCTTTTTCTCTGCCATAAGTTTCTCCCGACTGATAGCTTAAAACAATCGAGTCAAGTCCGATCAAATATATCCATGCAAATCTCCGAATACAGACATGGGAGGGGGAAGCCATAACCCCAAACGCATTGCGTACCAAGCCCCAGAAAAGGTAACCCCCCCAGTATATGTTGCGGGATAGGGGTCCTGTTCGTCGACACTCATTGTCGTATTGATGCCACGACCACGTAATGACTGGATATTACTGGCATAGTGCCTAGTTGTTGTACTATTTATATTTACGCCAGTTGTTTCGTTTGATTTAGCCGCGATCCACAAATATTGTCCTGCTGGAATTAGGACGGGATTCCCGGCGACCAGCGTCACCCATCCGGCCCCGCTGCCAGAGGTTAAACCAAAATCTGCCAGCAATGAGGCCCCGGCGGGATCATTAGCCGCGCCTCCGCTATATGCTCCCAATCTAATATCTTTTCCAAGCGTGTGTGTCCCGAATTTAACTGAAACAGATTTTAGAAACGTATTGGAAAGGTTATAAAGTTCCCCCTGAACAACGAAAGAATTTATCAGCGCCCCTGCTCCGGTTAAGGTATCGGCATCAACTTGGTTCATTCCCCAGTTTGTACTTTCTCTCCATACATCTGGGACAGACACCGTGGCGGCGTCATCAACACCGATCCAATAAATCCTATAATCGGTGGCGTACCTCGCGCCAAATCCAAACCATCCGGCCGCGGATATAGTGGTGTCGGTTATTTCAATATGCCACTCATTGGGCTCAACGCTGTCAAACCTCCACATTTTGAATTTCATGGCAGATCCGGACGCGCTCCAGCGCATCCACAAATACATGTCATCTCTGCCGCCCGGCATGCCTATTGAATTACCTGATCCAATCGTTCCAGACCCAGAAACCACCCTGCCAAAACGGAAATCACCAGGGGTGGCGGTTGAGTTAAACCAATAGGTTGTTTCTGACCCTGCAGCACCAGAGGATCTAAAGTAAAGACCCCATGCTGCCGTAGCAGTATTTATATTGCTAATCTTTATCAAAACTAAAGCACTGAAATTCTGAGTGCCATCCAGTGCGTCCCACGAGAACATTTTCCGTGCCGTGGCGCTATTCACTACATGGAGGCATTTTCCCGGGGCTAAAGCCCAATCAGAAGTTTCTACGGTATACGTGATGTTGGTCGTGGTATATCTTTTAGTCCAGCCAGTGGGTTGGGATCCCGTAAGATACTCAATAAAATCCGTCTTGTGCAGCGTCACATCAAACCCCGTAAATGTTGTTCAGGAAACCAGTTATAACATATTTGTCTTCTGAGCTATTGTAAACCAACTGGATCATGTCGGTGACGTTTGGATCGATGCTAAGAACAATAGCGGGAACATTGTATGGTTTTATGATATTGGCTCCCCAGGAAAGAGTTCTTCCTCCGGTCCCATCCTGTTTGAATTCTATGCGCAGGATTTGACCGTCATGCGCCCCAGTCGGGTTGTCAAATATTCGATTGTCTCCTAGTGTTACCCTGAAGTGATTTCCCAAGGAGGCATCCGTCGCAATAGTGGCGGCATCGGTCAGAGCAATAATCGCGGGCCCGAGGGCTCCCGCCATAGGGCGAACTCCGGTAAGAATGAGATATTGCAGATGGTCATCAACCCCAAGACCGGTTAAAGAAGAGTGAGAGGTTGAGGCCGGGAATCCCGCCGTTGTCACTGTTCCGAAATTTCTGTAATCAATAATCTCTCTGATTCTGGCTTTTGGCGCATTGGCATAACCATTTGCAGTCTGGAAAATGACCCGGGCAATTACCTTGAACTCCTGAAACGGCATCGTGCCAAAGCTAAGAGAATTATAAGAATTATTGTTCTGGGCGTTTGCGTAGGTGGTGTCCGTTCTTTGTCCTAGGATTGCGATAATGGGAGTATTGATATCGTTGGTCGCAAATATCCATACCGCGAAGAAATCCAGATTGGTCACTTCTGTCTGAGTCCACGCCCCTGCGGTGAATTGATTGTAACTGCACCGGGTACGCGCCGGGCTGAAATATGATCCCTCCAGGACGGGAAAATTATTGGCAGTCTTTTTTCTCCATGTGGCCGCCCCATCACGATAAAACACCGGTATCTGAGCTGGGACAGTGAGGATCTGCTGATATGGCGGCGTGGGAGTAGCATCGTCTATAATGTTGATTTCCACGTCTTCATCGTGAATAAATCCGCTCGATACCCCCAACTCAGCATGAACATCCTGATCGCCATCTCCGGCTGTATTACCACTTACAAGCACTCCGGTTTCGAATCTTGTACCAATCGTTTCGTGCAGGTATTTGTGGGTGACTTGATCCATTGATGGACCGTGGCGCTCATCTGCAAAAACCAGGACGGCATTGTTAGCTGAATCCCAATAGAGATATGCCAGACTGACAATTTGATCTATTTCCCAAAGGGTTTGGCTGGCCACCAACGTGCCGGCGGAGTTGAAATAAAAAAACCAAATCCCCTCCGTATCCGTTATGTCGGCCGTCAACGAAGTTGTCTTGGTGTACTTCACCCCATTGACATAAAAAACGTATTGGGTTACAGCCGGAGCGATCGTAAATGTTGGATAGGAGAATGAAATAAGAGAATCGCTTCTATTCGGAAATCCCCAATACGGAGCCGTCTCATAAGCGTGATGGCCGTCGACTTTATCCGCATCCAGTCCTGATCCTTCTCCCTGCAGGATGGTTAGAGTACGATCTGCGCTTAAATTACCGCCGCCTTGAAGAGGCGCTGTCGTATTGATTGCTCGCGAACTCGGCGTGAATCCAGTATGAGCGGCCTGGGCATATCCCAAGTTGGTCAACAGGGCATGATCCATTGTGCCGCCGCCTCCCCCGCCGGACCCCCCAGCGGCAGCCAATGCCTCCACTTCATTCAATCTCTGGAATATTCTCCTCAGTATTTGATTCAGTCTTTCAAACTGGTTGGCGAGCGTTCCTTTGCGGTCGAAATCAATCTGAGGGGATTCTCCGGGCATAAATCACCTTAATAAGTTTGTGGCGGTTCAAGCCGCGGCCGGCGATGAGTTTCTTCCGTATTCACATCGCGTAAAACCACCTGGCTTCTGGGCCAATCGATTTCGAACGCCTGGTTGGAGGTAAAAACAAAACGGAAAAGTTTCCCCTTCATCCCGGTCGGGAAATCCTGGCGCCGGATTGAGATATCCGGATAAGTGCTCGTATTTGCGGTAAGGGTGTAGGTAACCCTTAGGCTTCCATCAATGTATAGCTGCATGGTGACAGATTCATTTGGATTCTCAAGCACATAAAAGAGCTGCTTTAAAACTTTAATTCTCTCATAGGACAGAACCTGTTCGAATGAATCCGCAATGGTGACGTCTGGATTACGCTGTTCAGTGATGAATATCGGATCTGCGTAGAGCCTGATTCCCTGCGGTAGGCCATCAGTTCCAACCCCATCGACATCCACCGTAATGCGACCAATCTTTCCAAACAAATTTTGATCCAAGGATTGAGTTATTTTCTGCCGGCCGGAGGTCAGGATGTTAAAAGTCTGCTTTATTTCATTGTCCAGCCAGAAATTGAATTCAATCAGCTTACCATCGGTGTCAATGTCCATCTCGACGTGTTTCCACAGTTTGCGGTATGGGAATCCGTTATCAGTGTATGAAGTTTGCAAACTGTTAATTAATGGCGGCTCTGGGATGATCTCGAATCCGTAATCGTAAACTTTTACCTCATTGTCTCCGTCTGTGAGAAATTTAAGACGAGCCAGGGTGAAGCGTTTGTCCAATCCAAGCCCATAATAGAATTTCTTCCGGCCGTCGGCCGTCACATTGTCGACAATGGTTTTGATGACTTCGTGATCTCCTTGGGCCTCAATGCCAAGAAGAGGGACGCCAAAGGTGTCCATCTCGACCCAGAATTTAGTAAGAAACTTCGGGCCCTGATGCCCACAATAATCCCAATCTGTCACAAAGGTACGATGCTTCTGAGGCTCTATGAGAACGCGGTGAACTACTTTGAATATGCGCGTCGACGAATCGGCGTCGGGATCCGATTCGAAGGAAATGCGCAACGTCATCCTGGTGGCCATCTTGCTGTTTTCGTCTCCCATGACGAATGGGAAGACAACGCGCCCGCGCGCGGCCGTTTGGATGATTCCTATAACCTCATATTCCCCATCATCGAAGCTGGCCTGCAATGTGATTGGATATCCCTGAGTGTCAGCGTCGACCGTGATATCGATAAACTGCTTTTCCTGATCTGGGAATCCTAAATCGAATTCCTTTGTGTCAATTATGCACGGGATCCCATATCGGACAAGGTACCCGCTGCCGTCCGAGCATTCGTCCGCGGTCCCATATTCCATCCTGATCGGATAGGCTCCGGAGCGGCGCACTGTAACGGGTACACCGGGCACAACGCTGTACCATTGCGTGAGGTTGGCGCCAATCAGGAGATCTGTCTCTGGTTCCTGATAGAGATTTTGGGCTCCGTAAATGTACCAAAACCAACGCTCATGCTGGGTGTCCCAAATTAGAGTACGATCGTTTCGGATGGAAGCATCGGTTGTGGCGCAATAGGAGAAAAAGACCATGGAATTCCAAAACGCCATTGCTTCTTCATCTTCCCGATCGGCCGCAACTGGCTCAATTCCATTGACGGTCTCCCCAAAAAACACTTGGTTGATTGGCTCGGAAATTTTTCGTCCATTAGGAAATTCCCAAATCCCATCATAGGAGCGCATGTAAAGGCCGCGAGCGCCCCGACAAACAGCAAATTTGTTTTTGATTCCCTGGTTGACGGCTGTCGATACGGCCTTATAGTCTCCATTCTGCCCAACAATTCGATAAACCTTAGTGAGAGTGAAAATGAACAATTCCCCATCATGCTCAAACACTCGCATGATTTTTTCATTGCCGGACCCGACAATAACGTAATTGTCAGACGGAAAGTGCTCGATCCTGGCTCCCTTAGAGAATCTAAGCCAGTTTCCAGGCTCGGCAATTCCTTCAAGGGAAACGCCTCCCCAGGTCCAAAGTCGGTCATCGAAAATTTCAACACCCTCGACATTTTCCGGCGGGAGCTGATTGTCGGTCTCGAGCACATCCCCAAGGGATTCATCCCCGATGTTGTCCACGTAACTGAATGGGAATCCCGCCACGTAGTCAATCTCAGCCACTCTTTGGAATTGGGTAATCGTACCGCCCATTCTGTAAATCCTGATTTTGTCAGGATTTGCCATAGGGGCATTTGTCAGCGGAGTCGAAGGGAAACTCAATTCCACTGCCTTATCGACCAAGGTCCCCAGGGTATTGGCAAATGAATCTGCGTAATCGCTTTCGGTATCGGTCTTAGAGTTGTAAAAGGTATAGGTCCATTCAAGATCGGCGCCGTTTAATTTTCCGACCGGGGAAAAATAGATATTGTCAAAACTGACAACACAGGTTCCCGCGCCAACAACGGGATCTTTTGTAACCACTTCGACGCTAACGGCTGTTACCGTATCCCAACCCAAATTAATGAGTGCGCTTCCACTGTAATTATTCAGAACAAAGGAAGATTTATAGATTTGAATTTGCTGCCATGATCCAGGAGTATGACCGGAAAAATCGGTCACTTCCGCGGTGGCAATATAATTGTATTTGTCACCGGTGTCTCCCGGGATATCGCTCAAGACGAAATTTAAACGGATAGAAGCACAGTTAGATAAAGCTGTGGCATCGGCAAATTTTATTGAAATCTTAAAAGATTCATCCGGGTCCATAGTCCCGAAATCAGAGACGATCGGGTATCCAATGTCATTAACGAGTGCCTTTAGGGCTCTGCCCAGTTTGCCGGCGCCCGTGAGACTAATTTTTACAGCATTGGTTGTTTCTCCCGCTGCATCGTTCGAAAGATCGCCAACATTGGCCATCGGAGGACGATCGATCCCATAGACCCAGCCTCCCGGAGGCTCCAAATAAGGATCAGCCAAGTCGATCGGATCTTCGTTTACTTTGTAAAGACTATTGGGAGTTTCTCCGACATACAGATTGTAGCCCACTGCGGCGACTGGAGCAGAAGACGTATTGTCGTAGGTGTCATACCTGGTGGCCATTCCGATTGCCGTCAATTTGTTCTGGAAGTCTGTCACTCCGGCATGGCGGCCAGTGAACCCGATCAGCATTTTAGACTGAAGCGAATCTCCCGCGGGAAGGGTCACGCTGTAATCTGCGGTCCCGCCGTCTCCGCCATATTTTTGAGACTCGCGCTTGTTTGTGACGATGGTGAGCGAATTTACGTAGGTATCGTAACGACCCTTCAGTTCAATAATATATTCATCAAAATCCAGCATGAACTCGAATAAATCTCCGCCGCCTCCACCATGAAAAGGACCATCCGAAGCAGTTCCATCGCTAGACTCCCACAATACCTGAATACGATCGATCATCGACCCAGCCTGGAGCCTGACTCCGCGGACTCTCACTCCGTCTGGGACGGAGGCGTATTCGGCATCAGAAAAATAATGATTGGGATAGGTGAGGACTCCGATGGTGATATTCGGATCATTGTTCCCGGCGGTGGATTCAGAGTGATAGGTATATTTGGCTTTTTTCCAGAAAAGCTTTGATGTTTTTCCGCTGGGAATATAATTGGGCAAATTGGCTGCACTGCTAAAGGTTTCCGTACCGTCATTAAGAACAAAAGTGTATTTTGCCCAAATCCATCGCGCGAGAGAGGTTCCAACCCCGTACCACCAAATCGAGGGATAATCCGCCGCGGAAGTTTTTGAAGAGTCTCCTCCGGTCCAAGTCGTATAGTCTTCACACGCATCAATCAAAACATCGGTGACGCTCGACAAGGCGACATTGGTGATCGGACTCATCGGTTTAGGAATCCCGACCCGGCGCGCAGAAGCCATTCCGGCACAATGCTTCAAGAATTTGGTGCCGTCGGCCATAAAGGCATATGGTTTGGTTTCTGTGCCGCGCAAACTGAATGTTGCCCAAAGAGCCCTGGGATCGGTCGCGACGGAGAGATTTTCCCCTCCTATCACGGCTCCGAAATAATTATGACTGGCAAGCGGCCACACTGCAGCATCTTCTGGGTCGACAATCGGAGCCACGTAAAGCTGGCCATTTGTGATGGCATATCTCCACTGTCGATTATCGGAGTCCTTCAGATAATAGGAAGAATATGGCGCCGCCGGCAATCCTGCATTCAAACGTCCAAATCCCTTCCGAACTGAGACCGAGTTTTCGCGATCAGTCTGGGCATTCGAAAGCATCTTATAGGCAGTAATGGGAATTTCATCCGGACTGGACTTGATGATGATGCCACTGTTGGCGAAGGAAATCGGCACAGAGACGATTTCTCGATTCATACCCTAGCCTTCCTATTCTTGGCCGATGCTCTTATCTTCTCTTTAGTTTCTTGACTATGCCGACGAGCTCTCATCATTTCAACTACATGCGGTGGACGTGGAATCCCCTTATGCGATTCTGCCATTTTCCGACAATGCTCAATATTTTCAGGACGTTTACCTAGAAGAGATTTTTGTCTTTTCCATTCTTCCGTATGTTTTGGGTGGGACTGTCCCGTATTAGCCTTTTTTATCTTTTCGATTGTTTCTGCTTTATGTTTATATCCAATACGGGACTTAGAAGCCAAAGAGGATATTTCCGATCTTCTTTCAGGAGGAATTCGTCGTTTTGCTGCCCTCATTTTCGATCGGGTTTCTTCCGATACCTTAATGCCGACAGTCCCCTCTCCTCCATCGGTTACATTAACCAAGTCAGCGCCAGACTGCCTAAATCCAAGAATCCACGCTTTTTCGGCATCTATGCGCTGGTGGTCTTCGCAGGTTTCTAATATTTCGGCGATAGGTCGTAACCCAATTTTTCTTAGACTTTGAATCCAAGCGGTTCGATGTGTTCTCCGTTTGTCATTGCAATGATCGCGCAGCCGCTTCCTAAGAGTATTGGCTGTCACTCCCACATACCTTGGGGCGCTATTCCTGGGATCTCGCAATAAATAAATGGTCTGCATTCTTACCTCAAATTTGGATAGCAGAATCTTCTTTGATGAGACGCAACGCGAGCCTAACGCCTACCATATATCTTTCCTGAGCGTAACTGCTCCTGCCCAGATCCTGGTTTTCTCCGTCTTTGGCCAAAGCAAGAGACAACACTTTCCAGCGCAAATAGGGTTCCCAGATATCTCTTAAGTGAAGGTCCTCGAACACTGATGCGTACTCATCATATAGGTAGTCGGCAAATATTCTGATTGTTCCGCCGGCAGCCGGGATTTTATTCAATTCAAACTGAGTGACGGCGAGATGATCTTCGTGCCAATATGATGGCTTACCAACCGCGTTGTTTCTCCAATTGCGATCTTCCATCATAAAATCATTCGAAGTCTGCCGCCGCAGATTCTTACCGTTGAAACTGACCCTGTTGAGATCCATCGTATTGTCTGGACGATTAAACAGGATTGTCGATCCATCCGCCGACACATTCACATCTGTCTGAACCATGCCGGTAAGCCTCAGAAAATCCCTTTCCGCATTATTCAGATAGGCGAGCATTTCCGTTCTGGTCCAGGCAAGAGACGGAAAATCGTTGTCCTCTTCATTGAGATCAGTGGCGATTCGGGTTAAAAAATCAGTAATTGCTATGGTCACTGTTGTTTTTCCTCAACCTGAGGCCTCAGGGATTCACTCGGGTCGACCTGGCCGAACGAATATACCGGGTACATTCGAATCACATTGCGCCCGGCCGCATCCTGCACACTCCTCAGAAATGAACGATAAAGAGATCCTACCTGTTGCAGCTCGGGCCCGCCTTCCTTAAACGTAGCTCTCTCGACACAGTAATCCTCGATCGCAGATTCGTATTCAGCCTTGACTGGCAACGCAACCGCGGCATCCGTAACGGGCGCATGGTCCGTCAGGCCTTCAACGTATATTGTTTTGGCTCCCAGCGGACGAGGATGAATAAGGATCTTATTCAATCCAATTGGAGACCAGTTTTTTAAAGTGGATTTCTGCTCTGCGGTCTTTTCCCAATCGACTTCAAAATCCAGGTCCGATACCGCTTGGCGCCGCAAATACTTTCCATCCCGGACAGAAATAGGGGCGATAATTGTCGCTGGATTGTCATAAACATTGTGGGTCGCGTCGACGCTCAGTGAGGCCGTAAGCTGGAATTCCCACGCAATGAGATTGAGTTCTCCAATTGCTTCGTTCACGAAGACAAGGATCTCCGCTCTAGTCCAGTGAATGGGAACCAGCGGATCAAGCACATCCAGCCTTCTGAGTATCTGACTGATTAAATCGTTTGCGTTCATTAAGAACTCGTAACATCAGGATTGATAACAAGATTGCCAGAATTCAGAGTGTAAACATTCCCTCCTGAATCGACTACTTCCAGATCCCAAACCAAGATTGTCTTTACTTTTGAGACTGAAGCCGTATCGGCCGGCAAGATAGCGACTGTAAACAATCCTTGAGCCGCGCTGGTTACGGTAATCCCATCGCCAATGGTTTTTTTAAAGACCGCATTGGCGTCGGTATCAGTAGTTTTATTTTTGGCCGTAAACGACATGCCAAGAATTCCGGTAAGATCATATGGGCTTGAGGATAAAGTTGCGGTTCCAGCCCACGACACGCTGTCACCTCGAGTCATTGAAAAATTCATAGCATTCTCCTCATGAAAGAATTTGGCACTCAAGATCTGCCACAGGCGCCGCATTCTGTTCTAAATCAGCGACCGGAACAGCGGATTGAACGAGAACCGCAATCGGAGCATCGTTCAGCTCTAATTCTGCAAGTGGTTTGCATGCAGCCGGCACAGTACTGCATTCCTCCCCGCTTGCGCCCCCAGGATCGACCGGAATTTGATTGCTCCACAGTCCGACTGTTACCTGAAGATATGTGGTATGACTGACCGTAGGAGCGGATTCCAACGGCACCGGAGAGAAGAATGGCATCGCATTTAAAGCAGCCGCCTGGAAATGGAGCAACATTGTGTTTGGATTGGGCTGTGTCGCTAAAAGAGAGAAATTATTAGGATTGCCATATTGATTTTGCCAAAACTGAACCAGTGAAAAATGGTTTGCCACAGGGTTGACAAATCCAGCCCAATCCAAGGTAATCCCTGGATCAACCGAATCGTCATACAAGCCCAAATTGATCGGACCTGCTTTGTTTACCCTGATCGGATCTTCAGCCATTTTTTAGTCCGGGACTCGAATCGCCATACGATATCCACGATAATCATTTACAGTAGCTCTGGGAGTAGGATCCACCAGTCCGCTAACTATCATAAATTGTCCGGTCACGCCAGCGTCGATTGGGATGGTAAGTTCAGTCCCGGGATCCCCTGCGTCTTCTGGTACAAGAAGGCATTGATAGGCCCTGCCCGCATACCGATGGTCCCCTCCGCCAACAGGCTGCACGTAAAACATAAGATTGTGGAATATCCAAAAGCCAAGCAAGTCCCGTTGCGGTCTGGGGCGTCCGGTAACTTCACAAGCATAATGGCAAATTCGCTGAATGCTCGCAGGGGCCGCATCGTCAATCATAAAGGCATATTGAAAATACCCCGCCCCATAAACATCGGCCGTTGTTCTGGTTGAATATGCAAAAACATATTTTGAATGTACGTTTTGCACTTCCGGGGACAAGTCTAAGATTCCCGCCCAAAAATATTCGGGATCCGTGCTTTGAGTTTGGATATCGATGAAACAGTGGAATTGTCCGGTAAATATGCGAACAATAGATCCATTTGCCGAAGGGATCTGGATGCGCCGGGTCATGATGGTTGTTCCGCTTTGGTCGCGAACAACTATTGTCAGTTTATACTGAGTCGTGCGGGTGAACTCAACATCGAAAAACCTTCCCGCCCCGTCTACGGGAGAGGCGTACCGGGCTCCAGTTGGATTCGTCCAGGCGGGAACATTGGCAAGGACCTGAGTCGCAAAATCATCCATAATCGTCTGAACGTCAGTTACCCCTGCTCGTTCAAAAAAATACTTGCTGGAATTTAAGAAATCAGCGATAGCCATGCTTATGCCTTTCTCATCATAGGTTTAACCCCATATGTGTCAGAGGTCATGGCAACAATAAACACTGCGGTCACGCCGGAATCGATTGGTACGGTGAGCTCGGTTCCTTCTGTAATATCTCCAGTCACAAGACAATGAGGAAGTCTGCCGCATAATTGGTTTGTGTCTTTAATCATGACCTCCAGCGGAGCAAACATATATGATCCGCTTAAAGCCTGGAAGTCAGCGATATCCGACCAATTCAGTGAACGCTGAATCCCCCCCTGGTTATTGACATAAGCTCCTGTGCTTGGATCGTAGAGATAATATTCATAGAAGTTATTCAGGGTTTTGCTGGCAAAATATATCGGACGTGGAGAAACCAGAGAGGCTGCAGGATAATTATCCAGAACTCCGCCCCTGAAAAAGTGCACCGCTGTCGATTTTTCACTGAGGATATAGCAATGCAATGGACCAGTGGAATACTTTACAGTGTTCCCTCCTGCGTCGACGTTCAAGGTTACAGACGCCGCAGTGATTGCCAATCCGGCATCATCGAGCATATCGATGGTGAGCGCGGTCGCAGAGGCCCGCGTCAGAGTGAGTGTTATTCTGATCTGATCCGCTCTGACAGGGGAAAGAAACGTGCTCGGGGATAGGCCGCTTCCTCCAACGGTGCATGTCCAACCATTGGCGATCAGCTCGGTATAGAGATCATCTATGATAGTTTGGACGTCCGTAACGGCCGCCGTGGATAAATATCTGAAGCTTCCAGCAAGAAATTGCGGAATAGACATTTTTATGTTCCTCTGATGAATTGGAGGCGGAACAAAAACGCTCCAATTTGTCCAAGCGTGTACGCCTCTCCTGGATTGGACGATTCATGAATAAGAAGATTGCCGCCACTTGCGGCATCAAACACGCCCCAATTCGTAATGGTTTTATTCGCATCCGCGACAATGGCGCCCGTGAGCTGGTATCCATCCCCGACTGCGGTAACGGTGACAATTTGGCTCACCATGACTGGACGAGCCTCGGAGGCCTCTGTAAACAATTGCGTACTCGTGGGAGAGGCATTCCCCGCTCCGGTGCCCCATGCAAAATAGACCGGTTCGTTCCCCACTCCCTTAAGACGATTGGCCAGAATGGACAACCCGGCATTGGTGATATAGGCTATTCGCGCCATTACACACCCCTATGAATAAACGCCACCAGTTGCAAACGATCCGCCTGCATTGCCTGGAAGATAATTATCTCCGCCGCCATCACTGTCGATAAGGGAAACTTTGTCAACGTAATATCGTGTACCCGTTACAGTGTTTCCATTCGTGAATGTCATTGACGATGCAGTGATTGTTGAGCCCGTCCGCGATCCAAATGTCCAGGAACTAAATGCCGGAGTATTGCTAAAAGTGATCGTTCTTCCACTCAGGAATATTTTCCCGCAATTATTGGCATAGCCATGCGCCAAGGCCCCACCGCTAACAGCATAATTGCCAGTAGCCTCAATGATTCCTCCATTTAAGGCATACAAGTGATAGGTTGCCGCGGCGCCGAATTCTATATTTGCGAATCTCAATATGCCATTTGTCGCTCTGAGAGCGGTGCCACTTGTCCCTGTGACGATCTTCATGTCTTTTACGTTAACAGGGCAATCGTAATTGTCGACTGCATGAAAACCATCGGCGCTTGTGAGATTTATCAGAACGTTCGCCGGCGTCCCAGTATTCCCTTTGATCGTCAAACGTCCTATATTGGTCGTGTATCCCCTGACCACAGCCCCAGCGGTGTACGTTCCATCCCCTACTTGAATAGTAACGTCGTATCCATCAAAGTCCAGGCTACTCAATATTTTATTTACAGCGGCTTGAATTGTCAGGAACGCTCCGGCGGCGGTGTTCGCCAGTCCATTATTGGTGTCGTTCCCATCCGTTCGAACATAATAAGTTCTCGCTGCCCTAAGGATTTCTCTTTCCGGATATCCGTTGTAGGTCCCCCCCGCGGCCTTGATGCCAGCGGCGTTACCAGGAAGACTCAGTTCGCTTCCGTCTCCGGTCCAAATGGTCGAATTTTTGTCGGACACATAGCGAACTCCCGTGGCCGATCCTGACCAAATCGTGCCAGTGGTGTCTACAATTCCATTCGTTGCAACGTAGGCAAAACCGCTTGAGAAATTCCTGGTTCCCACTATGGTTACGGTAACGGGAGGACTGAAAGGAATGATCTGGCCGAAATATTCTGCATCCATGTGCATCGGAGCATCAGCTGAGATTTTGTAATCCTCAACGGCATATACGACTGATCCCCTGACCGATCGGATGTGAGTGTAATTTGACGCCCCAAAGTCTATATTGCCGAAGGTTACCCAAGAGCTTTCGGCATAAATGCATGGTCGGTTCCCGATGCCGGCAACCAGTTTCATGCCGCCAAAATAAAGTTGTCCCTTGGCATCCAGGGCTATTTTGCCATTCCACCATCCAAACACAGCAATGCAGTCATAGACCGCGGAAATGACAACATTTTCCGGATTGGTTGAGTTTCCGATAATGGAGAATTTCCCCATGTGCGGAATCGAATTCATGAGGATTATCGGATAATCGGCGCTGTATGTTCCATCAGCAACATAAATCGTGACATCGTGACCAGCGGGGTCTATGAATTCACGAATATAATCGATGCCGTGCTGGATTGTCAGCCAGGCATGGCCAGAATTATTTGCGCTTCCGTCATTGGAATCACTTCCATCTGTCCGGACATAATAACTGGCATTGGCTGCAAGTTTTTGTCTGACGCCAGTGGTTAGGATGCCCCCGATCGTGATTCCGGCAAATGATGGACTGCTGGAAGCGGATAGTCCCTGAGGACCTGGTCTTTTGCCAATTCTAAGGTGTCCCATTTTAAAATACCTCGTAGACTATGTTCACCCCTTCCCCTGCAGTTCCAAGAATGTACCACTCGGAAAGATCTTCGACGTTTTGATCTCCCGTAGGACTGATCTCGTAATCTACCAATTGCTCATCAGCCACTGGTTTAATCAATTCGTGAGCCTTTCCCGTTGTGGGAAGATTTCCATTAACATCCTTGGGGGCGATTTCTATTGCGTGGGAATTCGTTCTCTTCACCTGGACAAGGGCTAGGCTGACTTTTAATGATGTTGCGCTGAGCGGTTCCGCGGTGTCTCCTGCCAAAATCTTTTCAAGAAAAATAAACATTTCTATTCCCTCCCGACAACTATGTTAACGGAGGGATGTCAAGCGACAGTGAGATTATTCACTTTTCCCGGGTTTAGAATTGACCGAGGGAGGATATTCGAATTCAATTGTGCGTTCTTTGGGCTGATTGTCCTTTGGGAAAGGCGGCAACCCTTCTCCGGCCGGAGAGCCTTTACGAGGTACAGGTCCTGAGTCAGTCGGGATGTTAAACTGAGCCTTTGGATTGTTCATTTCTAAGCTTCCTTTCGGTCCATTGCCGCCGGCCGACCGGCTGCGGGTTATCCATCTGCTCAACCAGGATCCGGCTATCGCAATAAGTAGCGAATCCTTTCTCTCGAGCTCTTCGGCAAAACAATAGATCCATGCCGTACCGGGTATCCTGCGGATAATAAAAATATGGGGCGTCGAGGGCTTCGAAGACCTCTCTCTTAATAAGCATTACTCCCGTGCCACAGCCTCCGGGCGCCTCGAACACCTGATCGACAGGGTAATTGGTCATGTTGACCGGTTCCCCGGTCGATGAATCAATGTCATAGACGAGAGGGGCGTTGTTTCCCCCGGATCTAAAGAAGATTGGAGTTGCGATTGGCTTGTCTATTTCCAGAAGTCTTTCCAGGATATCTGGTTGGATAAGCATGTCATCGTCGACAAAGAACAGGAAATCCCCTCCACCAGTAAGTGCGATTTCGACGCCTCCATTCCGGACAAGAGGGCATCTTACCCCTGGGCCGCCCACATTAAAGCGCACCTTGTATTTTCCCATCGCCTCAGCCTTCCCGGTCTGTTGAGAAAATAATAGATGCGTCATGTAGGGAAGGGCTTCTACGGATTGATAAACAGGAATGGTAACTAGGACTTTGGGACAGGAGATCATAAAAAATAGCCTTCGTCGTGGGATTGCCAGAAATCGCTGCCTGGCGCAACTAGATTATAGCGCGAAATTATCCATTCCAGGTTCTGCATATAAACATTGTCATCATCGAGAATGGCGCCGTTCATTGCGATCTGGGCCTGGTTGCGGAATTCCCTGGATGCCGTCGGGTCGTAATATTCGCTCTTGCGGTCGTGCAGCAATGCGTCGGCCAGGGTGTGATTGACGATAATTCCGCTGGGGATGCAGGTAGGCGGGCAATCCTCATCATCAGTCAAATTGGGAATTATCCTGGAGGCTATGAATGGAATGGATTGATCGACTGTCGGGGTGGGATATAGTTCGTATCTAATCCGGCCAATATGGTCTGGTGTGAAATTTAGCATTAAAGAAGGCCAGCCCTGGGCGGCGCGCCAAGCGTCATAGCGTTGCACAACCTCCTGGGGGAGATACGCCTTTATCGCCCAGCCCTGATTCATGTTTACGATCGACCAAACGACTTTCAGTCCTGGAGGCATCGTTATGTACGGCTCAACGATCTGGTAGGTCTGGGCGGTTTCGGCGTCATGCGAGTAAGGGCAGTCTATTTTCATGCGCTGATCGGAAGTAATCCCTATAATGGGATACATGCTTTTCCGGTATCCCACGCGCATCGCCCGGCCGATATATGAGCTTTTTGTAATGGTTTCTCCAGCGGAATGGACCTTGGTCGGCCTCGCCTGGAATGTCGTAGAGGTCACCGAATGAACCAGGACAAACTCCTCGTTGGCCGTTCCCTCGCCAATAAGAATCCAGTCCCCCATTTCGATATTGGTCATCAAGACAGGAGTCACGTCCTGCAGTTCGTTGGCCACCGTCACGTCCACCGAGAGAGTCGTATTGACTGAATCTCGATATGGCCATGCGGTTGTTGTTCCTGTAATGATGTCAGATCCAGGCGTGGCTGCGATAGTTCCTGTCGTGTAAGCGGCGTGGATTCTAAACTCCCCACGCACAAAAAGACCTGCCCATGTGCGCAAGCCTTGGATTTCTCTAAGATGCAGGTTTATTCGGCGCTTAACGAGTTGCGAAGGGATTTTACTATTCCAGGAAATGACATGATCGATCATCTGCCCAAAATTCTCCTGAGCCATCGCGCCGGTAAACGGCTGGATAGGGCCGATATATTCGTTCATTGTCATCCTTGTTCTTGCAATCCCGGGCCGGCGTCAATCAGATGCCGAACCCGGGACGCAACGGCAGATTAGAATTCCCCGAAGATCAACAGGTCGATATTGGTTGCAGGCCCGGCGGTGACCGTGAAGGTGATCGTGCCGTCGCTCTGCGTCCAGGCGATCGCCTGGGTTTCTCCGAGACCGCTGGCAAATACCTGGTTGACCTTGCTGAATCCAGATTCCAGGGTATCGCCATCGGTTATAGATGAGGCTGTGCAGCGTTTGCAGGGCGAATTGCCCTGGCCGACAGCCTCGTTATCTTTGGTAATCGTAACAGCACCCATCTCTGGCCTCCTTATTACCAGTCAAGATTCTGCAAGAGAACGCGAGCGTACCCTGAAGTATCATAGGCATCCAGAGCGACACCGTAAACATTCTCGGTGGGCGCCACGGTAGTGGCAATGCGTTCGAATTGCATGTCGGTTGTGCCGGCAATCAAGCGATCGCCTGCAACTGTAGCCGCAGCCACCTTAGTGTGCTGAACTCCTCCGACAACGATCCAGGTGTAATAACCATGCGTTACACCCGCGACTTCGAAAACTCCAGCGACGGAATTCTTTCCGCCAATGGAATCATCATAATCGCTGGTGACAACGAATGACCCAGTGTCGGGATCCAAAGTTTTCCAGTGCGCAACTCCGCCGGCGACAGCATCTACATCGCCAGCGCCGTTATCGAATTTGACGTACCGGTATAACTTGCCCTTGTACTGGATGATGCGGCCCGGGACGTTAATAGCGGACGCATCGTTTGCATAAGCAGGTCCAGATTGCGGAAACTCAGCAACCTGGTTGGGACCATAAAGCAACTGCTCTCCCATGACATTACTCCTTCCAGATTGTTGAATTTAGGCCGTAACTCCGTTCAATTGGAACATCATGCGTGGGTTGGTAACCAGATAGTTGCCACTCCACAAATACTGTCCGACCATGTCATCTGTGCCCTGCGCCTCTTTCCAACCGGTCCAGCCGAACTGGTAACGCGGAAGAGTGGAAACCCAGAACTGGATGTAATTCGTGTTGAGCCCCCAGATGTAGCCGGCCGGGCAATACTGGTCGACCACGATGGTGACTCCATTCCACCGAAGAGCCTGAAAACCGATTTTGGCAACATCTTCGCCCGTCGCCTCGAATCGTTGCTGCGGGAGAATTTTGTTGTAAATCAGGTTCCAGCAATCCTGAGTGGTCGCGATCATATCCACATGCTCGTTGCCCATGTAAGAAGCTCCATAGGCGGTCTGCATGCCCTTCATGGTGAAGGTCGACAGGGTATTAACATACGCGTTAATCCCCTGGTTGTTGGTGCCGTCCGCGATACCGAGATCGCTACGATCCACTCCTGCATAGGACCCGTAGGTCAAACCATTGTCCAGTGCAGCCAGGAATCCATCGACGTGAATGGTATCGGATACAACGCCAGTTCCATCCCGATACATGTTCTGGGCCAGGAGTTTGGCCATTTTTCCAGAAGCATTCACAAATTTGGATTCGATGTAAGACATTGCGGCTTCGGGCCCACGAGCCAGAACATTGTCCGGTCCATAGGCAGAGATCGTGACATAGTAAAACTTTGGCGCGACCTCAATGTTGGTATCGGTTTGGACGTACTCAGTTTTGAACTGACCGCCGCGTTTGTACGCGTCTCCATTCAGCTCGGCATATCCGATCGGTTGGCTGATCTTGGTGCCGCCCTCAAATCGCTCCGCGCACCGTGTCCGAAGACGGGTGAAGACGGGTGACGATTTATAAACGACATCGATCAACCGAGGGATAATATGCCGCTGGACTTTTCCAGTTATGTCCGCTTTTGTTACTCTTCGCGCGAGCGAAGGGGCCAGTCATTTCTGCTGACCTCTCATGCTTTCACATGAGGCCCGACTGTATCATCCGCAAGCTATTTCTTGCGTCTTCGCGTGCAGTCTGTGAGGGGCCAGATAGTGGATTATTGAAGTCTAGTATTTGATTCCCCAAAGATACTTCATCCAAAGAAACCGGATTCTTACGTGTCATCCCTAACTTCTCTTCACGTTCGATCCTTGAGGTCACATACCGATTCAATAAAATGGCTTGTTCTTTTTTGGCCGTCAGTTGGGGAATAAGCAACTCTGTGAGCCTTCTTACATCAGCTCTTTTGGTAACGCCAATTCTCCACCGTTTTAGCCTCTGGTGACTTGCCGGCTCAGCACATGTCAAATATGGACGGATTCCGAGAGATTCTAATATTTGTACTGCCCTCAAAATAATTCTCTCGTCACCGTTCCCTATAGCCATATCTGTTTTCCGGCAATTCCATTCGGGATTTTTTGTCCCATTGTTCTTTGTCACCGATATCGTACCTTCTCCATCGAAGATACCTGCAAGCCATGCTATATCTGTTTCCTGCTGATTGGCCATTGTCTTATCCTCGGAATTTTCGCTCATTGGCATCCTTGGCTTTAGGCTGTTCCAGCATATAGCGAAGTTTGAGTGGGACCATACTCAATTTTAATCCCACGTAAGCATTTGACTCTCCTTGAGTTAAGTTGAACAAACACCGTAAATGCACTTAATTGGCTCTTACTGTGCACTCACCTTGTTTGTCGCTACCTTCCACTCTGGTTCCGCCCGTGGGCTTCCATTGTGGCTCCGGTCGACCGGCGGTGCCCCGATCGGGGGAGCCTTCCCCGATCGGGTTGAGACTGCTAATACTTTCCTTCAGCGCGAAGCTCAGCGGCAATCGCATGAGCAAGCCGATGCGATCCATCCGCTGGAATATTCGGATCAATCTGCGATTCAGTATTCTTAGACTGATAAACCATTTGCTGCAGTGGCCCCATAATGGGCGGCGCGCCGGCAGCGAGGGGGTTTCCCTGGGTCGCCTGTTGTTTGGCGTCAAATTCCTTCTGCAATTCAGCCCGAATATCATTTTTGATTTTTTCCATCCGGGCATCGGATGTGAGCTTTTCGTAAGCTTTCGAGAGGTCTCCGTTGTAATTTGCCGACTCTCTCAACAACGCATCGCGATCAAGGTCGAGGCCAAATTCAGACTTTGCCCTCTGCATCGTTCCCATAACGTCCATGGTTGCACGGGAATAAGCTTCAAGCTGTTTTCCGGCTTCATCCTGGAATTGCTTTGTGGTAAGCAATTCCCCGCTATCCAGCATCGTATTGATTTTGGTTACCACGCCGGCTAATCGTTGAGCTTCCAGACGGGCATTGGCAGCATCCGTGCGAGCCTCTTTGATGGCTCTCGCAACGGCGTTGTCATCCGACATGTTAATGTCTTCGATGGTAGTATTCGTTGCCGATGGATTGGATCCCTTTGCCAGTTCTGCGGCTCTGGCTTCTGCGGCTTTGGCCTTTTCAATGGCGGCTTCCCGCTCTTTTACGGCCTGGGTGTAGTTGGCCCGATTCTGTTCTACCCAGCCCAATCCCTTATCATAGGCGGCTCTGCGAACATTGTCGGCTTCGGTTATTTCATTCATCTTTCGAGAAAATTCGGATTGACGCAGATAACCGGCCGACAATTCCTTGCCGAAATCCAGCAAGGTAGGATCTTCCAATTGTTTGCGCAACCCTTCTCGTTTCGTCGGATCGGCAACTTTGCCGAGCAACGCTTCGAGTTCCGGTGTTAGCGGCATTTTAAACCATATTTTCTACTCGTCCTTTGTTTGGCATTCTCCCGATGCCATCAGTTTGTCTTACGCCAAGGGCGGAGTAGCGCCCGGAATGCCAGGAGGAGCCTGACTCATCTCCGGAGGCAACGCCGAAGGCGGTGGAGCCGCACTGACAGCTGACACTCCATTGGTAATGACTTGAATAGCCTGCCGGGCGAAAGGAGCGAACCCCTCTTCCAGCTCAGCCATTTGCTCCAAAACTGCTTTTACGGCGCTCGCCTGGGACATCAATGCCCCGTGCGGGTTGGCCTGGCCTTCTGAAGCCGCTTGCTGCCGTGCGGCAATGGGCCCCATTGGACCTGGACCCGGGCCGGCGCCCATCTGCCCCGTTACATCCGGAGGCTGAGGAGGCGCCTGCCCTAATGCCATCGGAAAAGAAGCCATGGCTTAGTCCTTTCCGCCCCCTTTGTTGGGAGGGATAGTCGATTCAACATTGTGTGGAGTCCTATCCAACGGAACATGAGTTCCCGGGCTATCGTACTGTCCCTTAAGGGCAGTCCCGTCACCCTGGATTCCCTGTCCACTGGAAGGCTCGTTTGCAGATCCTACTTTATCCGGCATCGCTTTCTCCTTTGTGAATACACCCTGAAAAGCATTCTCCCGAAATTCGTTATCGCCCGCCGCCCCTGTAATTGGTTCGGCGCGCCTTGCGGGCTACCATCTCTCCCTTATGAAGAGTGCGCTTCCCGGTTGCGCGAACCTGTCCGCCCTTACGCATTCCTGATTTTTCCCGCTCCGCGCGTTTGAGCTGCATCCCTCTTGAACGGTCCAGAAGTTCGTTCTGAGAAAGAAGTCTCTGCTCCATTCGGTCCTCTGGGGTCAATCGCTTTTTGGGACCAATGGCCAGCCAACGCTGTTCTGATTTGGCGCCGAGTTCTCTGATTCGCTCCAATTTTTTATCGGCAGAAGCAATATATTCATCGGCTGTTTTCGGCATTATCTCCTCCCCGAAGATCTATTGTTGCTTCTGTTCTTCCGTCTCTTGCCGCGATCTTTTTTTGACTGACCAGATTCGTTGAGTCCAATCGCGATCGCCTGCGCCCGCGAGGTTACGGTTGGGCCTGTCTTGGAGCCGCTATGCATCTTACCCTCGGAGAATTTCTTCATCTCCTCGTGCATCCGTTCTTTTTTGGCTGACTTCGATGCACTTGGCGTTAATTTCGGCATTGGGCCTCCAAAAGCTTTGCGAGAGGAAAACGGACAAGTAAAAGTTTTCCTCCCGCATTGCTTATCGGGAGAATATCTTTCGTCAGATTTGATTCTCTCAAAGCCTTGTCAAGTCCCCTCGAAAATTTCTTTAAAATTATCTCGATCCGCCGCGTGATTTGCTTCGCGACCGCTTTCTACCAAGCTTCCGCAGTGTATTGGCCAAACGCGCGCGGCGACCAATAGCTCCCTTGGCGCCCTTCTTTTCTTGCGCGTATTCAGCCACAGATTTACCGGCTTTTTTTGCAGAAGCTGTAAAGCTTCCAGGCTTCTTGATTGCGCCCTGGATCCATTTTTCGGCCATAAACTCTCCTATGAATGAATTGGCCGGCCAGAAGGATCGACCAATCCGAATGGCTTCGCTTTTTCTATACCGGGTACAACGATCGCCTGTAGTTTTGGCTTGGGCTTCGAGACTTCTATTTCACGGCCGCATTTTGCACAGGTAAAACTAAGAGTTTCTCCGATAGACGCCTTGGCGCGCAGAATCGATTGCTCGTTTCTTTTGCCGCATCTGGAAGCAGGGCAAATAAAGATAACGGCCTCGCAGGCGGGTACGTGACGTTGCATGCGTGTTCGGACGCGTTTCTTTTTTCCGAAGCCGAGATCTACCTCGTCATAATGGTTGTAATATTCAAAATGAGCCGGACGTGAAGTCGTTCCTATCGGATTAGCGGACAAGACAATTCCTGGCATTTTTATCCCCGCATTAATTTATTGGCTCCGGACGTGCAGTCGTTGCCTGATTTAGCTGTTCAAGCGCCTCGGGACTCAACCCGCCGCCGCCCGCCGTCATGGACATCTTTTGACGTAGCATATTGGTCAAAATATCGGCGCCTTCAGCCTTAAGGTTACGTTCCACAGACTCAGTAAGAGATTCAAGGTCGAGGATCTTGTAGAGATTCTTGCGATCCATGTCTCCTTGCTGGCGCAGTCTCATTGCTTTTGCCTGATCGGGCTCTCTCGAGCTCTTCAACAATGATCCTGGCATGACGGTCCACTTATAACTTCTCCAGTGATCATATGGATTGAGAGGCTCTGGAGTAATTTCTCTCGGATCCCAAGTCCAATCAGTCCATATGAGACCATCGAGGCCCATGGAAAGAATCCTGCGTTTCACTCGCAGATACTGAAACGAATTGGCCACCCACTGTTCTCCAACCTCGCGGAAGAAGGCTTCAATGTATCTCACCTTCAAACGGACCAGGGTTTGTTGGTTCTGTCCAAGAGACTCGAGCGTATCTGCCGATGGAATGATCTTTTTGTTCATTGCCGCGGACGGGTCAATGAAACCGGTTTGGGCGGTCAGTTCCTCGCGGGCATACATCATGGTTTCGAACACAAACGATGGAAGCTGCGCGATCTGAGCCCAAGTAGGCGGTTGCCCAGCTCCTGGATTGTAATAGAGTCTGGCGCCCGGCATGTTGGGATCCATGGTTTTACGCATTGCGTCAGAGAAAGCATTCAGGGGGGCGCTCATCGGCGGATTGACTGCCTTTTTCACCATATCCAGAATGCCGGCCAGGATGTTGTTCATGACATCCTGCATCGGTATCTGGTTTCTAAATTCAGAGACGCCCGGCCATTGCCAGGGCACTTGGTTGATGCGCAGAGCTGAGAACGGGAACCGTCCATGCCAAAAGGGGTTGGGACCATCAAAAAGCACCACATCTCCACCCATGATGATCAGCCGGCCGCGTGGATATAGCCGGCCGCGCGGTTGAACAAAATACCCGGTGCCCTTGGTCATATCTCCGACATAAACTTCTACGTTGGAGGTATTAATGCTATGGTCCTTCAGCCAAAACTCCCGATATCTGCCCATTGGAATGACAGAGGAAACGGTGGGGTTTTCCGTCAATCCAAATAATCTTCGATATGCCGCCCCAAGGTACCAGAAAGCTTGATTGGCGAAAGAGGTCGTTCGTCCTTTGTACCGGCTATACCGCTCATCCGGTCTTACAAGGTCTCCGAAAATTGGAAACTTTTCTTGAAACCATGCAAGCGGCATCGGCTTTTCGTAAATAAGCCCGTATGCATCCTGGAGTTTTTGGCTGGGTTTGATCGGCATCACATCCAGAGGTCCACAGGCGGTTAATTCAATATCGCCCTCTCCGGAATTAAGATCCTGATTCCACACCTGACGCGCATATCCTGTTGTCAGTGCGGAATAGATGATTACCATGGCGGTAGTCACGTCGACGTCATTATCGACAAACCACGACCTGGCCATTCTGTTGAGCTTTTCGGCCGTGTTATTGTAGGAACGGTCTCGGGCCTGGACTTCGAACGACTGCCGGATATCGGTCAGATAGGAAACCAACTGGATCATGTTCGTCCATGTTCGGTTGGCAACCGGGCTGGCTTTGTACGTAGGCCTCTTCTCTGGCCATTGTTTTCCCATCAGATAGCGAATGTGCTTGTCGATCTCGATGATCTCTTCGCATTGCTCCTGCTCAACTTTGGCTTCATCGTAAACCGAGTTGCACCATCGACGGGTATAAACCTGATGGTTTTTAAGGGTGTCGACAGTGTGATTGCCAGCATAATCAAATGAAAACCAAGCCGGAAGAGTCATAATAGCTTTCTCTTAGGGGGCAAGAAGTTCCTCCTGCCTGCAGGCTCCACCTTCAACGCCGCGGAGTGCTTCAGCCAAATCCTTGGACCCAAATGCATCATGGATATTGGGCGCCTGGCGCGGTTTTGGCTGCCACTTCGGATCGTCGTGGTGAATGAGTTTATGTTCGTTGCACAGACTGGAAAGTTGCCTCTGAGATTTGACGAGAATCGGCATTCCAGACGGATCTATATTCCGGGTCGTAAACGGGGTGAAAAATTTTGGGCTGTAGGTGCTAAAAAGCCTATCTGCTTTTCCACCGCACTTAGGGCATGGATTGGTGAATTCCGTAATGTGAGCGGAATAATACTCAAAATAGCTTTTGCAGACGGTGCACTCCGCCTCATACATAGGCATGGCGAACCTCCTCAATTATTGTGCGCGACTGATGTCAAGTCCCTACGTCAATTGGCTGCGTTTTCTATCTCATCGATCACCGCTTTGAGTCTGACGAGGCCTTCTTCGCGCGCTTGTTCTAATTTTTCCTGAGGCGTGTCAGGATATAATGCCTCCTGCAAACCTTGAGGAATAACCAAAAATGCATCCCCCCTATTAAAGGGACCTTGATTACCAGGAACGCCGGCGTATGCAAATTGATCATCGCTATGGTCTTTGTTGGCTCCCAATTTAAAAGCCACCCACTGCCCGATCATTTGTCCCTTAATTTGGCTATTGGAGCATTCGAAGTGGAAAATATTGTCGGTCGCCTGGGTTTCGATAAACCGGTCTCCAGCCTGAAAGGGTTTGCCGCATTCTGAACATTTGACCGGGAATCTATTAGTCACATGATCGGCGTCTTCGAAGATCGACGTGTTACCTTTCCATCCTGTCCATTTATAGATATTCCATCCACGGTGCATAATTGGATGATCCATGCTGGGATTAGGGGTGCATCCGGGACTGAGCGGACGCAAATTTGCTTCTTTGTTAGGATCTATCATTTGGATTCTCCTATAAATTTCCTTCTGGTAACTCCATGAATATCGGTCGGACAAACACTCTCCATCTTTCTTGCTTCATCGTAGTTACGGGCTATGAGTATTTCCCGGCCGTCTCTCAAAGCAATTGATCCAGGCATATTCCCGTGACCACAGCATGAAGCAATCGTTTTAAACCCGGAATCGTTAAGCGCCTGCACTATTGGAACAATGCAAGCGTCTACTGTATTAAGCGATACGCCATCTATTTTGACCGTTCCATATGTCCCGTGTTTGCACATATTTAACTCAGAAGAACCAACCCCCGTCAAACCCATTGGCAATGACTGAATTCATATAGTCGGGGACCTCGCAACTGTTGGCCTCTGCAATGTCCTTCAGCGGCTGGACGTATCTTTCCGGAACGATGATCGTAACCGGCAGATCCCCAGTGGCCAGAAGTTCAAGTTTTGGATTGAGCGCAGCGGCTGCTCCGGGCGCCGCGGCTTTGCGCGCTTTATTGAGTTCATCCTGAACGCCTTTCAGGTCCATTGTGAGCGACATGATCGTGCCATACAGGGTGGCTCCGTCGCCGAACTCGCCAATCAACTTGGCTATTCGATCGTGGTCTTCCTCGTTGATTGCAATCTGTCTGCCCAACCCAGGAGCAACCCCAATTTTTGTGGTTTCTACTGGTTCTTGGACAGCATTCGGATTGCTCTGGGCTTCGACTGCAGCCCGTTTCTTACGGGCGAGATCTTGTCGTTGCTGGAAAATCTCCATATCTGACACAACATCATTGCCCGGCCACGTATGCCCGGCTGAGCATCGCAACGTGGCTCCGGCGCGAGAAATGATAGGCGTATCGATACCCTGGAACAGAAAACAATCCGGACAAAGCGTTGGTCCGGGCGCTGAAGGTTTAGGCATGGTTATAACTCCATAAAGCTGGGCGTTCCTGCCATTGGGTCGTTGTCTTGACCTTCCTTGTCATAAATCGGCGAATAATCCGTATTTTGGAAATCCGCTTTCGGTCCTTCCTCGAGGATTCCATCGCACCCGGGTACAGTGCATCTGATGCCGGGCTTGGTGCCTAAAATGATTTTGTGGCATTTGCTGCAGTGGAGTTCCTTTTGATCCGCATCTTCATCGATCGCCCATCTCGGCCGGAGCTGGACGGCTGTGTAATATGCAATTAAGTTGGCCATGACGGTATCATCATGGGCGCCTTCCCGGGCGCCAAATGTGTTGGATCCGGGATCAGTCTCAACAAAATCAAACATTTCGTCTATATCTTCCGGGCATCGGATAATGACGGTCCAACCCAGAAGAGCATCGCGCATGCGGCCGATAAGGCCGTTTTTGGTTTTGTTGGTGGTGAGCCAGCCGATGAACATCGACTGCTGATTTTTGATTTTGTCCTCGCGTATCCATCGATACACGCTGGGATACATGATGACTTTGGACGCATCCGAAGCCACAGAATCGATCTTGTTGCATTCCGGGGCGAGTTCGGCGCCGTTGTAAAGATACCCGATCGCGCACAGCACCCGGGCATACTCTGTCGGAGGCATGTACCCGCGCCAGCGCGCAACCTGGCGAAGAGGTTGTTTAATATCGTCCGGGATCGCGTAAACCTGAGCGCAGGAATAATCGGCTCCATCGATTCCCAGAGCGCAATCAGCTCCAACCTGATACTTCATGCCGGCTTGAGGAAATTCCCACATTTGGAAATTGCCTTCAAGATACGGCCAAAGAATTGGAGTTCTGTTGTCCTTCTGATCGAGTTTTATTTCTCCGATCCATTTCGCCTTTCGGCCGAAGTTCAAAAGCATCTCTTTGAGACGTTTTTTAGGAAATGCGGTCAGTCCGCTAGAAACAAACGCTTCTTCCGGAGTGAGAGGGAATTCCTGGGGGAAGGCTTCTTCCTCTCCGGCCGCTTCAAATTCGGAATATTTTTCACGGCGCCACATCAATTGGCCATCGCTCAGTTTGTATTGGCACTCTTCCTCGACCTTTTGGACAATCATTTTTTCTTCATAGGTTCTCTGGAAGTTCGCCGGCACAGCCATTGTATATCCGGCCTCTCGAAACCATTCCATGAAGACGGGCGCCCAGAACTTTCCCTCTTCAGCTTTTTTCCAGAGTTTATGGAAAATCGTGTGCCGGCCTTGAGCGGTGCCCTCGAGAATGCCTACCGAGTGCGCGAATCCAACCAGGGAACCAAAAATCCCTTCAGTGATCGGTTTCGCGTTGTTGTACCGGCCGATCTCAGCCAGGTGAGCTCCATAGAGAGATTTGGAGTATGCAGCTCCGGAGGGTTTATTCGCAGATTCAAAGAACAGTTTTGCTTCCAGTCCGGGAGATTCCTCGCGGTCCTCAGACTTGATGCGATCGAACCCGAGCAGGATGGGCATTTGATCGTACCGCTTTTCCGGCTTCATCCACCATGGCAACAATTTATAGGCGGTCCTGGCCATGCCGAAATTCATCTCCACCTTGTCCTCTGTGTCGCTCATGGAAATGACATGGCACATCGGATGGAGGAAAACGAGCCAGCACATAAATGCAACGCTGATGGTTGTAATCCCCATCTGTCTCGCCTTCAGGACGATGATCCTAATAGCCTCATTCAGATTGAACTGCCTCATGAATTCATTCAGAAGAAGTTGCTGAGCGTCATACAGAGGGAAAATCGTTGCGAGGGTGAGGTTTTTCCTGCGGATGAAATGGTAGTTTTCTAAATAATAAGTCGGATCTTTCAGGCAACGATTGATTTCGCGGACAGCGAAAGCGACATCATCCCCATCCAGCGAATTCCACGCTGCACGAAAATCTTTCCCGGCTTCTGCGTATCGAGCTTCGAGCTTTTGGATAGGCTCAATGAGCTCTCTATTTGCGCGATGTAGAGCCAATCGTCACGTCAATTACTTGTCCTGTAGTTGACTGAGCTGCTCCCGATTAAACCCGTTCGTCTGGAAAGCCCTGCTGCCTAAGCTCTTCTATGTGTTGCTGAAGAGACTCATCTGACATCCCCTGTTCAACAATGGATTGAGTACGCATATTCCTGATAGTTTCCTGATCAGCTAAATCAGAATCAGTTGGGAGGATTATTTCACCTTCCGGCATTTTGGGTATCTTGCCCCTTTTTACCGGAGCGGCGGCTGGGCTTTGTTCTGACGAAGGAACAAAGGCAGTAGCCTGAGGAACGCCAGGTTGAATTGGCGCTGCCAAGGCATGTTGAATGGCTGAAATCTCCCGAGTGATGGCGACATTTGTTGCAATTTGAAGCTGAAACAAACGGGCAAAAGCCACGATGGACCATGCTAATCCAGCCATGGCCAAAGCGAAAAAAAACAAAAATAGGGATAATTGCACTGAGTTGTTGGAAATCTGAATTATCAGATCACTCATGACGAATATTTCTCCGATGCAATGAAATTACATCTATTTAGGGCAAATAGTCAATATTTTCTCGGCCGACCCGGAGTGCTCCGAGGATGTTTGACGTCTTTGATCTTGTTCCAGTAGCGCGCGATCGCGCGCTCAGCCTCGCATTGCATGCATCTCCGATGCTCCCGGCCGTCTGCATCCTTAAACACGCGCACGTTTGTCGACGTGAACAAGTGACCCCATATGCAATGGGTGCGGTCCTTATTGGGCACCCCCCCTGTGCCGATAAATTGTCCTTGGCATTTAAGACAGGTCCCGTCTGGAGCAATATTCCCCTGCACCAAAGCGTGTCCCCGATTACACAGTTTCGGGCGATTCCTCATGCCACTCCTTAGGATCAAGACTTTCGATGAATTTAATGAGCAAAGCCAATGTCTGCTGTTTTCTTTCCTCTTTTTCCGCTCCGCTGGAAAATAGGTTGATTGGCTTCCATTCCGGGTCTGGAATATAGAATCGTTCAACTGCCCGTTCCATAACCCCGATCGAGGTCACTCCATTAGTTGTGGCCCAAGCCACCTTGCCAGTCTTTGTTATGGCAACCCATTGTCCTATAAGACAAACATTGTCCTGCGATTCTTTGTACCCGGTCCAGCGGATTCCGTGTATCCCCTTCATAAATACATCGCTTTCACCTTTTTTTGATGGCATTTACTTCTCCTTTTCGTGCCTCAGCTCAATATGCTCATTGAGTCCGACCGAAGTGTTGAATTTCTTAGCGCAATACGAGCATTTATGCTTGCCAACGGGATTATGGTTAGGCTCTCCCTCGGCCGGGTGACAAATACTGTTATGAGATTCAAGGCTGGACTGACTTGAGAATGTGCAATGGCACATTGCGCATGATACCCGACTCGATGCAGCGGGAGGCATGGGAAAAGGTTTCTGAGCCTGCTTGTCCTTTTCCACATTAACCCTGGGGGTTACGGCAACCTCAGCCTCAAAAGGGGTTTCTTTTGGGATAGTTAACTGAGAGGGCATTTCGATGTTCAACCTCTCTAGCACCGACAAGGCTTCATCGATATCATGAATTTTCTTCTCAAGGGCCTGTTTGTAAGTTTTTATTTCCTGTATTGCCGGCTGAAGGTTCATTTCGCATTCCCTCTCTATTTCTTCCTTGGTCGCACGTCGACGAATCCTGATTCCATTCTCGTAATAGGTGATCCACCATGGACTTGACCGATGGATAAATCCACTTTTCTTATCCTTGTACCACGGGTGATATAACCTCAATGATTTGTCTCGTTTAGCCCATCGGAACCTTGCATCTATCCTTGGCTTCCCGGATAACCCGGAGAAATTCGGCTATCTTCCTGGAGAAGTGTTCCGCGGCAAAGGTGAGCACGATTGCCTGACTGAACTTCATGGCAACCGCCAACTCTTCCGATGGCGTCATACGATCTTCTAAATAGGCGATCGTCGCCTCTCTTTGGCCGCCGTATTTCTGGATAAGATCACTGCAGGTGATAAGATCAACTGTAACATCCCACGGAAAAACAGGATCCCTCCAGTTCTTAACCTCTTTCCCCTCAAAGATATTGGTTTCGCAGTTTTTCAGATCTCCCTGACAGATGAAACGGGCTTCGGCCATGTCTTTGGCCAGTACGAGATGAATTGGTTCATCCAGAAGGTCGATGAGGGGTTTTTTGTCGGGGTTGTTTTTATAGGCGATCAGGACTGACATTTTCGATCAGTTCTCCTCACTAGATATTCGAATGTTTGAATAGTTTCGTATCCAGCTCCATTGGTAATCAGATTGGCAGCGCGCAGATTCAACCATGCAGCCAGTTCCCTGCGACTATCTTGCGACATCAGGCTGGCATCTTTAATTGTTAGAATCGCTCTAGATCCCTTCGCGCCGGGCATGCTTTGCCTCCATTTTATCCAGGCATCTTTTCTTATGATCTTCGATTGCCATTTTTTTAGCCTCTGCACCGGAATTGGCTCTTATTCCATGAACGCAGCATCCTTCCCACTCGGGATTGAACCAAGTGGTATAGGCAGAGATAAGTGGCTTGCGGCCGTCGCGGAATTCCGTGAAAACCCCTACTTGAAACAATTTTTGCATGGTACATTACGGTATGATTCCGCGCTCCTCGAGTAGTTTATTCCAAGCCGCCGCGTCTGATCCGTCGGGACGTTCCTCGATCGGTAGTTCCAGAACGAAATCGACCATCTGGTTTATCTTCTCCTGAGACTTAGATACAAGGCATGGAAGCTTCTGTTCCCTGTGTATCTGACTATCGATGGGATAAGCAGACCATCTATCTACGGTATCATCCGGAACTGGCCTGCTTTTAATTGAAAATGGGCCTCTTTCGTATTCCATTTTACTTCCCCTTTGGCGGTCCCAACGGGATTCGAACCCGTGTCCTCTGATCGACAGTCAGACATCCTGGGCCACTAGACGATGGAACCTTAAGAGGCCGTTTTAAAGGGATGTAGTTTCCGCTTACCCGCGCTCCCTATTCGCAGGGCCCCTGAATTATGGAACCGGAATATATTTACTAACCCGCAATCGGCTCAACCTTTTGTTGAATTGCGGACGCAGATTATGGCAACTTGTCCTTGCCATAGATCTTGTTAGCCTAGATTCAACCGGTATCCATGGTCCTTTATTTACTCTCACTTCGATGACCCATACTTGACGTAGATTCTTCATTATTTGATCCTGATATTGGCGGAAGGAAGAGGACTCGAACCTCTATGCCGGGTTTCCCCAGCGTCCGGTTAGCAACCGGGTGCCATACCGTTAGGCGACCCTTCCCTTACGCGATTTTACTTACCTCTGCTTCGTAAAACTCACCCCTTTGAACCTGCATTGCCCCAGGATCATCCATCCAAGCGCATCGGATGATACGGTTAGAATGATCGTCCAGGAGAACCTTTTCTACCGTCATTTTAGGTCCACCGCTATTCAACCTGACAACATCTCCAGTCTTAAGGTCTTCCATTCAACTTCTGCCTTTCCCGCCGGCGCTTATTTCTGTCTCGGCGCCAACGATCACTGCGTTCAATGCGAAGAAGGGATCTTTCAATAGTCTTGTTTTTTCCAACAAGTTCTTTGCCAGTCCCCCACCTGTTACACCGCTTCGTTACTACTCTCGGCATACTTCACCACTATATAATAAATTCTTCCATGGTCGGAGCGGCTGGATTCGGACCAGCGCATTCCTCAGTCCCAGGCCGAGAGCCTTCCCGCTTGGCCACGCCCCGAATAGTTATTTCCCTTTTGACCAAATCTGGATGCCCCGGAGGATGACAAGCCTTGCATATCCATACTCCGGCATCGCTAAGCCAATAAACCGTTTCTTCTCTCGGGCCTATAGTTAGCCTTCTCCATCGAAGAAGAATCGGCGTATCCCCTCCGGTGGGCACAAAACAACATACCGGACACGGCTCCGTTGGATCTTGCACAATGGCAGGGACAGTGACGTCTGGAGACTGAAGCTTTTCCATTTTATCCCCTATAATTGACCAAGTGATCCAAGGCTATGCACCGCGGGCACCAATCTTTTAGATCCTTCGGCTTCTCCACAATGCATTGCTCCTGGCGCACTGCGCTGCACTGCCGTTGCGAAATGAATCTAAGGACTTCTCTATCCATGAGGGCCTTTTCCCTGTCTTTTACCAGCTCGAGCGCGGTCTTGTCATTCATGAGAGTCTTGTGCAGCATCCACCGAGCGCGAAACCATAGATAGATTCGCCTAAGAATGAATTTTTTGGCCAAAGTTAGCTCCTATGATTGCTGGTGGACCGACGGGGACTTGAACCCCGATCTCCTGAATGCAAATCAGGTGTCTTGCCAAATTGGACGATCAGCCCATGGGAGCGGGGGCGAGATTTGAACTCGCGACCTTTGGGTTATGGGCCCAACGAGCTACCTCTGCTCCACCCCGCCTTAGTTTTTAAACTCTTTCCGGCCAATGCCATTGGCCTTCGTTTGGCCCTTCGCCAACGCTTGTCACCCAGAGACAGTCGTTGCCATCCAGCAATACCTGACCGTTCACTCCGGGAACGTCCGGACCGAATTCATCAGGCCACACGCGCGTTACCACCAGAGGATATTCCTCTCCAGGATGGGCGTTATTTCCTATGTGAGCCTGTGCGCCAAGCGGCCAATGTGTCACATTGGGAGTATTTCGCTGTATCCTTTCAGAGATCGAACTCCCTATTGTCCGTCTCCGGTTAATCTGGTGCGCCATTTCTTCAGTCAACTTGAAAATAACTATTCTTCCGATCGTTGGTTTCATATTTTCCTCCAGAATTAAGTTTTGTCCGCTGCGCCCGGAGCCCGGCTCGGGCGCCATCATCTGCGGCATTCAACTCCGATGTGGGTTGCACCATCCGGGAAGGTACTCCTGTGGCGCTCCCAGCCCACCGCGCCGGCTTCCTCGATAAATCGATAATGGAGCCGGCATGATCTTCGTTTTTAAGTGTATTTTCATAATATCCGTTTAAGCATTGGATCCTGCATGGAATCCCAATCTCGTTTATCCATCTTCACCTGGAAATTCTGTCCACGGAATCGGTACCATTGTCGAGTCATGGAGCCCTGTACCTTATACGTCGGGTTTGATCCTAAATAAATCACGGTAAATTGGGGATATGCCAGAATTAGTGATTGTTTTCTCTTTTGACCGCCACAACAAGACATGCAATCCCTCCAGTAATATCGCCAAGCCTGAAATTGCCAACAGGATCACGAGGTATTTTGTACCGGGTACAAAATATATTATTGCCAGCCAGACTGAGCTGCACCAGATGCAGTCCATCAATTTCCCCAGCATTCCAGTTCCAAGCCTCTCCCTGATCCGGATGAAGATATCCCATGGTCCGGCCTCGTATTTTATCATGTGCGCCAGGCGCCACACACAGAGGCTTGCAATCAGAATGTCTATGAAATCAATATTCATCGCTCAATCCTTTTTAGGGACATCAAAGGCTTTTTCGCTGGTACGAATGTCATGTAATTTCTCGCGCAACTGTTCAAGCAAAGCCTTCCCGCTCATCTCCTTGTAGGCAAGAATAAGATCAGCTTTATTGTTTTCCATGAACTTGCCAACGCGGGCGGCTATCTGCAGCCCAATGCTTGCTGCTATTTCCGCCGTGGCCAACTCGACTCCCTTTTCAATGCGATTTCCAACCCATTCCTTGTTGCTCTCGAGGAATTTTTGCGTTCCCAGGAAAATTGCCTCATCGTTTGTCATATAAGATCCTCGATTTCCTTCTCGGTCAGACCATGTTTGATATTGGCGGCCGGTTCTTGCTGAATATGTCGTTTCACGTCGATCGGCGGGTTGAATTCAACCGGCCATCTTGCGTGGTAATCGTACAGATATCGCCAAATTCCTCCCTTTGCATCGGCGTACATTAGCATAACCCCGGGAGTTTGCCACAATATTTGCGCTCCCACTGGAAGCGGTCCAAAATTACCGGACATTATGAAATCCTTGAATACGGAAATCGGCGCCGCAGGACTATGTTTATGAATCTTCCTTTCGAGCCGGCGTCCAACAGTTCTTCCCACACCGATGAGGGCACGTTCGAATAAACATATTCTGATCCATCGTTGAATTGAACGTGCACATCCTGGGTTTCGGGTTCGTATTTAATCGCAACGACATGGGAACTCTCAGGAGTTTGCACCCATTCCGCCATATTTTACCCCCTCAAGAAGATCTTTTTGCTTCCTGCTGTATATAGTGGTACGGCCGGCATCCAGGTCGACTGCAAAGATGCTTATGATCCCGCACAATGGATTCTATATCCTGAGAAGAAGCAGGAGGAAACGGAACAATCTCTCCACACTCATACGTTACTTCCCATGCTCCATCGGCTCGATTCTGATCTTTGCGAGCAGCCTTTTGGGGCGGTCTCCATTTCCTGTGTCTTCTACTCATCCTCGCCCTCCGGGCCAATGGTATTATTCGACCCAGAGGAATCTGGCGGTTGTTTTTTGGTCTGATCGTCATCCCCGGGACTATCCGGCTGGACGTGCTCATTCTGATTGTTGCCGTCCGTTCCCGTCAGGGCTTTTTCAACGCTGTTGGCAACCTTGTCCGCAAGATCCTTAAGTTCTTTGCGATCATCGCCTACCAGGTGAATCTTGTCCTTAGGAAATAAAACCAGTTGCCGTTCATTGGGCGTCATTTCCCGAGTCTGGATGACTTCCTGGGTATCGCAACGCACGATCTCGACAATAAGTTTTTCTCGGTCCTGGCGTTCGAAACATTCTACTTCTCGCCGCTCGATGCCGCTGTCAACAATCTCTGCCAGCATGCTGATCTTCAATGACCTCGTTTTGATTTCAATCTTCATATTATTGGAAAGCCGGCTGAGACTTTCTTCGAGGTCTGATTTTTCTTTGATCACCCTGGCCAATTCAAGAGCCTTTGCTTTGCGCTCAACATCGTCCAGTTTTACGGGCAGAGTTCTTGTTTCGTTCTTTGTTTCCATGCAACCTCCCGAGTGTGTGGTATAAGAATCTTTATCGTATAACTACGTCTAACTGTCAACCTATTTTATTGTCATTTCCGGATGGAAGAGCAAGACGATGAAGATTGGATAGTGAACAACTCGAAAGCCTTTCATAAAGCGTTTCGTTCACTCCGGTCTGAATGTAAGGCAGGAAAACCTCATCGGCTTTCACCATTCCGGTATCAATAAGCGCCACCTGCGCCTGTATCCATCGAAGAAGTTGGCGCCATGCAACTCTCTCCGCCTGAAGAAGTTGAGCCGGCTTGTTCCTGTCCCTATTTCTTGGAGAAATTCTCTTCTGCAGATATCTAAAAATAGGTTCGATGCGCACTGGAAGAGTAAATGGAACCTGATCCCCTTTGATCTCCAAGGTAAATGAAAGACCGCAAATCTTCTTTTCTTTTACATCGTGCCGGATAGCAGAGGCCCCAGCCTGGATAAGAATATTTGAAATCTCATGGGCGGTTCTTTCTGCGCTGATTTTCGTACTTTCCATGTAAAGAGACATTTTGCTCTCCTATTTTGGGTCTCCCGCGGTCTCGCCACTTTCTTCGCCGTATTGACGGGCTCCGGTGGCGGCGGGCCCATCTGCCTTTAGCCTTTTCCGACTACCACTTGTCGGTCCAGCGCCGGCTCACGCGTGTATTGCGAGACTAGCCACTAGCGCATCAGCAAGTCTTTCGACTTCGCGGGAGTTACTAAAATTCCATTTTTTCTGGTTCTCAGCATAACAGCCAACTCTGGCCATGATACCGGTACAGCTCCTGCCTTAAGGGCAAGATTTCTTTTGGTCTGGCAAATATCAAAATGCTCTCTTCCCGGCTGCCCGGCATGCTGGATCCATTTGACCTTAACACCAATTTTCCTGGCCATGTCCAAAAGTTCTTCCGTAGAGTCCGCTACGAGATGACACATCAGCATATTGCGAAATTTCAGGAAAGCATTGTCGACATAGACAGTCATTCGCGTCAATCCTTGTGCTTGTGCTCGGGCAATTCGGCCGGAGCGGTGCTCACACTGTAATCTTCTGGCTTAAGATCAATGACTGGGCCGTAGCCACTATCAAATGGACGATTGTGGAACCAGGGACCCGGATTCGGAGCCCACTTAATATGCTGAACGTACACACCCGTGTAGTCCATTCCTTCTTTTGCATAATCCAACGCAACTATAACCTCTGGGCTAAGTTTTGGCGGCTCGAACATTGGTATATCCAAACGGTCAGGGTGAAGATTTTTCCCCATGTCGAATATAGTTTTATTTCCCATTCGAGACCTCCTCTTCAACAGATCTTCTGGCATCCCAAAATCTTCGAGTTGTATTGAGTTGCCTTACTCCATTGGGCCATTTACGCTGGGTTAATACAAAAGCATCCCATCCGTCAAAGGCCCAGGTAACAACGCCCAAAATCCTACTTCCATTCATGTATCTCCAACGTGCCCCGGCTTTTATCTTAACCCATTTATTTTTCATATCTTATCGTTTTGACTCCACGATATGACTCTTGCAATAATCCTTGTCTGGTCCATCCGGAGTGCTGCAGTTCGGGCAGATCGGCAGATCGCAAGTCTTTCCATTTGTAAGAGGCCAATCGCAAAGCAGATTCGCCGGGCGGCCGCAATGAGCGCAATACTGTTGTTTACCAAGGAACTTGCCGCAGACGATCATCGTCGAACCGTCTTTTAAAGTAACCTTGCAGGCCATTATGCTACCTCCGGAAATTCCAACCATTCATGTCCATCCAGCATTCGGCCGGCGGCTTTCTTGCCAACGCGTTCCATCATTGTCTGATCGTCAAAGGCGAACTTATGCGATGAGTTATCGAACAAAGTACGTTTAGCCTTGGCATATCCAAACGCATTTCCTGCCACATATTGGTTTTGAGCCCAATCTCCCCAACCCTTAAAATGAAACGGCACACCTGACACTTGGCACTGATCTCGGATCGATCTAACCCAATTGGGATTCATCGGCCGGGATCCTGGGCCTGACTCACCGCCGACGATGATCCACCAATTTCTCAGATTCAGGTCTATTCGATTGAATCCAGGGACATTTCTAAATATTACCGGACCAAGCAATGGTTCCAGACTGACAAACTTGACCACCGCCTTAATATGATCGTTAAGGATTGGTATGCGTATATTTGCGGTTTCCTGATCTTCCACGGAGACGCCCACCCAAAGGTTTGGCAAACCAAAGACCATTCCAGATTCTGCCCGATATTTTGCATACTCAAGCATGCGATCAGGACGTTTTGTAAGAATCTGGAAGGTCAAGTGACGTAAATCGGGCAACTCGCAACAACCCATTGTTGCCCAGATATGATCAAGTAAACCGAATGACATTTTTTTGTGGAAGATATCTCCCATCAGGCCAACAGCTACCCTGCATGGTTTCTTCCAATGGTTTGGCTGTAGAATGCGATCAGGGAACGCCATGACGTTACCATTCCATCCCTTCGGGAATTCATGGTGGTAATGGACGCGAGCCATACGTTCTGCCCAGCAGTGGTCGCATCCGGAAGAAACCCGACTGCAGCCAACAATCGGGTTCCAAGTCCTGTCGGTCCAGCTAATTCCGTTTTTTTGTACGCCCACGGGTAGTCTCCCATCGCCGAGCGATATTTTCTTTTCCCATGGCCTTCAACCTGGCGGCGCTCTTTCTCAATCCCAGGCGATGCCCCTTTAAAACGACAGATGAGACTTTCCGACCGAGATGGACGGCAATCTCCCAATTACTGTGAGTTCGGTACATTGACTTGAGAATCTTTACTTCGCCCTTCGTCCAACGGGGACGAACCGGCTTTCTGACTTTCTTCATCCTAACCTCCAGTTTTGCTCGTTTATAATGCTCGGACGGGCGCAGGCCCGCCAGAGAAACACAGCCAAGCCCACCCGTTCGATGGGTCCGTGTAAAGTGCGCCGGCGATCGGCCATCGTCCGGTGAACGGTCCCACTTCATTGGGTCTGCCTGTCCATCCACAGAGATCTCCCTTCCGGGCGTTCCCTTCTACTTTCACAAGTCGGCAGAGAGCGCCTTCGCTAAGCCAGTACAACGGATAGTCGACATTGACATCCCCTGTCTTTTTCTCAGGTATCCCTGCCTTTGCGGCCGGAAGCACAGCAGCAAGCGCCGCTGCGCCAATGCATTGTTGGAAAAACTGTCTGCGGTCCATAACCCTCCTAGATGAGATCTTCGGGGTTTTCCTCGTCCTTCTTCTCTTTTTTCTCCCTGTCCGCAGGAGCAAAAAAGAGGTTCACATTTGGCAGGTTGTCACCCTGCTTATGCTTTTTGTTCGGAAGGATTACCAGCTTGAATCTGACCTCTCCCGAAATCATGTTTTCATTGTTTCGGGTTTTCCTGGTCCATCCTTGACCAACGAAAATCATGTCACTTTTCTTTTTATCGTCATCGGGCATGATAATTACCTCACTGTAAAACTGATTTACACAAAGCCTTGGCCGTCCTGACAGACCAGGCATTACCAATTTGCCTAACCTTTGCCTCGCGTGTGCCGGCAAACTTGTAAGTCTTTGGGAATCCCATGGCTTCCGCCAACTCATGGGGCTGAAGCATTCGAAACCGAATGTCCAGGGCCACGCCATTAATTTCCGGGACAACCAAGCCGATTCTGTCCTTGGCTGTGATCGTGTCCATTGGCTTGCTTACAGGATACGCCGTACCGGTACGGTAATACTTCACCATGAACGGCTCGCACAATCCGAACCGATTTGACGTGTCAAGGGTCTTGAATGGACGTTGTACGGACATTGTACGGCCGTCGCCGTCCTTTTTTTCCTTGTGGCTCCCGTGGTACTCAACCAGGAACGGTTCAATGAGGGCGATCGCGCCGCCGGTTGCGATAGTTGGAAACGGATTCTGCACCGATCTGGCTACACTCCCAGACTGTTGGCCCAGGACGAATGGCTCACACAGCCCGAAATTCGCCCCGGATGTTGTCATGGTCGGAATCGGCTGATCGATATCACTCGCGTCTTGGTGATTGCGAAAGACAATGAGGAAGGGTTCAATCTTCTCACCGCCGAATTTCTTTAATCCAACCATGATTCTGGCCATCGTCGCCGGCGCGAGAGGTTTCTTACGATCGAATATGCTCTGACCCGGGATACTCCAATCAATCACGTCGCGCGCCGGGCGCCACGATGCCGCATTATTGGAAGGATCTGGCCACGAAATCGCCTTATCCCCTCTGCGCGCTCTAATAAACAGGCGCTTTCGAGTTGTTGCATCACCGAAGTCTGCTGCATTGAGGACTTTCCATTCAACCCGGTAATCGAGGGATTCCAGAGCTGCAATCCATGCCTTGAAGGTTTCCCCTTCGCGCTCTTTTATGCGCCTGCCTTTGCGATCGAGAGGACCCCATTTCTGGAATTCCATCACGTTTTCTACCACGACATCCTGGACATACAGGGCTTCGCACCATCTGACAACGTGCCATGCGCTCGCCCGGCTCTGATCCAGCATCGGCTTGCCGCCGCGCGCATTGGAATGATGGGTGCATTCTGGGCCAGCCAGTAAAATATCCAGCTTCCCGCCCGGGATTGCCTTTTTAGGATTGACGGAATCGAGGTTTTCGCACATGTGCCGAAATCCCGGGTGGTTTGTCATGTGCGTAGCGATAGCAATATTCCAATGATTTATCGCGAGCACGTCGACCTTTCTCCCGAGTTCTTTACAGGCCATCATGAGACCTGTCGTACTACCGCCGGCTCCACAAAAAAGATCGACTCCGCGTATCATTATTAGTAATTTCCAATCTTTACTGTACCCGGGTACAATAAATTTATGTTCCAAAAATGCTGTTCAATGATGCTGTGGTGAGAATATATATAGTCACTGACATACTGTCAATACTTTTTATTGAATAGTTTTGGGTCCTGGAGTTATTTTTGGATCATCTTCATCGACGTTGCCGAATAGAGATTCCCTCTCATTTAGAAGTTCAAGGGCAAGCGCAATCCCCATGATGAATCCGGTCGTAATATTGTTGTGCACAATGGGAGGTTGGATTCCAGATTGTACCGCGATCGCCAGAACGATTTTTGTCAGTTCCGACTCCCCCATTAGAAGGCCGGTAATCTTTTCCGCTATTTTGGGGTTGGACATCAATTCTCGGCCGCTCCATTCGATGGCTTTCGATAAATGATGCGCCTTGACCTCTTCAAGGAAGAGTCCAATGTCTATCCGTGGCATATCTCCTAAACCGCCGCCAGGCTTCTTACTTTGCGCCATGATGCCTCCTGGAACTGGTCTCTTAATCTCCAAACCAATCATGTATCAATCGGTGGTCTGCCACCCGGATAAGAGATATGTGCTCTGGGAATGTTAGATTTGCTGCCGTGTAATGGTGTTTTCGCGATCCATCCGGCTGGACCTCGAACCAGTGAACTGCCAGCCGGATATCCTTGAGATCTTTTGTCTTAATCGTCTCGATCGCGTCTTCAAGCGCATCGACTGGGCTCCACATCCTGCTATCGCCGAATTTTTCCGCTCGTTTTCTAGAAATTTCGTCCATTTGGAGGTCCTTGCTCTACGAGATTACTTTCGTCCTTTTTCTCGGTCCTTTTTCTCGTCGATCCATTGCCGGATTGCGATCGCGGCTGGACCGGGTACGTTCCTGGGTTTTCCCTTAACTCCCCGTATCCATCGGTGCACTGTCTCCGGCCGCACTCCGAGACGTTTTGCCAGCTCGCCCTGGCTGATTCCTCCGAGCGAATGCATGGCTTGCTGCAACTCTCTGCTATCCATTAGGAACCCTCCATTTGTATGACCATATCATTTATCTATACAGCTTTTTTGTCAATACCTTTGGTCAACTTCGGGGGTCTGAAAACAACAATCATAGAGGGGAAAGGCGCTCGAGATCGTCCCTGCACTCCCTCAAACCCAAGCCTGCCTTTTATAAACCTGATTTCCGTACCGGGTACAAAGCAATATCGATGGAACCATTCCACATCCGTGCGCGCGGGAAGAAGCATTACCACGGTGCATCCGCGACGGGCCTCGTCATAAGCTTTCCGGACCCATAATTTCAATGAATTCCCATAGGGAGGATTGCAGAATGTTGATGACGCCCACCGTTGCAATAATGAGTCCTCCTGCTGTGAGAAGAACTTCGGGCATTTGGCGATATCCTTGCTCGCGCAAGCATCGAGCTGGAAGTGAAATTCCTCATTCAAGGTATTAAAAAGATCCTGAGGAGTTCCCCACTCCTGGCTTTTGGATGGATTTATATACTGAGTCATGGGTTTCCGGAAGATCCGTTAGAATTATGTCTGTGCTGCCGGCGCCGAATATGCATGCGTGTTTTTGGGGGTAATTTGGCAAGCCATGAGTTGAAAGTCCTACTTCCAGCCTTCATTCCGTTAATTGAAAGCTCGATTGAGAGATTGACGGACTCAACTCCTCCCTCTATTCGCCAAACCGTTGTTCTGCTTATCCCCAGATATTGAGCCACTTGGTCTTGGCTCAATCCGCATTTTTCACGTATAGATACAAATTCGGCGCCGGTCATTCAAATTCTCCGTTTCAGCTAGAATCTGCCCTGATGCGTCAAAGCAGAGTTCGCATCCATTCTCGCTTCTCTGATCTTTCTGATCGCCACATCGCGATCATCGCCCGGGGGCACATTCTTGATGATAACCAGAATCGAGTTAGTCAGGGATTCGACAACCTCTTTCCCGGCCGCTTTCTGTTTCTCTCCCCATGGAGCGTATGTCATCATTTCCCGGACTTCTTTTTCAACTTCCGGACTGGCTACTCGTTCTGTTTGGAATAATGGCTTATCCATCCAATCCTCCTTTTTGTTAAAGATGGGAGCGCGCCGGCATAGACCAGCAAGTTTGTTCTATTCGACCTCGATCAAAGAGTCTGAACGAAACGCACTTTTACAACGCTCCCACAGTCGCTTAAATCTTTGGTTTATCGACCGATACAATACGTGGATGCACGAACTCTTCTGCCGTCAGGAGTTCTAGGTAGATAGAACCAGTGAAAAGGACCTTTATCCTTTCCCAAATCGACAATTCGTATCGTGTGATCTCCCTATCTTCCACTCTGATGCACGGAAGAGGGATATACGGCGGTTGATGCTCGGCCGCGATTCTCTGTGGAACGCCTTCTATTACTGGATCTCCTATTTTCATCCGCAAACCCCTTTCGTGTGATGCATGCATTCCCGCATTGGCACGACGAATTTGGTTATGCGTCCACATCTAGGGCATGTGTGCTCATATTCCCCGGGATCCCAAACCACCATTGTTGGAGGTTTGTGATCAGGATCCAGGCAGGTTGCATATTTAGGATCTTTTTCGTAATCCTTTACTTTTCTGGTTGGCATTGCTTCCTCCAGTCTTCGCCGTGCAAGAAATCTGCCATTCGGACTTGTTCGGCCGGCGCACTATTCAGCCACATCCAAGTCATTTCCATCAGAAGTTCGTTGATCTTCTTCCGGTCAGGGGCCTTAGGTAATTTACATTCGTCGTATGCGGCCTCAATCCTTTTGAATTGGTGGGCAGCCTCTATCTTCACCTGTTCCAACGTCCACTTTCCGGTTTTGATTTCCATGAGTTGCGGAGCATCTTCCCGGAAGACGTGGAATTCACCCTCCTTTAGGAACTCAATCCCCATCCGGAGGAGACGAATTGCATGCGCGGCATTCTTACAATCGTATCCGAATTGCTCCACAAGGGCTTTTCGCTTCGAACCCATGTACCCCTGGAAGTTAGCATGCTCCATTTTCTTAATCTGGCCATACGCATAGCCAATAAAGGAGTGATAGACCTTCTTTGATACGAAAAGATTCCTATGATTGAGCAGCATGTAACCCCAGGCATCCCGATAAATATAGTGATGATCTTTCAGCCAAAGCAGTGACAGCACGTTTGGATTCCCGTTCTCGAGGAGGCGAACGTATTTCCGTAGTTCGTAGGTAACGGAATCCCATTCTCGAAGCTGAACCTGCTTCTGTTCGAAGACTTCGAGACCCAGATATGTCTCGCGAGCTCCAATGCAAACTCCCATGACGTCTTTATCATCGACGCTCTCTGGATTGTCCGGATCGAGATACATTCCGTGGGCAATACTTCCGCGATATCCCAACAGGATTACGTTTTCAGGAAGAAGGGTTCCCATGTCCTCGGCGCTGCAATTCTTCAGTTTGATCATTGACTACCTCGGGATTCTGACTATAAAACAGGATGTTTCATATTCGTTTAGAAAGGGCCTGGTGACAGACGATGTTGTTTGCAACACTGAATCCAGTCGCCACAATATAGCTTCCCTTCATTACGCTGTGCCCGTTCACAAAGAACTCACATCTGCCAAGATGAAGAGGTATTTCGCCTGGAAATTTGAATATCAACTCCCAGTTCGAATTAATCATAGAGGGACCGAGAGGTATCTCAACCATCTTGGCATCCTTCTGATTTGTCTCCGGATGGGAAAAAAATAGAAAATGCTGCATCCCGTCGACGATTTCGTGTTCCTCGAGCTTGAAAATAAGACGTTTCCCTTTACGATCGTGCTGCATCCACTTCATAGTTTCCTCCAGTCAGGGAATGGGAGTTCTTCTTCGCGCTCCCACCATCGTTTACGCAGGCCCCGGAATCCAGGAATGTTTTGGAGTATCGTGCAGGCCACGGCGCCGCAGGACCTGGCAATAGCGAAATACTGTTTGTCGTTCTGAATGTCGGTCAGTATTCGAACAACGGGCGCCCAGCCGCGCAAACTTCCGTTGCATACCACATAAAACCGGTCTCCGGGCTGCAATTTCAATGTGAGTTTGCTTCTCGTAAACCAATAATATTCGATATCAGCTCTTTCCGGGTCGCCGGCGCAATTGCCTTCTGATATCCACTCTTCCCAGAATCCTTTAGGACAGGTCCCTACGAGATCCATTAATAATTATCCTCCTCATAAGCCTCAAGGACTTCGCGCAGCCATTCTCTAAAATAGTCAAAGAAATATTTTGCCGTCCGGAATAGAGCAATGCATGCTCCCAATTGAGTCAAACTGGAAGTGAAATCTGAGTTTGCAAATGACTTGAAACCAAGATATCCAGCAAAAATCATAAAAATTATGAAGGCAACCGCACTGCAGGCTGCATTGACTATTTTTCTCGCTGATTCCATGCTTATACCCCCAAAATTTCAAACCATTCCGGATTAGATTGGCGCCATTTCAGTGTGGCTTCTGTAGCCGCGGCCATTTGGACTGAATGCAATTTATCTTTTTCCTCTTCGTACAATCTAAAACATACTGAGCAAAGCAATTTACCTTTTTCCACAACACAAAATGAACCATTGGGACACTTACACCGGGCGCAACATTCCTGAGTTAGAGAATCCATGGTTTTGGCTCCTCATTATAGGGAATATACAATGGATGACTGGGCTCCCCTTTTTTTGTCAGCCTCAATTGCCATAAATCAATGTGTTGCTCTCGAAGCATGCGTTCGACCAGTCCCCCGCGATCGCGGTAATTCCCATGAGAGCCCCAGGCGCAAACAACTTTGTCGGATGTTAAGGCCACCTGAACAAGCCAATAATCGTTATCCAACCCGACGGGATCCACTTCGGAATATAGATTTTTAGGATCTGTCGATCGAAGCGCAAAAATGTTTGTAACTACCAGTCTTTTATATCCCATAGCCCAAGCCCGGCGTTGGCACCGCTCGACGGTAGGATCGTTGGCTTGAGCATCCGCGGTTGATGGGTTGAGCATTATAAAGTTCACGGTTCCAGAACCTTCGGCGCGCTCACGGAAAAGAGTGTACCGGTACTTGGAATCGCCACTGAATCGGGCTCCGCTCTTATTGAACAACCCCAAATTTCCGAATACTTCCGCCAATCCATTGTTCGCGTCAGTCATTATTCTAAAACCCCACGAATTTAATCATCTTCAGTTCTCCAGAAGCCAATAAAGTACGGTTGCAGGCGAAACACAGCCCTGAAATTAATAAACCCTTGATCTTGAAGGGCCGGATCATAGAAATACTGACGTTCATCTGCCCACCGGCGCATGTCCTTCCACTTCTTTTTAGGGATAACGACAAGCAGCTTTCCTTCACGAATCGTAATCTCTTCCGCAACATGGGCGGCGCCAAGCCAGAAATACCGCTGAACATCCATTAGACGCCATCCTCCTCTTAAAGCGGTATTCCATTAAGATTTCGATGTTCCCATGGACCATCAATCTTGCGCGTCAAATGGGTTTGAAATCCTATGCGCACAATCGGCCGATATTGGGTAAGTCTGACTATCCGGTTTATGGGTATTAATTTCTTGTTAAGAAATTGCCAATTATCAGGTACTCGCTGAAATTTCACCATAAACACCCAGGATCCGCCAAACTCCAACGCATCTTGAAGATTCCGGGAAAAATGAGTGTAGGGAGCGAAGCCAGACTTGATGATCTTTAACGCGTTCTCTTTATTTGTTCCATGGAATCCAATCATTGAACAACTCCTTCCTCGACTTTCTTGCAGGCGACGAATAAATCGCAGTCATTCCCCACTAATTTAGTCCGGAGCGCAGTCATCCTCGCAAAGGCACTCGCCGCAGTAATCGCCCAGGTAAGCAACCGGGTACAGGCATCCCGGGCAGAGGGAAAGATGTTTGAATTGGATCCGGTTCACCAGAGTCCTTCGGCCGTCCTTCTTGCATTTTGCTGCGTTATGCTCCATGAATCTCTGAATAAAATCTTCCGTTGTCATATCAGGAAACCCTTCAAGGGGAAGATCTCTGATCGTGATATTCTCAAGGCATTCAAACCTCGTAGAAATCACTTCGGCTGGGTGCAAACGAATAACATGCTCACCCTTTTTGAGACCCTGTCCCTGTTTGATGCCCATAAAGCGATCGCCAGGTTTTAAGCCCCACCATCCCAGCCGGCGCGTCACCGTCTTCTCCCCACTCCTGAAGGCGTCGGTGGTCATGATAAATGACATATTGCGCATTTTGTTACTCCGTTTTGGATTCAGACAGACTAAGACTTCCCAGCATTTTCCCCATTTCGAGCGCCATAGCGTGGTATTTCTGCTGCAATTCATCCAGGTCTGCCTGTAGATTTTTGTTGGATTCCCGGAGATCTTTTTCGCTCCGAACAAGATCCTGGGCGGCAGCCACCGGCGAATCTCCCGTCTGATTGCACCGCTCCGGACTCCATCCTACGGCTCGAGCGAGCTCATCAAACGACTTTGTGCGCTCATCTCGGGTCCTTTCGGCCGTGAATCTGTCCTGTTCGCACTCTGATAGCTCCAGCTCGAGCTGTTTGATACGGCATTTTGCGCAAAGATATTTAACTGGAGGCTCATGAGGGTCGATATATAGCTCTGGGGCCGCAGCGCCGCACTGATGACAATTACTCATGTTCTTCTGGCTCCTTTTCAGGAATCTCTCTGAATCCAACGATATCGCAGAGGCCGAAATATTTATTCGGAATTATGAGGCCGGCTTTCCCATAGCATACGTGCCAAATTGTTTTGGGAGCGTTTAGCCGAACACTAACATTTTTGTAAACAACAGTCGTTCCAGAGGGAGTGCGATATTCCGGAATTACTGTTTCGTAAGAAGGAGCATCGTCACCCTCAAAAAGCAAATATTCTTTTGTGTCCACTCCTTCTACCTCTTCCCCGCAATGCCTGCACTTGTAAATCAGTTTCCCCTTCATTGTTCCTGGCATTTCTGTCTTTCCTCCGTTCACATCTTCATTTTTGGGAGTGGCATCGTAATCATTTTCGGCTCTTTATCGGGACAAGGCCCATTTTTGTTGCATCTTTTGCAGTGATTGCATGGCGGGTTTTCTTTAAATTTGACCATGGCAAACACCAAACCATGACCGCACATGTAAATCGCCTGGCGAAGATCGAGAAATCCATCCTTGTCGACCAAATCGGATAAGGCTTTTTCCATGACTCTATTCGCCCGACTTGTCTTGCTTTTTGGAACACGACTATAAGCCTCAGAGACCAAGTCTTTTAGCTTACGCAAGAAATCGTCAAACTGATCTTTGGGCGGTGGATCTTCTTTGATTTCATCAGACATTGTTAAACCCCCGGGAATTTAGCCATATCGCCGGCCGCTTCCGACCACATCACGCCTGGGGGTCTGGAATCCTTGTTCTCCAGCGCGCAAATTGCCGACCTGATTCGGTTTATTCTATCCTCTGCTTCATAAGCCAAGTCACGCCACTCATTTTGTTGTGTTCGGTTCGCGTCAATAAACGCCTGGAAATTACTCGCTTCTGCCATGCATTTATCGAAGACGGCTATTTCCTTTTCCAAAGAGGAATGAAGCATTTTCAGTGCTTCAGCAATGCAGTAATTCTCCTTTGGTTTCTTGTCCATACCGGAAGGAAGCGCGAAGTCGTGACCGCTCACATGCGCGTAATCCGACTTCATTTGTTCGCCAACCTTTTTGGCCAAATCAGACAAATCTTCCGTGCTCAACCCTTCTGCGGAGTTGAGTCTACCCTTCAGCGCCCGGACTTTCTTCGCCATTTCCTCGATGCCATTTTCATAGAATCCGATGCCATCCTGGACGCTTCGCTTCTCAACTTCCAGTTTTTTAAGACTGCGGCGGTTATCCTCGATCGACGCCTCGAGCCGGCTGATTTCCGATTGTATAGATTCTTTTTCGTCTAACATGTCACAATTCTCCCTTTCTCATGCTGCTCTTAAAATGGATTACTTCCCTTCCAGGATATTGATGGCGGTTTCTAACCGCTTCATTTTATCGAACTCCTGTTCCCTCTTAGAAAAATATTCAGCCATCTGTTGTGATATGCCTCTGGACCTAGCAACGAGATCTTTATATTCCCGCCCGAATTCTTCAGCGCGTTTAGAACATGAGGCCATTTCCGATCGCAATGCCTCAATCGCTCCAGACGGACTAGGTTTAGGCACAGGATTGGCTGCTTCCTGCATTTCTCTATCGATCTTTCTCCGGACGCTTCGGCCGAGCGCGGACATTGGACCTGAATCATCTACCATGCCAGTTGCGGTCTCGACCTTTTTCGTCTCTCCGTAATGCTGCCGATCGTCTTCGAACCAAACCTGCCGGCCTCCGGGTGTGCGTAATTCTAGTATTCGCTTATTTGCGTCTTCGAGGGAATTTACCATCGGTTGGAAACGAGCTTCGGGCGGCATGCATTCCAGGATTTGGTCCCAAGTGTTCTTATCCAAATGGATTTCAATGACCTTATCGCGATCAATCCAAGGCGTTCTCCATCCAACCCACACCCCAAATGGAAACGGCATTTTGTCGACTTCCTTCTTCAGTTCTCTAACCCGTTCGCTCATCTTTCGGACCTGTTCATTTTGATTTAGGATTTCGGTATTGGCATTAGCATTAGTCATATCATCCTGGAGTTTTCTCTGAATTGCCCGTTTTTCCTCGATTTCCTTTTCCAACCGGGATATTTCGCCTAACAACGCTTCTCTGGCAAACGACATATCTTGCCTCCCCATGGTTTCCAGCTCCAAGTAAAGGTGGGCACCGAAGAGCTCACCGTGTTTATGGACATCCAGCCAGGCGTCCAGACCGGCCGCGAACTTATTCTCGTTCCGATTCAGATACCAGCCCTGGCTGGGGTAATACTTCAGAAAGCTAAAGCCCTTATCATTGGGGCATCTGCTACATTTCAGACTGGCACGATTGTTCGCCATACTCCTCCGATCATTTCCATCCTCCGGGCGGTCCATAATATCCATCCTCCAGCTCGACGTATCCCAACTCCTCGGCAGTCTTTTTGGGAAACTTTCCGTGCCAAGTCCCAGTAGCGCACTCGGAACAGATCTCCGGGACGATGCCATCGTCACCATCTACGATATCCTGGAACTGGTACTCTCCCAGGGCTGTGTTTTCGATGAAACCGCAGCGCGGACATTTGAATAGAGGCATACATCCTCAAAAATAATATAAATGGCCGTTATCATCCCACTCATGTTCCCGACCTAAGCGACCATTGCTGTGCCTCCCAGAATGACCGCGATCTAAGTCGCATGTCCAATCCGTGATCGCTGTCCCAGGGGCATGCACCCCGCATTTACCCACCACAGGAGCAAACTCCTTGGGCTTTTCTGGAAATTCTGTGAGAATCGGCTTCTTAGCTGCTGATTTAAGCAGTGCTTCGTCGACCGCATTCTCGAGCGTTTCCAGCGGAGCGCGCAGAAAGTCCAGCCCGGCGCGCTGCATTTCGCCGTCATCGCCGTACTTTGAGCCGGTCGGATCCGGATAGGCCATCCAGAGGCGGTATCGATACTTTCGCTCCAGTTCCGATCTGTCGGGAACATAGTGCATTCGCGCGCCGGGATAAGCAGGGTCGAATTGCTTTACCTGTTCCGGCGTGAGAGTGTTCTTTTCTGCGGCCCACTTGGATTCAATGCTTCCAGGAAGAGCTCCAGAGAATTCACCTGGAAACATCTCCTTCAGCGTAGACTTAGGTTTTACCGCTTCCAACTTCCCCTGCAATTCGATTACTCGGTTGTAGAGTGTTTCCCTGTCCAGTGTGCATCCTTCAGTCACCTTCCCGCAGAGGCAAGGATCTCCGAAATGTGGGAGAGGAATGCCGTTTTTCAACTCAGTTTTGATCTCATCGAAGTGCTCACGCTTGTAGATTATCAGCGCAGCGCCGTAATCCTTCGCCCCAAGAGCCATATTCATGAGGATGCTCGCGCAGGAGTCATCTACGCCAATCGTAAGATGGCCGCCAGCCTTAACGCGCCGGCAGTTCACGAAGTTGTCAGGCAGTTTCGCCATCCGAATGTCCTTATCCAGCTCACACATCTTGTCGAGCACAATCAAATCACTCGTTCTGTGATCCATAGTCCTCCTTAGAATTTTCCACCATCCGAGCCGTCTCGCTCATTTCCGCACCTTGATCACCGTCGGGTATCCCCGCGGCCGAATAAGTTCCCGCCACTCATTCCGGTCCATCATGACCACCCGCATCATCGCGGCCAGAAAAGTGTGATTCTCCATGTCGGTCCACTCCCCGGGAGAGAACGCATAACCTTTCCCCTTGACCGGCTCAAAAGACCCTCCGGAGGTCACCGCATGTTTCACCCAGGTAAGCGGCTCACGGCTCGCCACGTAGAACCCGTCACCCTGGCTATTGTGCCCGATGTAAACCGGGAACTTTGTAGCCTTCCTTGTGCCGCCTGAAAGTGTTTTACCCGTGTTTTCGACCATATCAGTTGCCGATACCCAGGCCGACAATTTTCGCTTTATCCAGAGGAATCATCAGCTCTGACAGAGTTTCTGCTTCGCAATGAGGAGATCTGCAGGCATGATCTGCGGCAAGAGTATAACCGCACACTTTTTCCAGCCATCGGTCTGGATTCATTTCCTCCGGCCGCGACGGGACATTGCATTCCACCCGATGCAGGCCGCACAATGCGCAACTATACTTCACTGTGATATGTGGGATTTTGCTCATTGGATTCCTCCTTGAGGCGTAAGTTGTTTTAAAGAGGTTGTTTGCATCGACCTCTTTTCGGTCTCATCCAAAATATACAAAAGAACGCGTGTCACTGAGGCAATCGCCTCCAGGTTATTTTTCTCGCCATGGGTTGTGGTAAGCAGACGCACGATATCGGCGCCCACGATCTTAACGGATTCTTTTGCGGCCGGCCCGACTTTCTCCTCGCATGCTGCAGCCAGGTCGCGAAGATACTGCTTCATGCGGAATGCATCAGCGGTGATCTGGAAAACTTCCGGATTGGCAACCCGAGGTTCCAGCTTGTACCCGGTATCGTCCCTTTTAGGCGCCGAAACGGCCCTCAGGAAAGTGGATTCGCAGTTTGCACTGCAAAAGCCATACGTCCCCAGCTTAAATCCAGGGACTGCAGGATGGCTAAGGCAGTTTGCGCATATTTTCTCGTCCATTATTTCACCGATTCTGCCGGCATCTTGTTGGGAACAGCCCGTATGAAGTGGTATCCGATCAGGGAAGACTTGATCTGTTTGTCCTTCTCGTAAATCCTGCGAAATTTCTCCTGGTAATAGACCTTCACGCTTTGACCTTTCCTGAGATTTTTCCACATTTCCCGAGCGTCAGGCATTCGCTCGATCACAAATTTTCCATGTTCGCATTCAAACACGATGGCGTACTTCTCAGGAATGTCCACGTCGACGCTCGAAATCCCAATATGTCCGGAACTCATGCTGTAGGTCGTACCGCTTCCGCTTCCGTGCTGAGAGGGCATAAATATGGTGTCTGCCACGATGGCGGATTCAGTCATGACGTTCGACAATTCCTCTTTTTCCGTTTCACACCCGATCACGACCAACACAAATAAAACTGGAAAAATGGCATATTTCTTCATACCGATTCCCCTTTCAATTTATCTATTTCATGAGAAGTAATGGCAACTCGGGCCCATTTGCGCTGGAAACCGGTCCATTCCGGCCGGATTTCTCCCGATTCGTCGCGCCACTGCATTGCCATTGGCATTATTCCAAGACGAGCCACGTTATTCAGGCGCCTGGTCGCGGCCGGCACTGTGTCTTTGGGATATCCAACCAGTACATATGCCATCACGATATGAGCTTGTGGCGTCCAACCCAGATCCCAGCACAATTCAGCCGCCCGGCGTAGCGGTTCCCAGTCATCCTCGGTATCGTAAGCGAAATACAAACGATGCGGATTGAGTTTCCTGATTCTTGTCCCAACCCATTCATCGAAGCGCGCCGCCTCAAGACCGCCGGTGAATTTGATCCGTCTTTTTTGGCATTCCAGCATGGAAAACACCTTTTCCATGTGTTCATGGCTGCAGGCGAGCAGGTTGTCATCCAGGATATCGTGTCCCGGGCAGATTTCATACTCCCGGACCGCTCCCTCCCTCTTGGGGACCCGGCAGAACCAGCAATTATTCGGGCAGCCGCGGGAAGTGATTGTGTAGCCCGGCTTCACGTATATACCCGGTACAAACTGGCCGCTACGCCTGTTGAAAGCCGGCCCGCCTATTCTGACTGGGGCCACGCGCACCCATGCCCGGGAGAGACGTTGCGCTTCGGGGATATCCCAGGTGAAAGAGACAGAAACATGGACTTCTTCCACATCGGGAGGAAACAGGCCCGGCGCACCGACGAAAGCCAAATCGTCTACGGGAGTGGCATTTGTTCTTCTCGGGAAGACTCGAGCAATCCTCATTTGTCCACCAATTTATAATCACGACCGTACCTATGAATCTGCGACGGAGGATTCATCCAATCAAGAAACGGGATAAGCCCCACCAGCAAGAGGATCAAAATCAATGCAAGGATAGAACAAACCCAGCCAACCAATCTCAGCACAAACAGGCGGCTCATATCCTTTTTTTGGCATTCCTCGACCATTTTTTTCAGCCTACAATGTTCCTCGTATTCCTCTGGTCTCATGATCACTGCTCCAAATATGTAAATGCCATCCTGAAGGGAGGCGGAGGGCAATTGCACACGAAACCAACGCCGATATAGGTGATTGGCGTCCTGCAGGACACGCACCAATACCCTGATTTCACGGCAGAATACATTTCGAAATACTCTTTTAACGAATTCGCGCATTCTTTCGTGATCGCTTCCTTCGTTTTACGAGTGATTTCGTCCCATTTATCCTGGTTTGACGGCGTTTTCGACATAATCCGCCAGCTCCCTTACCGAAACGACCTTTTCAATTACCTCATCGGGGATTTCCACTTCAAATTGCTCTTCGATCGACATGGTAATTTCGATCGCATCCAAGGAATCCACGCCGAGATCTTCAAAAGTACTGTCCATTTCGATTTCGCTCGGTTTGACCCCGATCTGTTCCGCTATAATTTCCTTAATTCTCTCCGGTTTGAACTCCATACAACCCCCATTGAATTTGAACGATTGCGTTTTTAAGAATGTAGATTCGAGCCGGCATGAATGTCAAGCAAAATGTTTCAAATAATCAATACTTTTTGCGATTATTCCAGTTTTTCATGAACTCCTGGCGCGCCGGGCTGCGGCGATACCGCTCAACACACCAACCATTATGGTTTGCTGATCTTCCGCAAGGGCAACGGAGATCGGCGCCGGCCGAAACCAGCTCCTTTTTTATGCGGCGCACAGAATTTTTGCTTATTTTCATGATTCGGGCGATTCTGCGCACTTCGCCGCCGTCCAGGAGAAGTTCTCTCACATCGTCTCGTATTGTCGACGGCAAATAATTGCCTCCGGTCGACCATCCATTAAAATCTATGCGTGGTTTATCAAAATCCGGGCAGCCGGCGGCGAGACAGGTCCATCTTTGCGTCCCACGGCGGGTGTGGCCGTCTTTTTTCATGGGAGTTAGACAGGATGGACACAGTTTTGCTGTCATGCGATGGTTTCACGGGAAACTATTGGGTTTGTGAAGTATATAATTCCTGAAATATCATGAAATTTCAGGAAATTTCCGCTATTTTAGCGATTTTTATGCCTAATCCCCTGATTTTGCTTGCCATCCGAATACCAGGGATTTCCTACAGAAAGGCAATACTATTTCACCTTTCATGCATGGAGGCGCGGCTTTCACATAACCCATTGGCTGTTTTTTTATTATCATCAACCAAAATCTTCGAGTTCTGACAAATAAGAGAAACATATATATTTCCGCTATTTTCCCAAATATGGCTCGAAAGCCACGGGGAAATCTTCGCTCTGCACGATGGTGTACGACCCCATTTCCCCGCGGACAACCCAATCCCCGACACTGATGAGGCTCGAATATCGACCATCCAGCAAATACAGAGGGTTTGATTTGAACGGAATCTGGCTTTTAACGATTCGCTTTCCTCCAAATTCGATCACTTCCTCTTGATTTTTGCCATCATATTGGATTGCTTCCACCGGGATGTGCCTGGATCTGAATTTTTGTACGGGCATTTTCACTCCATGCGCAATTGAGGCGCCTCTCCGATTATTGTTTTCTGGCCGATTTGTTCCAGGTGAGTGTTCAATTTTGCGAGCTGGGCGGAAATTTCCGCGAGCTGATCAGCGATGACGATCAGCGCACAAGATGTGGCTGCAGATCCGTGCAGGGAGAGGGAAGTCCCGTAAATTTCCTCAAACCTTTCCATTGGTTTTTTCATGTTTCTCCTTTTCTGGCATGTGCTCCTGCATAATATCGTTAAAAGCTTGTCTGAAGAGGCAGGCGGTATTCCAGTCCATGACGATCATAACTGTTTCGTCTTCTCCCGGCCCGAAAGGTATTTTCATGGTGACTGTCTTGCCGGGATCGACAATCCAAGACACTTCGGCCGAAAACATATTCATTGGTTTTTCCACTGGATTCCTTTCAGCGATCGTCTTCGCCCTCGCTGGCGACGTAGAAATTGGACTGCCCAAGCGGGCATTCCTCGTTCATCATAACCAGGCATCTGCGCACACTTGAACTTCCCGTCCCGAAGCTTTCAGTCGTGTGGCCGCAACGCGAGCATGTGGCCATGGTCCCCTCGACGTCGCGCCCGTCCTCGTTTTCCATATCAACTTGCTCGATTTCGCATTCAATCCGGGCCATAAATGCTCCTTTTATTGCTGTGCCACATCCACGGGCATTTTGATCCACATTTTTTTGGTATAGTCGAACCAGAACACGGAGCCATATTTGTTCAGGCAATGAACAATGCCTTCATTGACGGCAATTGACACAAAGTCGCCGTATTCGGACATTTGCTTGAATATTTTTATTTCTGGCTCTGGCTGCGGCTCGACAGGCTTTATGCAGCTATGCGGGAATTCAGGTTGGAATTTGACTAAATTGCCGGCCAGGACCGCCGGACTTGTGATCGGCACAGATAAAATCTTCTTGCCGCACTTAGGGCATTCCTGGACAATTCGCACACTTGGCGAATAACGCGTTAATCCGCCATTCGAAAATATAAATTTCACGCCGCAGGATTCGTATTCCATCGCCCCGGGAAAGAAAGCATCCACATCCACGCCCAGTCGACCTAGCTCGGTTTTGAATTTTGCGCTGGCTTCATATCTGTCCTGCTCTTTCTTCATTTTCAGCTTGATGTCAAGCGTCTTGATTCGCTCTAATTCATCCTCAATCGACCTATCTTTCCAGCTTTTGTTCTCATTGTTCTCTTCCGCCATTTAGACTCCCTCCATCTCCTTTATTGCCGCACAAATGCGCTCGTATTCGGACTGAAGCAACGGACCATTGCTCCAGATAAACTGATTCAGTGTGATAAGATCAACACCGGTCCACTGCGCCATGCCGTCCAACCATACTTCCCTTTTCTTGGTGCCTAGCACCCTCGATCGCAACGCCGCGCGCAGTTTCTCTACTTCCGGACCGTCAAAATTGCGCTCCATTTCATTCTTGGGTTCAACATCTGGGGCATTGCCCAGGGCGCCGTTAATCGCAGATCTTTGGTCCTGGCTCAAACCGCAAATGTGTCCGATAAACCGCTCGATCGTGTGGAAACTGACCTCTGACCTTTTGGCCAAATCTACGATCCCTTCCACTCCGCTTTTCTGGACCAACTCACACAACGACACCCGAAGATGGTCTACCTCGGAAACCGGCGCGCTTTCCGGCTGCACTTCAAAACTGCCTTCGACTTCATTTTTGAAGTCCGGCTTCTCCCACGGAGGATCGACCATCTCCAGTCTCGCCACCGGCGGAAGACCATGCCAATACGGATTGGATTTCTCGTTTGGACACCCCGCGCAACTGTCCGCGCTCGTGCCGGCGCACTTATCGCAGCTTGCCGGCCATTCCCTCGTCGCCGGCGCATTCTCCACAACCCCCAGCGCGCCCAGATCAGGAACCGGCTCAGCCAAATTCACTGTGCCTATCTCCGTGACATGCCCGATCGTCTCGCCGGCCGCATATTGCCCACCCGCCAATTCTACCATCGACGTGGAGATGATGAACTCGGCAATGCGCCGCTTTACCGCCTCCCGCGCCGAAGACCGCAAACTGCACACCCAGTCATTCAACTCCTTGCCCGGCTGCAGCAACTTAAACGCCCCCGCGGCCGCAATCCTAGGCAACTCCCCGCCCTTCTCCCACCGCGCCAACGTGCTCCGGTCTATCCCGAGATATTCCGCCGCCTGCGCCGCATTCAACCCCGCCGCCAATCTCAACGTCTTTATGACCTCGCCCTTCATATTACCCTCCTAAATACAAACTCTTAACTGATGGACTGCACGACAAATGAATGGCGGTACAAATCAACATCAGCGCCGCCACCACAATCGCGCCAAGTATGACGTAAAATACATCGAATTCTTTTTTCATGAGCCCTCCCTCACACTGTCCACGCACAGCCAATCAGCGAGTTTACATAGAAAACCGCCTCATACTTCACTTTATTGTCCTCGGAGACATAATAAAACTGCAGGTACGACCCATCGTCCCGAAGCACTTCCACGTACTTAAACACATGCACCGACCCGTTCGCCAGATACAACCTCATCGTCGCCAGCTTGCGCCCGGTAAGACGCCCGCTCCCAGCCTTCTCCTGTCCCTCAACCATAAACACCCCAATTGTGTAGCAAAATACCGCTGCAAAATGCAACACGCGCCAAAATGAGGTTGTATCAGCCTATGAAACACTTGTCAAGGAAATGCTGCAAAATACCGCGGGAAAATGCAACAACTGCCTGAAACAAAAACCTGAATGAAAAAAATTTTATAGTTGTGCCGGTGGAGACTGGGTCCCCCTATCGCGCGGGCACCATCAACCCCTGGACCCTACCCTGGCCTTCGTCCTCGTCCTCGTCCTAATTGTTGTCCTGATTCTAGTTCTAGCTCTTGTCCAATGTCGATTCATTTATTACTGCGCGCTGCGCCGGTTTCGCTTTTCCGCTTGCGCCTGCCAGTTTGGCACCCCCCCCTATCAACCCTGGCTTACAACTCCACTCCGCAATGCACAAGGGGTCGATGCGAGGTTTGATGACATGTGACAAAAGGCTGAAATGTCACATGTGTGCGTAGAATGTATCGCAACACAGGACTACATCCTAAACCTTGCCTTATCAATGGCTTGGCTTGTCATTGCCCTGGATTACGGGCAGACTACAACGTGAGGCAGTATCGCTGTAAAACCCTCCGTTCCCCATTGTTTGGGGCATATTACGCAGTCAGGCGGATGATTCCGGAGGCGATGCGGCGTTCGATTGCGTCTGCGATGAGGCGGCGGGCTGCGTCTTGCGGGGAGCGGCCGTACAGGCCTGTGGCTTGGAGGGTGCGCAGGTGCGCGGCGAGCGGTCCGGCGATTGTGACGGTAAGTTTGTGTGTATATTGCTTTTTCATAGTTTGTTTTCGTTTCGTCGTTTGAGTATGCGGTTGAATTCGTTTTCGAGGCTACGCGCGACGAATGGGGAAGCGGCGCGTCCGGAGTGGCGATAGTACCAGATTCCGGATCGGCGTTCCCAGTCTGTGCCGAGCGTGGCGTCAGGCTTGGATTCTATTACGAGGGCATTGAGGCAGTCAGCTATTTTGACAGCTTCGGCTGGGCCTATCGCTTTGATGCGGCCGGTGTCCAGCATGGTATGGATAGTGGAGATTAGCTTTTCGGTAATGTAGGCTCCGAATTGTCTACGCCAGTTTGGGGCTTGGATATTGATCCAGTGTTCTGCGGCGGCGCGGGCTGATGGAGTTGCGGACTGTGCTGCCATTGGATGCGGTGCTGCCTGGGGAGTGTTGGGCATTGGCTTCCAGATTATTCCCGCAAGTGCATACAGCCAAGCGTGATCTTGTAATGGGAGCTGGTTTTTCATGCGGGCTGTTGCATTGTACTCTTCCCACGTTTCTAGGGATAAATTGATCGTGGAGTAATTGCCTCGTTCCAGTTCTGTCCGGTTGTCCTGGCGTTCCCGGGCCGCTGCCCAGTTCGCTGGCATGCAATCCGGTTTTGCTGGCTTCTTCTTGACGCTGCGTCCCATTGGATTCCGCCTGATTTCCTCGGCATCGTCTTCGTCTGTCATTTCCGATCTCCTGTACCGGGTACTTCGTTCTTGGCCGCTTCCCGATTGTGGGCTCTGACCTGGGAGCGCACTGTCAGTGTCGGCTCGAATCTCAATCGCAGTCTGCGCTTTCCAGATCGGTATTCGTACCACGCTATCCGGATTGCTCCCACACCTGGTATCGTAAGCCTGCTCATTACCTCAGGATCCGGATTTCTTGTCATGGCTATCATCCAGGCCCGCAATGCCGTGCACGTAGCTCCAAGTGAATATCTGGCATCGGCTTGGCTGGCAAATAGATAGCTGTCCCTCATGATGTGGAGCAGGTCTTTTCGAGCTGTTGTGCGTTTTACCCGCGCTATGCATTTCGGCATGCGCACATATATAGCACATTGTACCGGGTACATAAATATTTTTGTGTCCCAATAAGTCTATACGCTTTCGTGACTTGTGACATTTTTTTCTATTGTCACATGATTGTGATGAAAATATTTCTATTGACAGGAAAATATCTGCCGATATAGAATGGAGACAAAGGAGAACCCCATGGATAAACAAGAGTTTTGGAATGAATTCGAGAAATGGTTGGAACGTAACATCATCGCAAACCCTCAGGAATATGCACTTACGGCGGGCGAAACCCCTGCCAGCTATGCCGCTGCGACTCGCGCAAGAATGCAATCCACTGCCGATTCAAAAGGATTAGACTCAATCAATCTGAGTAGCCAAACATTCAAAGCGGTGTTTCGCGCACTCCAGCCCGGCGTGAAGTTTTCCCAGAAAGCTCTCAAGCTATTCTACTTAGCCCTCGGAGTCAAACCCGTTAAAGTCCTCGTCGATGATCTTACCGTGTCCGAGAAACTCATCGCGGCTACGGCTTCCTACGATGCATTCCAGGATTCCATTGCCGATCGACCGTTTAAATCAGTTCGCAAGCTCGATCTTGGATTCCTGGAAACTATGGATTTGCACAGAGTTACGATACGCAATTCAAAGACTGGGAATTAGCCCTTTTGATTCCCTATTCCGCTACACAATCTGCCAGGGTTGTGTGGCGGAATAGCGAATTAATTGAAAGGAGAAACAAATGACTCACTCTCACGATATCGAGTGCACAGTCAATCCGGAAACCTTGTGCTGTGACATATGCGGCGCAGATCATAGCTGTGAGTGCCCGCATTGCCATGGTCGCGGCTACCACGTTCCTGTTTGCCCGCTGGATGAAACTCCCTTCGCCGAATATGCCTGCCAGGATGGACGCACAATTGAGCAGGCCTGCAAGGCAGAAGATTCTTTCCAGATTGCCGTTCCGGGTTGGACCAGCTCATTCTGGGCGCCGGGTACTGTAGGGATTTACGAAGCTATCCGTGCCCTGAAACATTCCTGTCCCTCTGTGCATGGGAAGATGAAAATCTCCCGTGTGTTGTCAGGTAGCCAGATCGGCTGCATGCGTATTCAAGAAGTCGGCACAATAAACTTGTAGCGGAAAGGAGACAAACAATATGAGAACAGATAACCAAACTGGTCGGCAATACAGGGTGGTAAGCGAGAAAATCGGGAAAAACTACGAGGCGACCGTATACGACCACATGAACCGCATTATCGCTCGCGGAGACGAGCAGGATAACAGGTCGGCAGCGGTCCGCTCGGCCCTATACGAGGCAAGAGCTAGGGAATTTTTCGCGGAGGCCAAATGAATCCCGAAACACAGAAAGCAGTGACATGGTACGCCAACAAATACGGATATCAGGTCGAGGTATTGGAGCGTGGTCAAATCATCCATGAATACTTCGCCGGCAACCATCCCCATGATTCCGAGGAAGTTCTCGAACCGTCTGATCCGCTTGCAGTCCCTGAGCAGGAAATCAGGCAATTTGCACAGAGCACAGCCGAGCAAATTGCTGATGAGTTCAGCATCCCCGTGTCTATGGTTTCAGAAATTATCGACTGAAAGGAGAATACAATGGTCCCTGAGATTGAGATTTACAATGTCCGCGAAGTAGAAGTTTTGTACCGGGTACAAAACAATTTTCCCCAACCCCAAAAGATTGGAAGCAGCAAAGATATTTATCGCCTGTTCCGTGACCGCATGAATTCAGAGCGTGTCGAAGTCTTTAAGACTATCATCCTTGATCATAAAAACCAGCTCATGGCGATTGAGACCATTTCGCGCGGCTCGCTATGCTCATCTGTTGTGCATCCGCGCGAAGTTATGACCGTGCCTGTACGGCTGCAGGCTTCATCCTTGATTCTCATGCACAATCATCCCTCCGGAGATCCAGCGCCAAGCCGTGATGATCGGCTTTGCACTCAGCGCCTTGTGAAGGCTGGAGAGATCTTGGGTATTCGTATCCTGGATCACATCGTTTTTGGCCACAAAGATTATTTCAGCTTTGCCGATGCCGGATGTATGCAGGAAGACGAAGCCGTTTCGGGCTTGCCTAATCTTTGCGATATCAAACTCCCACAAGATTTTGTCCAAATGCCAAATATCGATTATGATCGCCTTGAAGTCATCCCCAATGATAAGGGAATTGGCAACCCCAAAGATAGCGCCGATCCTATCAGATCAGCGTCATTGGCCGCATTCGACGGCGCTGCGCGGGCCTGCATCCGGCATGCCGCAAGCTGCCGCAAATGCGCCGCTCCCATCGTGGATGGTTGCGGCAATCCAAGCCTGTACGCCGAGGCCTGTCCCGCTGGTGCACGGCTTCTCGAAGTCTATAACGCCGCTGAAAATGCCGTACTGAGAACTATCCTGCCAAGGGAGGTTGTCTAATGTCAGTGAAATCTGATAACGAGAGACGGATCAGAAACGGGCGCCGGGCTTTCAAGGCCTATTGTGATCAGCGGAATTTACCGGCAGTAGAACGCCGAGAAGAATACACCGCTACCGATTTAATCACCGATGTCCTGCATTTCGCCCGCCACAAGGGATGGGATATTGAAACCATACTCCGCCAGTCACAGGATCACGCCGAGCAAGAAGCCGTAGAGAAATGCGCCTTTTGCGGGACCTTAGTCACTCATGAGTGGGCGGAAACTGATGACACTCCGGATGGAGTCCCAACCGCTTATTATTGCTCGCCTTCCTGCAAATCATTGAGCCAAACCAAAAAGGAGGAAAATGCTAAAGCGTAATATCTCCATAACCATCTTCTTGTGTTTTGTCTTGGCCGGGATCCTTTCCGCCCAGACAAGCAAAACCAAGTTTATCAACGTCAATACCGCAAGCCTGGAACAGCTCTGTACTGTACCCGGTATTGGGCCTATCACGGCAAAGCGCATCATCGAAAAACGTCCCTATTCCCAGATCGACGATCTTCAAAAGGTTAAGGGAATCGGATCAGGAAAACGATTTTTGAAACTGATCCAATACCTTGTCGTGTCCGATGAGATCAAAGGGCGCATTCAAGATTAATGTTCCTGGATTCCGCTGCCCGCCTGAGAACCGGGCGGCGCTACCTTGGAATAGTCCAAGAAAAAGGAGAAACCCCATGATTAACTTTAAGCCGTGCAGGTCAGGACGATTGATTTTTAACAGCGTGGAAGAAGGCAAAGGAGCAGCCATTGAGCTGTATTACAGCAAAGGAGGAGCAAACTATTTTTCCGGCAATAGAGACAGGCGAGGGATTTACGTGTCTATAATGCCGGTAGAGGTTACCAAATACCCCAATGGCACATCCGCCACATGCTCCTTGGTCACTGGTGGGATCCGTGCGCTGGTTGTCCCGCTGATGCGCAAGAACGACAAATCCTTGCAGTTTGCGGCCGAAAAGATTGACGCATTGCTCCCCGAAGTCGCCGCCGGATTCACACCGGAAACCAAACGGGAATCTATTGCTAAGCTTGTCGATCCATTTCGCCCAGATGTCGCTGCGTAAGTGATTGCGGAGTTCTCTGCGCCTTCCCCTGTGCGGAGGATCCTGGAATCATCCAGGCACAAAAGGAGAACAAAGATATGAGCACACCATCTAATCCAGCAACCGAAACCGAACTTGAACGCCTTCGCCGGGAGAATGCGGCCCTGAAATCCCGATCCGAAAAGCCTCTGTCTATGAAGGTTGGAGAAAAGGGCGGATTGTCCGTTTATGGCCTGGGCCGCTTTCCCGTGACGCTCTACAAAGAGCAGTGGCTCAGATTGCTGAGCATCGCCGAAGACATCAAGGCTTTCATCACGGCAAATGATTCCCGGTTAAAGGATAAGGAGTAGCGTCCCGATTCCCGAGCTTGCGGCGCTGTACCCGGTACAGTGTCGCAGGTCCGCGAATTGCGCGGGAAAGGAGAACCCCATGGATGCTAAAACCGTAGCAACAGAGCTTATGCCAGCCGTAAATACTTACTTGTTGGCAAAAGCTTTTGCCCAACTCGAACGCGAGAAGGTTGATAAGATCCAGCGAGCAATCTTGAACGCCGCTTCTTATTACACTTCTCCGGAATTCCTCGTCGATAAGGAGAAAATAAGCCGGATCACCGAGCCTAAGGATTCATGGCTCATGTCAACGGAGGATTACCGAATATACGCCGCCGGTGTGCGCAGGGAGCTGGAAAAAGAAGGCTACCAAATCAACCAGCCGGAGGACGCCACGGAGTATTGGGATTACTTTTGTCCCGCCCTGTGCGCGGAAAGCCTGGAGACTGACGCCGCCCATGCCGTTGTGGATATGGCCGGGGAGCGGTTGGCTCCCGACATCAAAGACTTCCGGACGTCGCTCCTGTGTCAAAGCCTGGATTCTTACCACAAATTCCTGGATCTGGCTGTCAAGCTAACCATCAATTCACCTGGATATGTGCCGCCAACCGTGGCAGGAAGGAAATTATCCCATGCCTAGACCATACCTTGCCACGATCAGCTACTTTAACGGGCGCTATTGGTCGCCAAAGCAGACCAAACAGCTCACCGCTTGCAGTTGGGTCGCCGCGGGCGGCGCAGCATATCGAATCGCCAAGAAGGAGATTGTGCCGCCGCGCACACGTCCGGAGCACATCGACGTGCAGATCACGCCGATCAAAGCCTGTTCTTTAGGTTAGGGGCTTGGAGGAGCATCCCTATCCTGGATTCCGCCGCGCAGCCGAGGATCTGTGCGGCGCTACCCTGGATAAATCAGGGATAACGAAAGGAGCATTATGCAGGTAAATCGGAACAAATTGGTTGCAAGCATCAACAATTTCATTAAATCCAAGCGCAAGGAGGTAGAGGTCTCGCTGAAGGCTGAAGCTGATTACCAAGACAAATTGAAGGACTTCAATGCAGCAGAAAAGAACTTCGCTTTGTCGGCAGCTCAGGCGAATAAAGCCGACATAGAAATATGCTGGTCCGGCAGATTTCGGCGTGAAAACACAACTGAGATCACCATTCACTTTTCTGTGCCAACCAAATCGTTGCCCGCAATTCTGCGCAATGAGCCGGAGAGGCCCCCAAAGGCCGAGGCAATTCGTGAAAAGATTGCCGACGCCGAGAAGCATCTTAATCTGATAGAAATGCTTGAGGTCCGGAATGGATACGTCAACATCAACACCAAGCCGGTAATCGAATCGATACAGCCTTATTTGAATTTCTAAGTCCCTCACCATTGAGCGGGTCCAATGCTTTTAGTTTGGGCCCGCCGGAAAGGAGAAATACGATGGAACGAGAAATACAGGCCGATGGAAATATCGAAGCCAAAGGACGCAACGGAATTTTCAAAGTTAATTCCGCCAGGGTTTGGCGATTCTCACCGCGCACCAAGGACACACCCCCGCTTGATTCTCGTGATTATCTTCTTCAGAGCGAGGTAATGATTGAAATCTTTTCAAAGCGCAGGGATGGAGCGCCGCCGATCCGGCTTCAGGGACCAGCTGAGGACATTCAGCTTTTCGTGATGGAATTGGCCAATAGCGTCAATGCCGTCATCTATGGAACCGTACCCCCAGCAATCACACGCGAACAACTGAGGCCGGTAAACGATGCATGCAATTCAGCAATTAAGGGATCGCACTCCTAAGGGCTATAACTTGGCGATGGAAGTGCCGCTAGATTACGCGCTTACGTGGGAGGGAGCCAAACGCGACTTTATGACAAATGAATCCGTGCCCGTCCTGCAGGAAGCGGCCGGCGCCTTGGGAGTTCTCCGAGCTATGGAGATCCACCGGCAGGGCATTCAAAAGCGCATGTTCCTGGATGGAGGACAACACCGCATTCTTCACCTTGTTTTTCACGAAGAAGGCGGCGAGTTATGCGCAACAATTCACAGCTATACCTTTATTGTCCATAAGGAGTTTGCCAATGCCTAAGAAAAAACTCTGTCATTGCGGCAAGGTTAGCCTGAAAGGATTGAAGAAGGGCATAGCCCTTTGTCAATACCATTTCAATGAATCTATTTGGGGCAAAGAATGGGCGGATAAATGCGCCCAAAGAAAGGAGAACCATGAATCTAAACAAGGTTGAAACTGCCCTCGTCCTTACAGGGCTCAGAATCCTGCAGGAGGAAATGCAGAATAACCTCCGCCGGGTTGAGCGATTCCCCCAGGTTCAAGAAATAGATTTCGCAGCGGTTACCCTGGAAGACGTCGATGATCTTTGCGAAAAAATAAATTTATCCGAGCCATGCACCCCCATAAACATCAATCAGCTTGGATTTCTCGATATTGATGGACTTGGGTTAAACACAAGAGCGCGGAATGCCCTTGTAATGCAGGGCGTTACTACCATTAGGGGATTATGCACACTTACAACAAAACAGATTCTAGGTATCAAGAACCTTTCCCGTGCATCTTATACGGACATTTGCAAGAAACTTTCTAGCGCGGGTCATAAATTGGCTGATGGGTTTGACCGTTCAGCCATGGGTAAATGGGTCAAATATTTTGACGAAGAGAACCCACGCTAAAAGGAGAACCATGCCAAAGACAAATCATAAAACTGACGCCTACGAAGATCCCGTCTGGCTTAAGTGGCGTTGTGATTTTGGAAGCCGATGGACAACCGTGAAGGGATCGCCAAACAGCGACGAGGGGAAATGCGGAGATCGGTGTGAGTTTTCAGGATGTGCACCAGCGCAACATTCCGCGCATATCGTGGGAGAAACCAGCGACAGGACCGAAGCCCATGACTGGTTTCATGCATTTGCCGAAGATACTTTTGATTAAGAAAGGAGAACAACCATAATGCCTAAATTCTTAGTAATCAGCTATGACGATGACGAGCAGCAGACTTTATACGATTGGGTAATCGCCAAGGACGAGGAAGAAGCCTGCATGCAAATCGGCCAACTGAGGGGTTACGCTATTACTGTTGGCGCAATACCTCCGGATGAGATGCATAAGATGGCTAAAAACCTGGAAGCGGCCACGCCGGAGACAATCGCCCGGTCTCTGCTCGATATAGCCGAGGAATCCGGGTTGATGGATGAGGATCCATGCAATCCCTTTAATATCGAAATAGATCCGGATAAACCTGGTTGGCACAAAACTTCCATAGGCCTGGTCTACGTTTCTGAGCCTGAGAAGCATTGCCCTTGTGGGAATCTGGATTGCAATGTTTGCGGGGGAAATGCGGATTGGAAACCCGGAATGCCACACGTCAGGTGATTTGCGAGTTTGGCGCCTCGTACCCGGTACAGGCGTCAGATCCGCGAATTAACGCGGGAAAGGAGAACCAATAATGGCCAAGAAAAAGAACACAAACTGCTTGGAAGGCATGAAGTGCCCGAAATGCGGAAGCCTGGAGCCGTTCCTGATCGAGGTTGTTACGGTCCAGAGATTCACAGACGAGGGAGAGGATTTCCTCGGTGATAAAGGATCAGACACCGAATGGAATGACGAATCCTATTGTCACTGTGTTCACTGTGAATACGAGGGGAAGGTTGGAGACTTCCGGACCGACAAACAGGGGAGCAAGCGAACCGTAAAACTCGCCGGCGGCAGTATGGCTCAATTCGTGGAATCTATCGCGCGCATGAAACGTGATCGCGAATTGTTGCCGGATGGGAATGAGTACGACATGGTGAGCGATGACGCCGTTGAGACGCTCAACTCCCTCATTTCTCAGGCCCGAGAGCTGGACCAAGAACGGCTGTTGCCGAGGCAGGCCGACGAGAAAGGCAGTGGAGAATGAAGCAAACCGGCGCAGGAGTATATTTCAAAAAAACCTGCCTGGGAAAGCATAAGCACAACTCCAAGGGAGCGGCGGAGGCCCATCTGAGGGCAATGGAGAAAGTTTCTCAGGATGAAATGGTTGCCTACGTATGCCCATTTTGCCGCAAATGGCATGTCGGGCACCAGATAAAAAGAAGGAGGATCAATGCCAGCAAGACACTACACATCTGAAATATCCAAAGCAGAATCAAAGGCACACAAGCGGGAGAGGGAGAAACACTTTTCCGCAGATCAATGTCCGGAAGAGGAGCCAATCAAGGGGAATATCGACTGGGACAAGGTCCGCGAGGATCTTGGGTTGGAGCCAGAGGATGCCACTAAATTCGCGCACATGGTTAAAGTCAGGGATGGTTACTATTGCGAACGCCACCAGAAGCACAGCCCTGGGCTTGCACCATATTGCCATGATTGCGATAGGGGTGAATAATGAACCAGCGCAAGAACATCAAATTGACACCCAGGCAGATTAAAACTATCCGGGCAGCCCTCGAACATTGGGAGGATCATCTCCTTAACGGAGAAAACCCCCTCGACCCCGTTGACAAAGAACCGTATAACCATGGGCGAAATCCCTACTTGAACATCTCTGAATTAAACACGCTGAATGAAACTCTCGCCAAAGAAGAACCGGAGGAAAATCATGCCCAAAATTGAATACACGCCCAAGAATTTCAGCAAGGGAAGCCAGGAAATAATCGGAAACGCCAATGAAATCATTGCGTCGTACATAGCCCAGGGTTACAAGCTCACCCTAAGACAGCTCTATTACCAATTTGTGAGCCGTGATCTTCTTCCAAATACCGTGCAGAACTACAAACGGCTGGGATCCATCATCTCAGATGCCCGGTTGGCTGGACTCATCGACTGGGATAGCATTGAGGACCGCACCCGAGAGCTGAAGAATACCAGCTTTTGGCGTAGTCCGGCGTCTATCCTGGAGGCATGCGCAAGCCAATACAAGGCCGATAAGTGGGCCGATCAGCCCTACCGCGTGGAACTGTGGATTGAGAAGGAAGCACTCGCCGGCGTCTTCGAGCGTATTGCGAAAGAATTGGGAGTGCCTTACTTTTGCTGCCGTGGTTACACGTCTCAGAGCGAAATGTGGGAAGCAGCGCAGCGGCTGCAGAGACACGCCCACAATGGGCAAAGCCCTGTCATCCTCCACTTCGGGGATCATGACCCCAGCGGAATCGACATGACGCGGGACATACGGGATCGGCTGGCCCTCTTCCGCTGCGATACCCTGGAACTGGACCGGCTGGCGCTGAATATGGATCAAGTGGAACAGTATGGACCGCCGCCCAATCCGGCAAAGGAAACCGATTCCCGCTTTGCGGCGTACATTGCCAAATTCGGGGATGAGTCCTGGGAATTAGACGCGCTGGAGCCCCAGGTTTTAGCCGAGCTGGCGCGGGCGCGGGTAATGGAAATCGTCGACAGAAAGAAGTGGGACGCCGCCGTTAAGAAGGAAGAGGACGAAAGACAGATCCTCGTAGCTGCTTCCGATCGGTGGGAAGAAGTAACAGAGTTTCTGGGGCAGTAATTCTGGAGCGCGGGACACTATACATTTGTATAGCGTCCCGAAGGGAAACGAGGAAAGCGATGATGACAATAGCCAAGCTCATTGATTGAGCATGATGACCGAGCGAGCCAGACGCTTAGATTGAGCAGAGCAGGTGAGCGAGCCACAATCTCAGATTGAACACGATGAACGAGCGAGCCATACATATCGATTGAGCAAATACGGCAAGCGAGCCAATTTTCGCGATTGAGCAAAGCAACGGAGCGAGCCAGAAACGTAGATTGAACAACCCATATGAGCGAGCCAAAGAAAAGGATCGGGCAATGACTTTGAGCGAGCCAAGCTTATGGATTGAGCATGTTTCGAGAGCGAGCCACGACTGTAGATTGTGCACGTACCGGAAGCGAGCCACAATTGCAGGTTGAGCAATGAAAACGAGCGAGCCATGTCGTGAGTTTGAGCAGGCAATGGGAGCGAGCCATAGAAATGGTTTGAGCAGAGTGTCTGAGCGAGCCAGGACCATTGATTGTTCATTATTATTGAGCGATACAAAACATATTTAGGAGTCAAACATGAATTCGAAACATAAGAAACAGATTCTTGCATGGATCATTCTCGCGATATCCTTCGTGTTCGCTTACTGGGGGACCGGAGTTTTTATGGATGGTTTTGAGCGCGACGTTCTCCATCAACATATCCATATGAAATGAGGAGCCATGAAAACAATCATCGTCGCAATTGTGATTCAGGATTATTGCGGTTACCGGGGAGATCCTGAGGCCGCATTTACGGATATGGCTTTAGCCGAGGGATACAAACGGCAGCACGTCGTTCCAAGTGATGTTCAGCTAATTGAAGTCCCAATAGACCCCAAGGGGAGGAGCGAGAAGGATAAAATGACATCCAGGAATGCACGGCAATCTGCCAAAAGATGGGTCGGCAAAATGCATCAGAAAAGGGGTCGGCATTGGTTTAACAGATTATGGTGTATGCAAGAAGATACCAAATCTTTCGAAAGAGGTTTGATAAGAGCATTTATGACGGGATATAGGATGGCCAAAGGAGATAACCCATGCCAGTCAAAATCGTAATCCGCGAGGAGGTATTCATCCAGGGATTGCCGCAGGACCTTGTTGAATTTTTCTGTGAGCAGAATACTTTCCCAAACCCCAAATTCGAAATGCTTGAGCGTCTTGGAAAATGGACCGGGGGGACGCGAAGGACCATAGAGCTATGGCGCCGGGCCGGGGATTGGCTTGCCCTGCCAAGGGGATATTATTCAAATATTGCAGGCATTCTCGAAAAACACGGAATCACAGGCCAAGTCGAGCATGCCACCGTATGCCCTCCTTTGACAATTCCGCGATTAAAGCCGGCAGGGGAGCTATTCGATTACCAATGGTCGGCGCTGTGCGAATTGAAAGTACACAACACCGGCGTTATGGAGGCGCCCACTGGATCAGGAAAAACAAATATCCTGCTCACCCTGGCGGCTGACATGGGCACTCCAACCCTCATCATCGTGCACACGACCGAATTGGCAAACCAGACCGTCAAACGCTGCAAATCCTGGCTGAATTACGAGCCCGGATTCATTGGAGGCGGGAAATACAAGGTCGAGGACATTACGGTGGCTATGATTCAAACTCTTGCGAGGATGGGGATCGACAGGAACCATCCGCTTTATGATCGATTCGGCTGCGTGATCCTGGACGAATGCCACCATGCCCCAGCTCTAACATACGCTGATTTCCTTCGCCGCGTTCCGTACCGGTACAAGTATGGATTTACGGCCACGGCTTGGCGAAAGGACAAACTGGATGACATCATCTGGCGCATGATCGGGCCTATCACGGCAAAGGTGCCATACGATGATGTAGCTGAGGCCGGCAGAATCGTTTGGCCGGAGGTCAAATTCATCCACACGGATTACTTTTACGACATCCAGGATCCCAGCGAATGGACCCAAATGATTACGGATCTCACCCTGGATCAGGAAAGGAACAACTTCATTGCCGGCTACATTCGGGACTATCTATTCAACATGCCTCAGGCTAAGGGACTCATTCTCACCGATAGGATCGAGCATGCCGAGATCCTGGCGGAAATGGCGCGGGATTGGGATCCGGTCCTTTTGACTGGCAAGCTAAAAAAATCCGAAAGAGTGGAGGCGATGGGGAAAATCCGGGATGGAGCCAGGTTGACCGTCGCAACGGTTCATTTGCTTGGCGAGGGGATTGATGTGCCGGGCTGGGATCTACTGTTTCTCGTCTCTCCCTTCTCTGGAGGACCGAGAACACTCCAAGCTGTAGGGCGCATTGCCCGGCCGGCGCCCGGTAAACAAAGCGCATTGCTTCTCGATTTTGTAGATTCTCGAATTGACATGCTTAAAGGTGCAGGTTTCAGCAGGGCGAAACTTTATAGAACAAAAGGAGAGCGAAACCGTGAAATTTAAACCCAGTCATCAACAGGAAAAAATATTCGAATGGTTTTCCAACCCCGATACCTCGCGCAATCTTGTCATCCGCGCACGGGCCGGAACAGGCAAATCAACTACCGTCCTGGAGGGAATCACCTTGGCTCCGGAGCGGTCCATTCTCATGGCTGCATTCAATACCAGGATTGCCGATCACTTAAAGGCGGAGATCTCCAATCCCTTTGCACGGGCGCGCACTCTCAATTCCCTTGGATATGAGTACGTGCGCCGCTTTTGGCCTCATGTGGATATGGTCAACACAAAAATGAGGGAAACGCCTCGCGTAAACCTGCATGCCGCCAAGGTTGCAGGAGTGCAGGCGCCGCAGGACATGCTCGTGTTGATAGCTAAATTGGCAACAAAGGGAAAGGAAATGGCGCCGCTCGCAGAGAACCCGGGAGATCTGCAGGATCTAGCCTACGAATTCGACTGCGTTCCAGATGAGGAATGGGAAGAATTCGGATGGGACGTTTCCTATATCTGCGAAAAGGCATTCGAGGTTATGGAGCTGGCCACTCATCCGGATCCCAAGATTGATTTTGCCGATCAGATTTATCTGCCGATCAGGAATAAATGGATTCGGGGCAGGTTTGACTTGATTGTGGTCGACGAAGCCCAGGACATGAATGTGTCCCAAATCCTTTTGGCTCAGCGTTCGGTAAAGCCCGGAGGAAGAATCGCCGTAGTTGGAGACGATCGGCAAGCCATATATGGATTCCGGGGCGCCGATTCCGATGTAATTGATCGGCTCAAAAGAGAATTCTCCGCAAAAGAACTTGGGCTCACTACTACCTATCGATGCCCGCAAAGCGTTGTCAGGCTGGCGCAACGGCTTGTCCCGGATTACCAAGCCGATCCTAGCGCCCCGATGGGAGTCGTTGCATATCCGGGAATCGATCAAATGATTGAAGCAATTCAGCCCGACGATTTCCTTTTGTCCCGGCGCAATGCGCCGCTGGCAGGCATCTGTCTTCGCATCCTTAAAACTGGCAAACGGGCCAGATTGCAAGGCAAAGACATTGGTGCCGGCTTGATTTCACTCGTCACCAAATGGAAATCCCGCAGCATGCCGGAATTCCTCGCACGGCTGCAGAACTGGCGGGAGCGAGAAATTGTTCGCGCAGAATCTTCCGGATCGAAATATTCAGATGCGCACGTCGACGCAATTAACGACAAGGCTGATACCCTGATCGCCCTATCGGAGGGCTTGGCAAGCCTGGGCGAGCTGCAGAATCGCATCCGGACGCTGTTCGATGAGAATGACAAAAGCCCGGCAGTGATGTGCAGCAGCATCCACAAGGCAAAGGGTATGGAAGCAAATAATGTCTTTGTGCTGGCATCCACTCTCAATTCGCGAATGGATCCGCCCTGTACCTGCCATCATTGGGCGCACAAAGGCAAAGATTGCACAAAATGCGACTGCGAGGATTATGAGCCTGACGAGAAGAAATTGTTGGAAGAGCAAAATCTAGAATATGTCGCCATAACTCGCACAAAGCGAAATCTTTACTTGGTGCAGGGAGAACTCTAGGGTTTAGCGCGGCCAATCTCCTTGCCGCGCCGGCGCAACCAGGCGAATGGAGTACATGGGGTCTTCGTTCACCTGGTTGCCCACTCATTGCAAGAGGTATTAATGAGCAAGCCAAAAGTGAATTATTTCAAATGCTTGATCGAGGCAATTGTGGTGGCTGCTTTCATTTTAGGATGCGTCAGAGGGATCCTCGGTTTCATCGCGGTCTTCTGCGGGAGATAGCTCTTCTTCCTCTTCCTCGTCTGGATCGTCCTGCGCTGGGGGCAATTCTTGAGCTTCAATATCGGTGACAGGCTGCAAGGCACAGGTTGGATCGGCTTTGATGATCATGCGCAACAGATCTTCAAAACTTTTCACATCGCCGTTGCCGCCGAGGTTCGCGGAGTTCACTCCTCCCCTATTTATAAACGTGGCCGATTGCTTGGTAACGCTGATAGCCACGCCGCCCGGTTTTTCCTCCATGCCCACTGCTTGGCGATATTCCTTCAAAATCGGGACTGGGCTCAGGCCGGCGTCAAACCATTCGGTTATTTTCTTCTTCAGCCCATCTTCAAGCATCGTGGAGTAATTCTTGGATTGTGTCCGGTACAGTCTAATGCGCTCTCGATCATTCTGGATCGCAATCAATTGCCGGGCGTTCATCTTCCCGAATCTATGCTGGAGATCCTGAGCAACTTCAATCTGCGTTATGCTGAAAAACGCTGCAATCTCATGATCCTCATAACCCACCATCCACTGAGACAAAATCTCATTAGAACGGGATTCGTTTTGATACTCATTCTTTACGGCCGGAGCATCGGGAATCTTATTGGCCAGCCAATCGTTTTTTTTCTCAGGATTGGGATTCATATAATGGAGAATAAATGAAAATATTCCTAAAAATCAACCAAATTAAGGACATGCTCGAACTGACCGAGGCCGAGCCGCGCGACATGGCGCTATTTCACGTCGCTTTTAACACCGGTTTGAGGGTGTCGGACTTACTCTCACTCAAACGCAAGAATTTCATCGATCGCGAGGGTGAGATTGCGAAAGTTCTCCGCGTTAAAATGATAAAAACCAAGCAGATCATCGACAGGCCTCTGCGGGATGACTGCCGGGAAGTCATACGTCATTATTTGGCGGGGCGCCAGGATAAGAACCCCTATATGTTTCCGCCCAAGCAAATCAAAAGCAGGTACGGCTGCAACCGCAACAGGCCCATGTGCCGCATGTCTGCCCATCGCCTGTTCAAGAAATATCTCGGGGAGATGTATAGCCCCAGCGAATTACGCGGCGCCGCAACGCACACATTGCGCCGGAGCGTGGCAAAAATAATCAGCGAGGTTTCCGGAAGAATTGAGCCGGCCAGCAAATTCCTGGGGCACAGAAGCACTGCGCCAACCGCAGCTTACATCGATATGGACAGTCATGAAGAAAAGGCAAACGAAATTATTACTACGATAGAGATCTAGACCTTGAAATTCCGCTTGATGTATCCCTCGCATTCCGGAGGGGGAGGAGTTCCGATTCCTGGCCACCGTTTCATATAGGAAGTAGCCCAGCTCCTCCCTCTTCCATCGCCCAGAGCCGGCGAACCATCCCCATGCTGAATAATGGCTCTTTGAGTCACCATAGTTTTCCAGCTGGCGAAGCGGGCCCGAGAACAAAGATCGTGGTCATCATAGCCGTAACCTGGTATCTGCTCATTCATCAAGCCGATCTGCTCGAACACCTTTCTCTTCACGTAAACGCATGGGAAACAGACCGGAGACGGCTCAGTGACATTGATAAAATCCACTTCCGGAGTCCAATAACGCACCATTTCATGCCACCGCTGGACCGGATTCCCGGCGCAACCGACAATGAGGGGGCTCAAGATGCCACATTGCGGATCGATATAAGCCATTTGCCGGAGACGCTCAAAGAAGGCAAACTCAAGAATCTTGCAATCGTCATTGAGGATAATAATGTCCTTGCCGGCCGCTGCGCGAATTCCAATGTTTATGGCGCGAGCAAAACAAAAATGCTCCTCGTCATAGGGGATCCCATGGTAGCCGTAACTGTCCCTGTGGCCATCCTGGATAATTATGATCAATGGCTTGGGTTTGATTTTAGCCTCAATGCTATCCAGGAGCGGCGCAATCACTTCTTTGTATCGGTTTGGTATCACGACAGCGTACATTCTTCCCCTCCTCAGATTCCATTTCCAAAGATTCTGTGTACCTGCATCTGGTAAGTGTAGAAATCCGGATGAACGGCGTCTTGGAAGGTGGAATATGGACAGTCCGGTTGATATTCAAACACAATGATGTTTTGCCGATAGAAAGGCTGAATCCGGGAATCGGACCATATCTCTCGGCGAAGCCAGTCAAGCGCACGGTACCCCCGGCGCGCGAACTTCTCAGCCCACCAAACCTGCCATTGGCAATTGACATGACCCACGCCGCCTTGCCCAGGAATTGCGGCTGAGAAAATAATCGTTTTAGATAATCCCTTGAGGTATCCGACAAAATCCTCTGCGAGCTCAACAGGAAGATGCTCGGCTACCTCCAGGCAGAGCGCCATCCCGAAAAATCGTGAAAATCGCGGGAATTGTTCGCGGAGATCGGCCACTACGAATTCCTCTGGCGATATAGCCAGTTTCTCCACATGAGGACCGTCTATTCCGGTAACATCGGACACACCTAAACGCTTTGCTTCAGCCAACCATTCTCCTTGACCGCAGCCGACATCGATTATTGACGCTGGATGATATCTGTTTACCAAAAAAGGCAACACCAGCCTGGCTGCTTCAAGAGCGGTGGCATCGTAATCCGCCTCGGAGTAATAAGACTTCACGCTAATCTCCTTTGTAGGGAGCTGGATCATTTATGAAATCCTGAGGCTCTGAAACAGTGGTGCCCAGGCAAAACCAGCGATTAAACCAATCCTTGAGCGCATCTTCTCCCGCGCGCTTGAGCGTCTCGTTATACATCCTATAGTGAACGCCCCAATCTTGCGGGTACCCTGGAGTGGCGTCCATTGCTTTCGCCGTCACCTTAACCTTGCTTACAAACTGCTCTGGGCTTCGGTATGGGAAATGCCTCATTTCCGCAGCAATATAATCCCCGGGAATGCGGTTGCCATTCAGCAGCCGGGCGCCATGGTTGCCCTCTTCAATCACCATCTTCGGATTGAAGCGCACGATGATTTTGTTCAGAGCGAGGGGGGTTGTCTGCTTCATGACCATCTTTTTGTACGGATTGAGTTCGTCCTGATTATCTTCGACGGAGGACAGATGCATGAAAACCTTAACTCCCCACACCCATCCCTGAGCATCGCGAATTTCATCTCCCAAATTGCGATCGCCAAGCCCATAGAAGAGCTCGTCCGAGTCGCAGGGGATAACCAGCTCGGCTCCCTGCTCATAGGCGAGATTAGCCAAGGCCGTCATGCGCCGGCTGCCCCAGATGTAAATGGAATCGCTTTCAATGATTTGAATATTGCTGGGGAATTCGCTCTGCAAGTCATGAATAAGAGCGGAGGTATTGTCTTCGGCCGGAACTAGGTCGATCAAAACCTTGTCGATTCCACTCGCCAGTAGATGTCGGATTGTGAAAGGCGAAATATCCGCATCGGTTCCAATAATCATAAGCCCATAAACTTGATTTCTCATTTTATGCTCCTGGAGTCAGGCGTTTCTTTCTTTCGGGCCAAGCCCGAATAATATCAATGTCTTCGCGAAGATGAAGGGAAGGATTCACAGAAAGGCATGCTCTGCAGAGACGCGGGAGCGCGTTGTATTCGGCTTCGTTGGTCCAGCAGATTTTCCTGTATTTTTCAGAGGCGATTTCGTAAATCTCATCCCAATCATCTTTCCAAATATTGCCGAATGCCTCTTCGCAGGAAAAATCAGCGCAGCAGAGGCACCAATTTCCGTAATAGTCAATCATAACCTCCCAGCCCATGCCACGGACACAACGCCCAAACGGGGCCATTTGGCTATAGGGCTTGCCTTCCCCACCGATCGCTGCAGCCAGGCGATTGTCAAATTGAGGCCTACGATCGTCGCACAATCTAGTGCCTCCCGCTCCATAACGACTACGCTTGATTATTTCGAATTCATCAGACTGGAATTTATCGTCGTTTGTGACAATCTGGGCGGGGAGGCCGCGGTCGATCTTCCTCATATAGTGGATCAAATTGACAATCCGATCGATAACCATCGTGGGCTCATTGTAGCCATTCCAATTCAGGATCCCCCGAAAATAGTGCTTGTAAGTACACCATTCCCAAAAGCTGATGATAAGCAGATCATCGATCGGCTTGTCGCTTTTGGAATATTTGTACCGGATCGGATGCCCGCTGGGGCATTGCGGATGCAAGTGGGACATATTGCACCCTCGATTTATTTCGAAGCTGAGATTCCGAGCCAGGTTTAATTCCAGGGTTCTCATTTGGACACCTTCCACTTATACCAAATACTGTTAAAAACCTCATAATTGCCTTTGCCAAAATAGTCATCCACCGCCCGGCGCACTTCGTTCCCATAGGGATCATTGGGATCCGTTCCCTCATCGCGGCCGTAATCGTGGCCACAGATTAGGACCCGAGCCTTGGGTTCCCACAATCGCATGTCTTCCAGCGCAAATTGATAACGATGGTCAGCGTCCACAAATACCATATCGGTGTCTGGCACTTTGCTGATCGCTCGCGCCGAGAACTCCCAAATATCTCTGAGGTTCTTGAATTCCCCGCAGTTTCGCATGAATTTTTCATGCGCTTCGGTACCTGGCCAGCGATCGACGGCATACACGGGGCCTTTGCAGGCGGAAAGCAGCGCGGTCGTGCTCCGGCCGATAAATGACCCGAGTTCGGTAACGCTATTCATGATGCGCGCATTTGTATACAGCCAGAAAAGTTCCTCAAGATCAACACTGGCAGAGCGTTCCAGTTCCATACCCGGTACAATTGGTTCGCATCCTTCCCGCCAAATATAAAAAACATGCTCTACCGGAAACATTCCTTTGACAGGAATATTTTTCTGAAGATGCCATTTGACTCCGGCATCCCGCAGGACATCTTCAATCTGCGATTGGGCGAACGACCAACAGGGGACGCCGGTCGGATCGGGCCAAGCGTCGTACTGCTTTTCGGCGAAGGGCGTGAACAGCACCAGGCTCATCCGCTGCGTGAAGCTTTTCAGAGCATTGCGAAGAACCTTTTCCCATTCATAATTGTGTTCCAGGACCCCTCTCATATTTATTCCCGCGACCTGAGAGGTATAGGACACAAAATCCACTTGTTCCTCTGCCCATGGAGTGCAGCTACAATCAAGTCCGCGCCCCTGGCCCGGCTTGCACATCGAAATGAAGTATCCGCGTCCGGCGCCCCAGTCCTCTATTTTGGGACAATCCTTCAGCCAATCATATGAGAGTTCAAGAGTCGTTCCCTGGCCATACATCCCTACCTGTCCTTTTGGCCAATCTTTGTAGTAGCTGTCCCATTTCCCAATCATTGATTCTGTCATTCCGATCTCCTTACTCCTTTGGATCTGGTTGATTCCACCCGTGACCGTGTTCCGGTGGATATCTCTGGTAGAAGAACTCTCTCGAATCTACGCTATAAATCGCTCCCGCATAACGCCCCAGAGATTTGAAAAAATCATTATCTGCGTTGTAATCCGGTGTGCACTCCGGATTGTATCTAAACAAGGGCCATTTGCGCCATAATTCTAGATTTATGCAGATCGTTGGCCCACAAACAATATCGGCTACAAAGGGTTTTTCGGTGACTATTTTGGCCATTTCTACGCCCTTTTTGAAATTGCCATAGAGCCATCGGGTATTGACGTCCTTGATCCCAACGATAGCCGCTTCAGGTTTATCAAGAAAAGCCCCTTCCATTTGGAAGAGATATCCTGGACCGTACCAATCATCATCGTCCATTTTATAAATCAGACCCGGGGCAATCATCTTCTGCTGGGTAAAATCTATAGCTTCATTGTTTAATTTGGAATAATTCAGATTGTCGCTAGGACATATTAAATGAGTTTTAGCGATTTCCGTGGACTCCAGATCGGCTTCCATCCATCGTACATAATCCGGAGAATTGCTGACAGCCAACACGACAATATCTGGCTTCCTAATCTGCCGGCGAATGTTCTCAATAATATTTGAATACATTCCGGGGCGTTTGGATAAAACCAGCACTGCGAGACAAAGATCCATTGTTCCCCTATCCGATATGCGTCACTTTGGGAGACTGATCCATGGTCCCCCAATATCCAAATCTATATCCATGAGCACAAAGAAATTGGCTAAATTCCCCTTCTCCCCACGGCCAGGTTTTGCGAATAGGATAGGGATAGCGGGAGATTAAATCAGGATAAATACAAGGGTTGTTGGTAAAACAAAAGTTTGATTCCAGCCACTGGAATCCATCCCATTTTTTTGGCGTGTATCTCTCTATGGTGGCTTTAAGGATGCTGCCGGCGGCCAATTCAATACTGTTTACGGGCTGGCGAACGAGAGCCATTTGGGCGATCCCAGAATCGTGCTTCAAAACTCGGATCATATCCATCACCGGTATGGGTTCATTAAAAATGAAGTCATCCTCAAGATGGAAAATGAAGTCATACCGGCTTCTCAGGGCATCCCAAGCCATTTGAATAGAATGGCAATATCCGCTTTTTACTGGATTGCTGTAGATCTCGAATCCCCTGGAGCAATACCAGCTTTTCAGGTCGACGAAAACCTCCGGGCAATCATTGACGATCCACTTCGCGGAAAAGCGACACTGGAGATTCATCTCTGCGGAGTCGATTGTTTCTCGCAGGAGTTTCAATCTGCCGTTAGTGAACACAATAAGAACAATGTCATCCATTGGTCAATTGCTCCTTATCAATTGACACAACTCATCTTCGTTCATCAGACTCGCCTGATCTGCAGAGCCATACTTCCATGGGATTACGCTCAAATCGGGAGCTGGATAGCCATGAATAGCCGGATTCAGAAAAAAGCAATTCTCACCAGATTGGACGTATGGGCTCTCGTTCTCGGAAATAATTATGTCCTCAAGTTTTTCCCCGGGCCGGATTCCCGTATAAACCTTGTCAATCTTTCTGTCTCCGTGGATCAGAACTGTGGCCAGAGTGTCAATATAGGCGGATCTCATGCGAGGAATGTAAATCTGCCCTCGTTTATTGTGTTTGAGAGCCATTATCAAATGCTCGGAAGCGGATTTCAGCGTGACAAAGAACCTGGTCATGTTCCGATGCGTCACCGTAACAGGACCGCCCTTGGCAATCTGTTGCCGAAAAATAGGCACCACGGAGCCGCGGGATTCGAGCATGTTGCCAAATCGAATCATGCTGAACTGAGCGTCACAATTGTTGTTGGCTTGAATAAAGAGGCGTTCCTGAATGGCTTTGGTCATTCCCATAACACATGTGGGAGCGCATGCCTTATCGGTGGAAATCCCCAGAACCTTTTCTACTGTTCCGCAGGCTTTGACTGCTCGAATAATATTTTCCGGACCCTCGATATTTGTCCGAACGGCCTCCCAGGGATCATTTTCACAGGCCGGCACATGCTTGAGAGCTGCAGCATTGATAACAATGTCCATTCCTGCAACCGCAGAAAGCACACTTTGATAGCACCGCACATCGCCAATTTTATACTCAATCAGAACGGGAGATTTGGCATATTCCTTCTGCATGAAGAATTGCTTTGATTCGTCCCGGGAAAAAATCCTGATGCGCGCCGGCCGTCCCTCCACGCCCGACAATATCGTGGTCAACACCATGCTGCCAAGAGATCCTGTCCCGCCGGTGATCAATATTCTTTTGCCGTCGAAAATCATAATGTCTCCATACTGGGGTGAATGAACCTGTAATAAGATTCATCGGTTGTGACCCCGTTGTTGAATTTCAGGGCCCATTGGCGGAAGCAATCACGCATGGAAAGAAACAATTTCGTTGGGTTGGGCACTGTTACGCGACTCACGGGATGACGATAAACCCGGTAGACGGATTGCTCGCACAGTACCGGTACGGCGCCCAGGTAATTGAGTTGCATAAAAAGATACCAATCCTCCCAGGATTCGAACTCGCTGAATCCGCCAACCTGCAGGAATCTCTCTTTTTCAAACAGAGTTCCGATCACCATGTAATTTCCCATAAGAAGATGCCGGCGCGTCAAAGTGGTAAGTTCTCCATCTTTGAGCGGATCAGAAAAATCTGGGGGAATATATCTGACTCGGGGGTATCTCAAATCGCCAGGGGATTGAAGAGCTGACTCGACATAGCCATCCTCGAGCTCATCATCGGCATCGCAAATGGCAATCCATTTACTTTTGGCTTCTCGAATGGCGTTGTTTTTACAACTGGCTGCTGTGCCGAGAGGTTCATGGCTGATGATAATCTCATTGGCCTTTTGACCCTTAACGGATGGATAAGCCCGCTCCTCAGCCAGCTTTTTCCAGCGATTATCACCATATGTGGCAATTATGATGCTGCAAGAATCCATCAAAAGGCGCCCTTCGACTTAAGATATTCAGCCCATTCAAAATCATTTTTATTCTGTTGCTCGCTGGGAAGTTCGAGAACGAGATCGATCAACTGTTGCAAATGCTTCATGGAAATTGTCGAATTGAGGAATGGAAGTCCAGGACTATCGGGACCGGAGCGAACATTGCCGTCAGGATGAGCGCAAAAAACAGAAATTCCGGGAATAACTCTTTTCCTGATCCTGCAGATAAAGCCGCGGTATTTCAGATCAATGATCTTTTGTTTGGACCGGCTCTCCATGGCCCCCCCGATATTTGGGGCCCGGTCGGTGAACCGGGCCCCTGGCCGAGAGACGAACAATTGATGCTTGAGCAAGAACTGGATTCAGCAAGTTCGGTTTGGCAGGACAACCAACTCCGAATTGTGACCCGCGACCAATAGTATAGACTTTTAAAACACTGTCAATACTTTTTGTCGTGGCATGTTCATTTTTCTCCACTATATCTTGTGTTTTTCATCGCATCAGCCCGGCTTATGTCGTAATGGCAATCAAAACAGACTGGGAATATTGGGGATTTATACACTCTCCACGTCATTGCCCGGCGCCCGCATAGGTAACACTTCTTCTTCCCCGCTATCAGATTCAGGATCTGGTTGGAGATAACCCCGTAAATTGTCAATTTGATGAGAAATGTCACCCAGAAGACGAAGAGCCGATGCCTGCTTTGTATTTTTCTTTGCCCTCCGGACGTCTGCAACGGCCGACTGGATCTGATACTTGTTGGCTCCGGCCGCAAGACCGAGGATTTCGATGAGATCATCCCACATCTGAGGCATTTCCTTGGTGGCTTCATCGCGGATCCTTTCGACCTGTTCCCGGGCTTTCTGGTACATCACCTGGCAGACTTCCTCAGTATTCTTAACCTTTGCCTGTAGCGTACAGGCATCATGAATCCACCGGGCGGCCTCCGCGCCAAACTTCTTGGCGAACTTCTCCGAGCTGGCCCAGTCGTTCCAATGCCGGCGCCGGTTTATGGGACCTTCACGTTCAACCCCATCAATCAAAAGTTTTATCCAGGCTTCCTCCGGTATCGGGTGAGGTTCTATTATCGGCCGCTTCGCAGCGCGCCAAATAGCCTCATGCCGAAAGAGCAGACCGCATTTGTCCGGGATTTCCTTCGCACTTACCAGCCCAGCCGGCACAGCGAATATGACCCCATAGGCATATTTGAGATAGCTCGACCACTTCCCGGAAGTTACGTCAGACAAAAAGTCTGATCGGCTTACCTTGCACTCATAGGCCAGCGGGTGAGGATGCGCGAAACTCTTATTCATGCGATAAACATCCGGCCGCGGGCTTCCGGAAGGCCCGAGTTGCATATCGGTCCACACCAGCGTATTGGGAGCCTTCAAGTGCCCAGCCAAGTCTTCAATCAGTCCGGTATGACTCCACGTCATAATTTATCTCCCGCAAAACCTGCGTTTATAACGGAGGCGAATAATTTTCCGCCAATCTTCTCAGCGGCTAAATCCTGCCAGGAAAGATCAATTCCAATCCCTATCCTCCCTAGATCCCTGCAGGCAGCTATTACGGTTCCAGAGCCACAAAATGGATCGAGCACAATTCCGCCTTCAGGACAGCCGGCGAGTATGCATGGCTCAATGAGTTTTCTCGGGAAGGTAGCGAAATGCGGAGAACTTGTCCCATTGGTGGGCACGGTCCAAACGTCTCTCATATTTCTTCTCTGAGACTCGGTATTGCGCTCCCCTTCTCCGCCGTATGGGTGAATCTCTTTATATCTCCGGCGCCGGAAATCGTTTCCGTGCCAACCGCCTGGAGTCGACAGAACCGAGATCGCGTCTGCGTCGTAGTAATATTTCCGCTTTTTTGTGAGCAGAAAGATCTGCTCATGAGCTCGAGACGGCCGGTCTCTAACGCTTTCCGGGGTGGGATTCGGCTTCGCCCATATGATTTCCGATCGTAGAAACCATCCCGCGTCCTGAAGGCCAAAAGCTACCCTCCACGGGATCCCGCACATGTCTTTTGGCTTCAATCCGGGTTGAGGCATCCTATTCGGTTGCGTGAGACCAATCATAGCCAGCTGGCTTCCAGGAGTCGATTCCCCGAAATACTGTTTAAACTTATCTCCCTGCCATCCACCGCCGGGGCATTGTGAAACCTTTCCGGCTCCAGTTGCATAGGAATCGCCAAGGTTTAGCCAAAATGTACCCTGGTCCCGCAGTACCCGGTACACTTCTTTGCCGACCTCGAGGATGGCAGCAACATATTCCTTGTAAGTTTTTTCAAGTCCAATCTGGAGAGAATCAGGATATCGCCTAAGACCCCAATAAGGAGGGCTGGTAACGACACAGTCAACCGATTTATCTTTCAGCGGTATATTCCTGGCATCAGCTCTGATCAGCATTCTTACTCCTCAAATTATGAACTTTTACTTTGCTTCCTTTCCTCACGAAAATATGAAGCCCGTCCTTCTCGTCCTGTGATCGCATTAAAATAGCGTAATCGTCCCGATACCTAGTCCTGTCGGAGTTTGGATAAAGCAATTCCCCGGTGTCGCGAGTCCACCTAACCTTTACAGATTCTCCAGGACCAATGCTAAATCTGTCTATTATTGACTTTACGTTAATCATCATCTTCTTCTGGTGGCGAGCATCTTTCTTTCACTGGGCCATCACACGATATGCCGCAAGGATCATCTACGCAAAACCCAATAGGAAAGCACTCAGCGCAAGCGCACTCTTGCCCATAAAATCCCGAATCTGGGTCATCGCATTTGGACGTTTTTGACTCCGATTTCCTTTTAATTGGAATGAATGAACTTACGTTAATATGTGCCGGGCGTCCCCAAAATGGGGTGCGGAAAGAGGGATCATAGAAATTACCACCAGCATATAAGACCCAGTGCCACATCTTTTTCCCTGGAATTTGCACGGTTAAGATCGCAATATCAGATAATTGAAGGTGATAATTCCTTCTATGTTCGCTTGCCCAATGCCCTCTAATCCTCACTCGATAGCCGTCGCATTCAAATCCGAGTTTCGTTAAGGCCCGAGCTAGGTCCTTGGGGCGCGTGGAACCGCGTTTGCCAACCAACTCGATTGATTTTTCCAGACTGATTCCAGCCAGCATGGCAACGCAACACTGCCCACACAAATTGCTTCCTTCAGGCTGTTGAATATGATTTATCACTTTTTTTCTCCGATGTTGTGGATGGTCTCCACCACGACATTTCTCCAGCCCACTCCTGGAATAAAACGCAATGACATGACAATAATCATTCCAGCTGGCAGGTTTTGGCCTACCTCCACGTTAAACGGTCCAGGAAGCGTCGATCTCCCCGGGACGTATGATCCATCGTCTTTTCGTTTTTGACCGCTTGGAACTGGAGAATCCACGTCTAAACTCCACTTATTTGGCAAACCTCACGAGGTCAGTCCGACATAATATGATGTTTTCTGGATTGCCTGATTAGCCCCCCAACAGATGACAGCATAATATCCCTGCTCTGACATTCTGGCTTTCCACATTTCCTGTTCTGGAGTGGGCTTCCCATCCATGCGTTTCATTTCGATGAACATTCCATGATATCCACGCCGGGCCACTGGCAGGAACAGATCAGAAACTCCCTTCTTCTGACCTTCTGCCTTGTAATATTTCCCGCGCTGCACGTTGCCCTGGCTTTGGTTTGGAATGGCAAACATCAAATCAAGTTCTGGAACTCGATTTTTTGCTGTTCCAATCCAATCAAAAACCGCCGATTGCTCCTGATGCTCGGTTGGATAAAGCGTTTTTCTGGCCATTTCTAACCCTCACTATATAGACTATCGAAGCGCATGTATTCTTTGCTGAAGGCGAGACGTATTTCCCCTGTGGGCCCGTTCCTCTGTTTGGCAATAATCAGATCCGCCAAGCCGGCATTTTCCTCTGTCGGATCGCCCATCTCCTGACGCTGGATGAACACTACAACATCCGCATCCTGCTCAATCTGCCCTGAATTGCGAAGATCAGATAGCTGTGGGCGCCGGTCGGTCCTCTTTTCTGATGCGCGAGAGAGCTGGGAAATAACAATCTGGGCAACATCAAGATTTTTAGCTAATGCCTTAAGAGCCTTACTGATAGCTGAGGTAACGGAATTATCGTCTGCATTTCTACGCAGTCTTTCGGGAGGGTTTATAAGCTGGAGGTAATCGATAATATTGACCTGAATCTTACCTCCTGATTTCGGCCGAAGCTTACGGATGCGCGATCTAATGTCAGCAACCGTCACGCCTGTGGAATCGTCGATATAAATAGGCAGTTCGGAAAGCTCTCCGGCTGCCGTAGAAATCTTGCGCCAGTCCTCCCTATTGAGAAAACCGCTTCTCATTCTTTGGTAATCAATCCGGCCGATCTGGGAGATCATGCGCTCTATGATCTGATGCGCTCCCATTTCCAGACTAAAAACCGCGGTATCAATCCCTTTAATTCCAAGATTTATAGCCATGTTCATTGCCAATGCGGTCTTCCCATTCCCTGGCCTGGCAGCAAGAACAAATTGATCCGTGCGTCTAACCCCGCCAGAAAGCATTTTGTCTAGGTCGACAAACCCGGTCGAATAGGCATCGCTCACCTGGTTGTTGGCGCGGGCTTCTATATTCTGGAAAACCGGACCAATGTAATCTGATATTGGCCTCAGCCCCTTTTCACTGTCGCAGATCCCGCTGGCTTCATCGCAGGCATCCAAAACAGAATTAATAATATCCTGGGGTTCTTCTTCAGCTCCATACCCGCGCGCCATTGTTTCATTGCCCATCTGAATCAGCCGGCGCAAAGCCGAATCCCTCCGGATAATCCGAATATATTGCGGCGCCAACTCCAAATTCGGCAATCCGTCAGTCAAGGATGCCAAGTAGGCGGCTCCGCCAATTGCCTCAAGCTGGTTTTTATTTTGCAGCGCATTCTTTACGGATAATACGTTTATGGGTTCATTGCTCTCGGACAGGGAAATCATGCTTTCTAAGATTCTGCGGTGTTGGTCAAGGTACAGATCCGATACTTTCACATCCGTAGGAACGGCGTTATCCATCAGTATGGCGCCGATGAGCAGGCGCTCCGCCTCCAGGTTTGACGGCAGGGTTTTTTCAAGGGAAAGATCCATTATCTTTGCCCTCCAATTACCGTTACGTGATCGGAAACAACCATGATTCTTCGGGCTAATCCCTCTCCGAAAATATTCACAAAATCTCCCATGGTTAAATTTGAGCACACCGATACCACAGCGGATTCCTTGTGCTCGTAAATAAAGTCAAATAGTTCGAATATCTTCAGATATGGTTCGTCGACGAGATTGATCTTGTCGACCTCGTCTATGAAAATGTGGAGGGGATTGCCCTTTTTGCGATCATGCAAATCTTCCGCCTCAATTATTTCATCCCATTTTTCCTGGGGGAGTCTTTTGAACTCGTAATCCCTAATCGATCGGACAAGTTTTGGCATTTTTGAGAAAAATACATCTCTTCCAGCCAATATAGCTTCTTGAAGAAGACAGTAAAGGATTCTGCTTTTTCCGGTCCCAGACGGGCCAAATAGGGAATGTCCTCCTAAGGGATCTTTCTGGATTGCCTCAATTACCGTCCGCTGTTGGTCCAAAGGGAATACCTCTTCGATTTCGGACCATGGTTTTAGATCAGCGGCCTTTAATCCCTGCCATTGAACCGGAACAAACTTTTCTATTTTTATCCTCCGTTTGATTTCCAACTGGCAGGTGCAGATGCGTACCGGTACGGAGGTTCCCGGGGGCAATGGTTCCTTGGGCTCGACTGGAATCGTTCCATGGTCATTGCAGAGCGCGCATTTAGGAGGACTTTCCGAGCTTTCCGAACTTAAAGACCCTTGCAACTGCATCGCTCGTGACTCCAAATTCTTCAGCGTTTCCTTTACCAGGCCGTTCAGCGATTCCATGTTTTTTCCTTTCAAACGATTTATCGTACAATCCATTCAAAACCTGATCTATGTGACCCAAGTCTTTTGAGAAGAAGTACGGACTCATAAAAACCCTATGATCCGGATGACAGCGGCGAGCCCTATGAATAATCTCCTTCCAGGCTTCCACTGGGAAGCGACCCACCAGCGAGTTTAAATGGCTAACCAAATCTCTCAACC